ATACTATATTCTCTTTAGCTATTTTTGTTTTCTTTTCCATGAGTTCAATTAATTTTTTATATAATTTATCAGAGGAATTTTCTACTTTTTTAAATATAAAAGCACTACTCAAAAAACTAAATCTTTTTTCTTCTTCAGACATACTATTTACAAAACTTTTCATTTTTTCTAATTCAGATTCTTCTAATTTCATTTTATTTTCACCTTTAATTAATTCATCATAAAAATCTTCAAATGGTTTTATTAATATAGTTTCAAATCCATATTCTTTCATTACTTTTTCAAAATATTTGAAATTAACTAAGTATTCTTCATGAACATTTCCAATTGTTTGTACATATACATCAATCTTTTTTCCTAAACTTTTATCTGTAGAGCCAAAATTACCTTTATATTTTTTATCTATTTTCCACATAATATCTCCTTCAAATGTTTTTCCAACCAATTGAGTTTTATTTTTTAATGCATTATGAATTTTTTCACCATCAAAACATGTTCCAACTAAATATCCATCTATTTCTAAAGAATCATTTACATTTTGAATAATTGTGCGAAAACTAATTTCATCTCTAAAAAAATAATGAATACAAAAATTTAAACTCATTGTATTAAAATAATATTTATTTGGTATAAATTTTCGGATATATATTTTATCACTGTCTGTAAATCCACAAGCTTGATTGGGAAATATTAATCTTGATAAATCTGATCTTACATAAAAAGCCTTTGGTTTAGGTCTTGGTACTTTAGATTTATAATAACTTATAGCATATTCTACTGAACTTTGATCAACTTCTAAACCAACCACCTCAGCATATCCAGCATTTTTAATTAATGTAATATCAACACCTTTACCACAACAACCATCTAATATTTTACCATGCATACCACTTGAATATGACATTAAATAATTTGGAGATGTAAAATGAAATAATTGACTCTTAATATATAATCGATGAAAATTCTGATATGGATACCTTTTCTTTTTAATATTGTTTCCACTATCTAAATCACTCCAATATGCTTTGTAACTAGCTATATAATCATCATCGGAAATATCTACTTCACCACTCATTATAATTTCTTCAGTGATGGGATTTTTAATTGAATGAAATATATCATTTGCTACTTTTTCATTATTACCAAATACATTTAACCCTTTTTTATACAGATTTGTTTTATCAATTCTATTTCGAATTGGTTTCCAATGAAAACCATTTTCAGCATGAATATCATATGAACATTCAATAATTGTATCATCATAAATTTCTTCTGTAGTATTTGTAATTGGATCTTCAGCATATATCTTTTGCTCACTATCTATAAAAACTTTACAGCTATTATCTTGAGTGATTAATATATTTTCTTCTTTAAACGGATTAAATAATGTAGGATAATGATTTAACATCATTTTCCTTGCTTTTTTATTATAATCATATTTTATGGATCCAACATATAATTCGAGAGTTCTATATAATCGCAATCTTCTTTCACTTTTTTTATCTGCTCTTTTTATATTTTCTATATATGGACTATTTACAATATTATTATTTTCATCTCGAACAAATTTTACTAAAAAATCAATAGTATTTAATTCAGGTGGTTTCCATTTAAATAATGATTCCCATGTTTTACCTTGTAAAGGATAATGCTCTTTTATTGGCACAAAAATTAAACCATCTGTGTGAAATTCATTACTTTTACGATTTGTCCAAATCTTTTTTATTTTATCAAATATATCACTTCCATCACTTCTTAATGAATATTCATATGGTTTTCTTTCAAATTCAATTATATTTTTTTTATCAAAATCTTTTATTTCTTGAATACTTGAAGAATTAAAAAATTTAACTAATTTATCTAATCTACCATCTAATTTTTCATCATATTTTTCATCTTTTTTTATTAAACTAATTAATATTTTTCTTCTAATATCATCTCCTTTATAAAATAACATATCATATGCGAAAAATTTCTTTTTCCCATTAAAAGTTATCATTTCCCCTTCAACTAATGTATTAATATACTCTTTACTTTCATATCCACTTTCTTCAACTTCATAATTATTGTTAAAATAATATATTTTACCATCTGTATTAACATACATAAAATAATTAACACCATCAGCTTTTAATGTAACAGCATAACCATTATATAAATTCTTCTCATCACTTTTTACTAAATTAAATTTATGTAATGTTCTTGGTTTTGCCGCAATAAATTTATTATTATTTTGTTTTACATTTACTAATTTATCATAATTATTTATAACATCTTGTTGTACATTTGACTTTAATAATTTATTTGTATTTTGAATAATACTTAAAATATAATATAAATATTTTACAAACTTCTTTGATATAGAATCGACATCAATATTTTCCTTAACCACTTGATTATTAAATTCTATTTCTACTTCATAAGTTGATATTGAATCTAATGTTTTTGATGATTTAAAACTTAATCCATATCCTTGTTTAATTATTGTTAAATCAAAGGAAAATAAATTATCATTACTTTTTATCGAGTATCTATTTTTTAACCGGTAAAATTTGTTTGAATTATTTGACATTAATAATACTTTGTTTTTATTTAAAAATTTTTCTTTAGGTAATTCTTTACTTAAAGATAATCGAAAATGATAATCATCATCATCATATGTATTCATTTTTTCTTTTTCAATTAATATTATATCTTTTTCATCTGGTTCTAACCCCAACCAATATTTTTTAATTGATGATTCATTTAATAATGTCATTCTTGATTTGATATTATTATTTGATTTTAAAAATACATCTAAATTTTGAATCATACTATATTTAAAACCCAAACCATTATTCCCCTTTGAAAATGTTAATTTATTAAAAATATTTTCAAATAATTTTTGACTGATATTATCTTTGATAAACCTTAATTCAAACTCGAAATCTTTATTTTTATTTGATTTATCAATGAAATCTTTTATTTTATCATAGCTTTTAGACGATAATTCCATACTAATATATATTCATATTTGTATTTTAAATAAATTTATTCGAAAAATATTATTTTTTAAATAACAATAATATTTTTTAATTTAAAGAAATTTTAAATAATGAAAATTAAGTGATTGAATACTTTGCACAATTTTCTGAAATTTTGGCTTCAAATATTTCACTCGAAAGTGTAATTTCACCACCATAAAATTCATTTTTATACCAATAAAAATCATATCTAACTAATGGTAAATCTACATTAATCTTTTTTGTTAGTTCTAATAATTCATTAATTTTATTATTTTTTATTAAAAATTCTATTAATTTTGATTTTTTATTTTTTGATGAACGACCCCATACACAATCTGGATAATAAACTAATTTATTTCCTTTAAATTTATAAAAAGATATATGATCCCCACCAAATCTATCTTCTACTGTCCATAAAATAGTTGGTTTATTTTTATATATAAATAATTTAATATCTGGTGGAACAGGATTAATATATTCTTCTATATAAATTTTTCCTGTAGTATATTTATATTGAGGTTCTTTTTTTGGATTATATGGATCATTATAATTTTTTAATTTATTTAAAATAATTTCTGGACTTGTTTGATTTTTATTTCTTACAATATAATTTCTACCTGAACCTTTATTTGATTTTACAACAAAACTTATAGGTAAAGTATCAAAAATTTTATAAATATCATTTGGTTTATTTAAAATATATAATGTTTTAAAAGTTTTTATATTATATTTTTTACATAATTTTTTATATTCTAATTTATCAACATATGTATTAAATTTAGGATTATCAAGTAGTGGTACTATATATTTTTTCCCATATTCATTAAATGAATTATTAATTCTTGGAATATTATTAATTTCAAATTTTTTGTTAATTATATAAAAAATACATATTATTAATATTATTAAAAATAATATATACATATATTAATATATATATATATATTTGTTATTATACAACAAAAAATAAAAGTGAAATAAAAGTGAAATAAAAGTGAAATAAAAGTGAAATAAAAATATAATAAAAATTATAATAAAATATAAAAAATTACTTTTATTATTTATTATGTTTCACTAAATTTTTGAAATATGTTAAAAAATGCTTATTATTTTTTTCAAATGGACCTTCTCCTAATGATGTATGACTAATATTATATTTCCAAATACAATATGGTAATGATAATTGATCTCTTAATATATCTTTGTATTCATGAAACCATAATTTCTGGAAATATTTCATTTCTGGGATATTTTTTCTTAAAATAATTTTTCCATATAATATTTTATTTTTTTCAATATCAAAACCATCATTTTTATATTTTCTTAATTTATTCATTAATATTTTTTTTGAACAATATTTATTTTTGTGAATCCATTCCATTTCCTCTATCATATTTCGATCAATTTCATATGTTTCTATATCGCTTTTCATATTTAAAAATAATAATTTTAAATGATTCTTTATTTTTACATTACCATCTATATATAATGTTTTTTCATAATTTGGTAGATATTTATGCACATTTATTTTAATATCTCTTGATAATATTTTATCAGATAAAGGTGAATCTACATACATGACTTTAAAGAAATTACTACTTACAAACTTATTATTTGTAAATAAATAATAATCAATATTATTTTCTTTGAAATTTTTATCTTGTGCATGAATTTTATCATATATTTTATCTTTACCAGTTATTACTGTATATACAGCATATTTATTAATATTTTGTTTATTTACTGATTCTTTATTCCTATTTTGAATATATTTATTACAATAATAAAATATTATGAATATAATAAATAAATTAATATATATACCATAATCCATACATATTAATAATAAAAAAAATAATAAGTTTAATAAATAATAAAATTGATTATACTAATTTTTTATATTTCCTTCCAAATTATAACTAACAAATGGATTTAATGATACAACATTTACATTGTAATTATTTTTTAATATTTTTTTTATATGAACTGTTTGAGATTCAATTTTACTTACCCAATTATTATATTGATCTTTATTATTCCACGTTAATTTTAGTGTTTTATCAGTATGATAATTTTTGAAATTTGATTCTCCATTTATTTTACAACAATCATGACCAACTAAAATTATATTCTTAGCACCCATATAATATGCTAGATGAATACCACTTAATAATGTTGAACTTGTAGATATTAATTTATTTTTATCTTTTTGAAAATGTGTATAATTATATTTTTTTATATTATTCGGATTATCTGCGGAACCACAATTTTTATAATGATCAAATACAATTACCTTATTATCATATATTTTATTACTTTCTATATAATCTTTATTTTTATTGTTATCTTCTCCACAATCACCTCTAGATACAAATAATAAAGATTTTTTTGTTTTTTTTATTACATCATCTATAAAAGCATGCTCTTTTCTTATATAATAGTTACAGTTAAATTTATTATATACTTGATTTACTCCTATTGTAATCTTATCTTTAAAAAAATCATTATCTATAAAATCACATGATTTACCGGAACCAATAATATATATATCTTTCTTATTATGAATATTTTTAAAATCTACTAATTCTAATTTTTTAATTTTATTATTTGATAAAGATATAGACAGTTGTTGTATTGTAAATTTAGTATAATATTCATTTATTTGATTAACATAATAAAATGTAAATAATATTATTAATAATATAATATATAGGTAATAATCCATATATATTATTGGTAAAAAAAATAAATGTTTATTAATTAAATTCATTTAATAATTCATCTTTTGTTTTTTTTATTTGTTTTCCTGTTTTTTCCGATATTTTATAAATATTAATGTCATTATTTATACAATATTCTCTCAATTCATCAATTTTCATTTTTTTTATATTTTTATTTTCTTCTGAATTATTTTGACAATATTTATGATTTTTTATTTTTATAATATGTTCATTTATCTTGTATTTATCCTCTTTCTCAATATAATTAATATTATCTTTATTTTTAATCATAATCGGAATAAATTCATCATTTTCTTTCATTATTAAATAATAAGGTAAATATTGATTATGATTTTCAGTATATTTATTTGATATCATTTTATATGTATTAATTATATCTTTGTTTTTTACTTCAAAAATAAGTAAATTAATACCTAAATAATCAACTGTATATTTCTGAATTAATTCAAAATACTCATTTACTTTCAAATTAAATCCATCTTTTAATCCTTGTAATAATTTTTCTTTATTAAAATATTTATTTTTATCATATCGAAATTCATTATAATAATTTTTAATTAATAAATCATTATCCATTTTATGAATTAATTGTTTGATACATTTAATTTTCTCTTCCTCATTAAATAAATAATAACTTTCATCACCTATTCCATATAAAGCTGAAAAAAATGTATATATATTATTTTTATTTTTATTTATTTCTTTATTTACTCCAAATAAATCTTTTTCTAAATATTCATCAAAACAATCATATAAATCTTTATAAGATTCTTTTTTACTTTTATTTATATTATTTAATTTAGATTGAATTAAATCCTTAAATTCTATTTTATATTCACATTCATCTAAATCATAATATTCATCTTTTATTTTCTTTTGATTTTTATCTAAAAAATTTGATATATAATTTACACTTAACATAATACTTAGTTATTGAATCCTTTTTATATATATTATTTTTCTATTTTTTTTTATTTTTTAATATTTTTATTATCTTCATCATCACTCGAAAAACATAAATAATCGTTGTAATTTGTATTATCATTATTATCTGATAAAGTTTCTATAGATTTTTCATCATCCTGAATTATTTTTGTATTATTTACTATTTGTGAATTTACAGGTATTACAGATTCGGTTTCAATATCCTTTTTAAAATTTTCTAAATAACTTTCTTTTTCTTTTAATTCTTCTTTTTTTTGTTTTGTAAATTTTAAAAAATTATAAATTTTATTAATTGTATTATTTTCAACATTTGTTAAATTTATAAAAACACCATTTGTATTACTACTGTAATTACAATTATCTTTTTGTATGATATTTAAAATTTCATGATATTCAATATTATTTAAATTACTTGCCATATCAATCAATCTTTTCTTTTTTATCATTATATCATTTTCATCTATTTCTGTACTAATTTTAGTTTCTTCTTTTAAAATACTTTCTTCATCAATAATCATTTTATTTATGTTAAATGTATCAATTATATTATCCATATTTACATTAAATATAATAATTAACTATTTTTTACGAATAATTATCATCATCTAAATCATCTTCACCTAAATTATTTTCTATTTCATCATCAATATCTTGATCATCGTCAATATCTCTGTCATCTTGATCATCGTCCATCATATCTTCATCTTCTTTCATTTCATCAATATCATCCATTTCTTCTTCATCATCTTCACTTTCACTATCAATACTATCTAATGATTCCAAATCTATATCATTTATATCATTATTAGAAATTGATTGATTAGCATCATCAATGTCTTGAGCATCTATTTCATTTAAATCATCAACTTCTACATCAGTATTTTTTCTAGGTGCATTTTCACCATCAATTTTTAGTTTTCCAATAATTCGAATTTCTTTATCATTCAATGAAAATTTACTTTCAATAATTTTAATTTCAATTATATCATCTACATTAATTTCATCTAATAACATTGGATTATTATGAAGTTGCTTTCCAACTATAATAGTAAGAGGACCATTAGATCCTAATAATCCTAATTTATTATTTACTAATTTTACTTTACATTTAATTATACTTCCATTTTTGGGACTACAAACCAATGCTTTATACATTAATAAATAATTTATATTTCCATGAAATTGACTTCCTTTTAATGTTCCAATACTTTTTTTTAATATTTCAATAGAATTTTTTTTTATAAAACCTTCACTTATGCATTTTTGTTCATTTTTAAGTTTTAAAGATTCTTCTAAATATGAATTAATATTACTATTAAATTTATCAGGAGGTACCATAATATTTTCAGTTAATAATAATTCATTATATAAAGAATCATCTAAAAAGGTATCAATATTATTTAATGTTTTATCCATACTAATATAATCTAAATAATACTTTAAATATTAATCATTTTTTTATTATTTTTATAAAAAAATTAAATTTAAAGAATATAATATATTTATTATATAATGAGCTTAAATTATGAAATATTTAAAAAGCATATTATTTCATTCGATCATGAAAAATATATAAATAGTTTAGACAAAACATTCATTGATGAATATCATCAATTTTATGATTTCTATCTTAAATTAATTAAAGATGAAATAGAAAATACAAAATTACTTAATGCGAAATTTTCGAATAATTTAAAAGAAAAAGGTAAATATTCAAAATTTAATAGATCTCCTATTGAATTTAAAAAAGTATGTAGTTTTGAGAGCATTGATGATGAAAATGAAAAATTAAATATTATTATTCGTACATATTTAAATAAAGTTTCAAATGATACGTATGAGAAAGTATCTGATCAATTAGTTGAAAAGTTACTTCAAAATAAAAATACAAATATATTTCGAATATTGAGTGAAGAAATAGTAAATAAATGTATTTTTGATTATAAGTATAGAAACTTATATATTAATTTATGTTCTAAAATATGGAATAATAAAAAAATACATTATAATTTAACTAATATTATTAAAAATAAAAATATTGATGAAAATAACGATGAATATTATGCTGAATATTATATAAATGATAATTTAGAAAAAATTGGGCCATATAATTGTATTGATAAATTAAAAGAAAATGTATTTAAAAAACTAAATTTTAAAAATTTCTTTATTGATTTTTTACAAGAAGAATATTATAGTAAAGATTTATATTTCGATCATTTAAATGACGAACAATTTTTTAATAAAAAAAAGAAAACATTACTATTAGTAGAACTATTATCAATATTATTTATTGAAAAACATATTAATTTTGATATAATAAATTTAATTATTATAGATTTATTACATCAAGACAATAATTTTGATAAAATTAAAGAAATAGAATTTGAATTATTATATGTAATGATTAAATTTATATATCAAAATAATAAAAGTTTTAAATTTATTGAATATAAAAAAATAATAGATAAATTTAAAAATATATTGGAAGATATAGCAATATCACATAGTGATACTACATCAAAAAGAAGTAAATATTTTATTGACGAAATAACAATTATATTTAATAAAATATTAAAGAATGAAAAATATGTAGATGATAAAAAAATAGAAAATTCTATTGATAATATATTTGAAGTATGTGAAAAAGGTAATATAAATGATTTTAATTTTCATTTTCAATATTTAAAAATGGATGATAAAAAGAAGTTAATTATAAAATTAGTAAATAAATTTTTGGAAAATACAAAAAATCAAAATTTATTAAAAATATTAAGTGTAATGAAGTCAAATTATTTAGAAACAATTACAGATTTATTAAATAAAATTATAAATAATTTAGATGATATAATATTAGATATACCAAATATTAATAAAAATATTACTTTATTTATTGAATCATTAGAATTAGACGAAACATTATTAATTCGATTAGAAGAAAAAATGTCTCAAATTGATGATGAATCAGATGACGATGATTTTTCATTTCGTTAATCTAATTTAGATTTATAAAAATGACAATTTTCTGGGAATAATGGTGCGTATTCTAATGCTACTTTTTCAAAATTTTCTTTTTCTTCAATCCAATGATCTTGAACTTTCCTTGGACTCTCAAAATAAATTGTTTTATGAAAAAAATCAATTCCAATAAAACAAACATCAATATTTAATTCTTTTGATATAACCCAATATCCTGATCGTAAATTATCTATATATTTTCTAGTTCCTTCAGGTGAAATATAAATTACAAAATTATCTTTGTATTTGATTTCATCAATTATTTGACTCACAAGTCCTTTTTTTTCTTTATCAACTTCAATTAATTTGAGTTTATTATCTAATAATCCAACAAATGGCGTTGTATATTTTTCAAAAGATTTTTTCATTAATATATAATTATCATATTTTTGATGTAAATATCCATAATAAATAAACATTCCAATAAAAAAATCATATACACTTGTATGAGTACTTATTAAAATTAATCGTGATGGTAAGTTTTTTAGTGAATTTTCATTTATTTTAAAACCTAATAAATACAAAATTGTTCTATGGAAATATCGATTTGTATGATATAGTAAAATAGATATTAAAAAAATATAAAATATATAATTCATATATACAATTATTATTTATTTTTTATGTACAATTAAATTAATTTAAAAATTTTAAAAAAAAATCGAAGCATTTTATTATTTATTTAAATTGGGAATTACTATTATCTAGTAGTTCCCCAAATAGTTGGCTACTAGCGACCATAGTAGTATTTCTTTCATGAGATAAATGGGGTAATCACATAAGTGGTTACTAATTGTTTGTTAAAAAGGTGATCAAATAAGTGGTTGTTTAGTGTGTGTTAAAAAAAAGAGCTTCTTTTTTAGGAAAAATTGTCCGAATAAGTGGAATGATCTTATTAAAGAAAAAGCTTGAAAAGCAGACAGCGAATTCTATCAACGCGTGACCAAAGATAGATAATGAATAGGCGAGTTGCTGGAGGTTCTTCTATGAGCTAATTGCGATGAATAGAATAAGTAATTATTCCTATTGATAGTAGAGATATTGAATATGATAAAGCCCATATTAAATCATGCGAATCTATTATCAGGCTTCATTACCAAAAAATGAAGTTTCATTATAAAATAAATAAATTATAAAAATCGAAACATCTTAAATATATAAATTTATATAAACTTTCTATTGCAAATTACTTCTGGAATAATGTGTCCTTATTACCTCAAAAAAGAAACTCAATCTAGTACAAACTCTAGAATGTGTCATGTTTGTGGGAACAGACGAATATTCAATCCAATTGATGCTGCTAAGACTAATTGTAGTAATGCTATATTAGTTAATAATTACTTAGAGACATTATATATTAAGTATTGTTTGGCTTGCCTTTGTGAAACTCACTTGGTTAAAATTGATAGGAAACAAGCCAAGAAAATGTTTGAAAAAATAAAAAGTATAAATTACCGTACAAAGAAGTATGATGATGAAAAAAAGTTTATTGTTTTAAAAAAATTAAATTCCTTAGGATTATTTGAAAAACAAATTAATCAACTTATTTTTTCATATTACAATGATCCTGAAGATTTTAAAACATTTCGTCGAAATGCCAAAAGAGAGAAAATATGTGAAGGTGTTTATTCGGTTAGAAGTCGTCGTATTTTTAAGTCTTTCAATTCTTTTCGTGGTTATTCACTAAAAGTATTTGAAGACAGCACATTAAATTTACAGAAACATATTGACTTAATACATGATTGTAAAATATGTAATAAGTCTTTTTCAACAAAAAAAATTTTACAAATTCATAAAAAACATGATTGTTCTTTACAATGTACAAGTTGTGATCATTCTTTTTATGGAGAAAATGGACTGAAAGAACATCAAGATCCTAAAAATATAATAAAATGTAAATATTGTGGGAAAAAATGTTTTGGAAAAAAATGTTTAATTAACCATGTAAAATGGAAGTGCCAACATAGATGTACCAATTGTAAAGAAATTATACATGGTAGATTTTATTATGTAGATTCAATATGTATAAATTGTAGGTAATTTATTTCATATGAATCTATTTTTTATGTACAATTAACTTTTTATTTATTTTATTATAATTATTACTTATATTTATATCTTTCTCCTTTAATAATTGGATTCTAGCATTTTCTCTTCTTTTTTTCTTATTTTCAATTTGTATATATTTCATTTTTTCTTGTTCATCTGGCTTGTAACTTAGTCTTGCTCTTTCATTTTCATATTCATCCACATTTTTATAATTTTTAATTTTTACTTTATCAGGATTAATTAATAAATTATCTTCATAATATGCTTGTTTTATATCTGTATAACCTAAATTATCTTGTGATGATCCAAATCCACCACTTAAATCTTGCCCTAATTCACCAACAGTTAAGGTACCAGCAGCATTTAATGATTGAGGTTCATCATATTCAATTAAAGCATTTGATTGTTTTTCTTTTATTTTACTAAAATGTTCATTAAAAATTTGATTACTTACTTTTGTATTAAAAAATGGCTGATTTTCTGAAGTATCATTTTTTAATAAATCACCATAACCATCGTCATTTTCATCATTCACTCTAAATTTTTCAAATATTTCATTAAATTTATTAATATTAAAATTATCTTTATCAATATGCATATTTACCATACCATCATTATATTCTTCATATTCTCTTTTTGTAACATCTTGTTTAGTTTTATATTCAAATTCATTATTTTCTTCTGCTTTTTGTAATAAATAAATATATGATTGATTTACAATATTAAATAAGTTCTCATATTTTTTTCCAGCTTTATCTGGATGATATTTCAAAGCACACTTTTTATATGCTTTTTTTATATCTTGAATGTTATAATTACCATATTCCAAACCTAAAATATCCCATGGATCATAATTTTCTTCAAACTCTTTTATTTTTTTTTCTAATAAATTCTTTTTTTTATTTTGATATTCATAAAATTCATTTTTTTGTTTTTTTATATTTTCTTCAAATACATTTCTTTCATCTTCTATAGAATCTTTATAATCCTTGATCTGATCATTAAAATTATTCGGATTGAATTTTATATTATCAAAATTAGGTTTAGGATTTTTTAATAAACTATTTGAATCTGTAGGTCTTTCCAAATAATTATTATGATCTAAATAAGTTGTTTTATTTTGGATCATTGTTCGGCTCATTAAAGCATCATTTAAATCACTGTTTTTTGTTTTTATTTCATAATTATAATTAGAAAAATCATTGTAATCATTCTTTTTTGGTATTGAAATATTTTCTCTATGAAGCATTTTATTTCCATACTCATTTAAATTATTTTCATTTTTTATAATTTTTTTATTTATATTTGGATTTTCATATTGTGTATTTATTTGTGTATTTATTTGTGTATTTGTCTGTGTATTTTTTCTTTGTGGTTTTTTTTTGATAATTTTTTTTTTTCTTTGTGGTATATTTTGATTCATTGGTACTGATTCCTGATTACCCATATAATTAAAAGTAATTATTTTTTTAAGTTTTATAACTTATTTAATTATTATTCGTTATTAATTTTTTAATATTATCATTATTAATGTTATTTGAAATGAATATTAAAAATGTTGATATATGTGTTGGTCTAGCATGGGGTGATGAAGCTAAAGGAAAAATTACAGCTCATTTATCAAAAACAAATAATTATGATTTTGTTTGTAGATGGGCAGGTGGAAATAATGCTGGACATACTATTTACGTGAATAATGAAAAATATGTGACTAATTTAATACCAAGTGGTATTTTTTATAATACATTATCAATTATTGGACCTGATTGTGTTTTAAATATAGAACATTTTTTTAAAGAGGTTGAATATCTCAAAAAAAATGGTTTTAATACAAATTTAATTAAAATATCTCCAAAAACTCATATTATATTAGATAGTCATATTCAAGAAGATATACAAAAATATAAAAAATTAGGTACAACAGCAAAAGGAATCGCGCCATGTTATAGAGATAAATATGGTAGAACAGGTAAAAGAGCTTGTGAATTTGAAATATTAAAAGATTATCTTTGGGATGAAAAATTATTTGGAAATATTTTATGTGAAGGAGCCCAAGGATTTTGGTTAGATATAAATTATGGTAATTATCCATATATTACATCAAGTAATACATTACCTTATAGTGCTTGTAGTATTGGATTTCCACCACAATTTATTAAAAATATATATGGAGCGGTAAAAATATATGATACTCGAGTTGGTTATGATCCTGATTTTCCTGAATCATTATTAGAAGATATTGATCTAAAAAAATTAGGTGAATTAGGAGAAGAATATGGATCTACAACAGGTAGAAAAAGAGTTGTGAATTGGTTAAATTTAGATAAATTAATTAAAGCTATTAATATTTCAGGGACGACTATTATAGTTATTTCAAAAGTAGATATTATTCAGAAACTCAATATTTTTAAATATATATATAAGGAAAAACTACATAATTGTAATAATTTAAAAGAATTACAAAATATTATTACAGATATAATCACAAAAAACTGTATTTTATGTAAAGAAATATACTATTCACAATCACCATATGTTATATAATTTAAAAATGACTATATTTAATAAAAAATAATTTTAATATTATGTATAATAAAAAATATTTATAACTTTTGGGGGAGGACATAAAAAATATGAAGAGGCTAGTAAAAGATTAATAAAACAAGCTAGCGAAACTAAATATTTTGATGACATTATACTTTATAATAAATCTATGTTAAAACAGAATAATGAATTTTGGAAACATCATTCATCATTTATTAAAAAAAATAAGAGAGGATTTGGATATTGGATTTGGAAACCTTATATTATATTAAATACAATTAGAAATATGAAAGATGGTGATATTTTAATGTATCTAGATAGTGGTTGTGAAATAGGTGGTGAAATTAAAAATAATATTCCAAAGTTTTTTGAAATTGTGAAAAATGAAAAAATTATTTGTAGTAAAAATAATTGCAAGATTAAACACTACACAAAAATGGACTTACTTATTTATCTAAATATGTATGAAGACAATATAATTAATAATCATATGTATCAAGGTGGAACAATATTATTATATGTATGTTATGAAACAAGAAAATTTATAAAAAAATGGTATAAAACATGTTGTAATTATAATTTAATTGATGATTCAAAATCAATTTCTCCAAATTTACCAAATTTTAACGAACATAGACATGACCAGTCAGTTTTTACTTTATTATTAAGAAAATATAACTTAAATTCAAAAAGATTTAAGATCATGTATTCATATTTCTAGAAATAGAACTGGAAATAGTAGATTATAAATTTTATTATTTTACTAATTTATAAACCATTAAATTTACTTTTACACCTTTGAATATTTATATTATTTTTAACACTTTGGATCATTAATTATAATACATATATATTTTTTTATTTCATTTTCACTTTTATTTTATCAAATATATTTAACTCGGTTGGATAAAAATAAATTTCCACATTAATTTTTTGATATAATTTATATTCATAATTTATTTCATCTTTTGTATAATTTATATATGTAATATAATCATTTTCAAATGTATAACTTGCCTTCATTAAATCCTTAAATTTATATTTAAACAATAAAGCACTTATTTCTAATTTATGATTTGGTAAATATAATTTTAGTTTATTTGACTTTATTTGTATAATATATGCTTCTTCTTCTAATATATTAGTATTATTTTCATTTATAAATTTCAATAATTCTTGATTTCTATAAAATTTTTTCAGATTTTTTTCGTAAATTGTATAATTATCCAATATTGTAAATAATTCATTTTGTGGTATTCCTGTTTTATTTAATATTAAATATTGATTATAAAAATCAATTGCCCTTCTTATTGGTGATGTAAAATGAGTATAATATGAATTATCAAATCCTGAATGTCTAAATTTTAATTTTTTATTTGAATTATATATTTGATAAGTTGCTGCTTCTTGTTTATATTGATTAATAATTTTATTTAAAATATGATCATTAGATTTAAAAGTAGATTCTTTTTCTTCAAATACTCTTAAAATTATATTTTCATAATTATTTTCAATTAAATGATTCGCTATTATTTTATTAGCACAAACCATCCACTTTTCAACAATCGTATGTGAATCTAATTTTGTATTAAAATAAGTTTCTGATAGATTTATCCAATCTTTAAATCGATCACTATGAAAATGTTTTTCATCAAAACTATCATAATCATAATTTTTCATCACAAAGACATTACATTCTTTAATTATTTGATTAATACATTCTAAGTCATTATTAAATTTTAATAAAATAGATAATGTTTTTCTATATTTTTTTTCTAATAATGAACAAATATCTTCACTGTAAATATCTGGAATTAAATTTATATTTTTATATGAATAAATTGTAGTGCATCTTTTTAGTATGTCCAATAAATACTCTTTCAAAAATATAATAGGACAAGCAATATGAATTCCAATTTCAAAACCATCTTCAAGTTTTTGAAAATGAAATCCATCATCTAAATCTTTTGATCCTTTTGGATCAATAGTAAATATTTTGTAATCATAATCTTTTAAACTATTTATAATTAGTTGATCATTCTTAATTTTATTTTTATCAATATTCATCTTTTTTTGAAATACTTGATGATTATACATTAAAGCCATTACATCATTTTCATATACACCTATTTTTCCAATTATGTCGATTAAATTACCATGTGGATATTTACTATTTGTATCCCAACATTTAAAATCTATTATAACATAAATTGTTCCTGTATATTTTTTAGAACTGAATGATACATAATAAGTTGGAAATTTATTATTTAAAGGTGTAAATATTTGATAAACTTTATCTTTTATTTTCATTTTATATGCTGAATTTAAATTTATATAACCAATAACTTTTTGGTTGTTTCTTTTTTTTACATTAATTACTTTATTATTATTTATAGCAACTAAATCACCTATAATTCCTCGGTTGTTTTCAATTTCTATATTATTTATATAAAAAGAATCATCTATTTTATTTAATTGATAACATGTTATATTATCATCGTTATAATCTTCATAATCACTAAAATAATTCATAAGTAATTTATATTATTAATAAAATACTAAATAAATTTAAATTTTTTTTATTTTTTTAAAATAAAAAAGATATAAAAAATAATAAATATAAATGAAATTAATAAAACTATTCATTTTATAAAGTTAAGTAAAAAAGAGAATATTTTATAAACTTATAAATTTAATTATTATTTTTTACAATAATTTTATCACATTGTTGTTGTATTTTATCTGGTTCATTTTTTAAAAATTGTCCTAATAATTTATTCCCTCTTTCACTAAGTCCATTACCAGCATTTGGATTAAATGTAAATTCACCAAACATTGGACCTTTTGTAGTAGAATAAAAATCAATTCTTAAAGCATAATCTTTAGTAAGATGAGAAGCAACTATATTCGCTTTTTTAATAATATCAAAAAAATATTTTGGTTTTTTTATATTTTTATTTCTTTGTAACTCATCTTTTGTATATATGAACTCACGAAGCCCTTTTGTATTAAACATATAAGATATATTTCTATTTTTGGGATTAATAATATGAATATATTTAACTTGACCATAAAAACAAAAACATTTAACATCATATAATATATTACTGTTATCACTTGGTTCTAATAATTCTTCAACCATTATTTTCTGTTTAATATTATGAATACTTTTTTGACCAACTGGTTTTATATTTTCAAATTTTTTTAAATAATCAACTACTTCTTTAATATTTTTATATTTCAAAAAAGAATTATTTTTTCTAATAATGATACCATTTGAACAAGCTAGGTTATTAAATTTAATTACACAATTTTGTGGTAATTTAATATTATATAAATTATCTATTTTATCTAAAACAAAATATAACTTTGGTACCTGAACATTTAGATTTTTAACGACTTTATGAGCATTTACTTTATTTTCTAAAAATTCAATATACTTATTAAATTTAGTAGATCTTTTTTTTATATAGGTTGAATATAACATATATATATATAGAAATAAAAAATAATTAGTTTTTTGTTATTATATATTAAATTTATTTATATCATTTTTTTATGTACTTTTTTTTACCATAATTTCAGCACAATTAGCCATTCTATTCATTTCTTTTCTAACTAACCTTAAATTTTTATTTACTCCTATTAATTCACTATGTAATAAACTAATATATTCTAAAATATTATTTCCTTGTTCATCTTCTAATAATGTACATAATCCTTTATAATAATCATTATCAGATAAATCAATAGCTACCTTATTTTCAATATCAGAATCACTATCACCTTCGTCTTGTTCATCATATTCTTCTTCATCATCATCTTCAGAATCTTCAACAACCGAATGTACCATTGGTTCATCTACACTTTCTGAACCATTTTCTTGTTGATTTTCTTGTTGATTTTCTTCAACTTCTTCATTAGAAATATTTTGTTGTTCATTATTTTCAGATACTGTTTCACGCTCCATTATGAAATTTAATAATATATAATCTTTAAGTATATTTGAAAAAATCAAAGAATCTAATTTTAATTAAATAAAACAAAATAAATATTACTATGATAATATAAAAAATAAATATTTTGTATTTATTAATTAATTGATTAATTGTAAAATATTCAGGTTTATTAAATAATATTAATGTTTCATTTATTTTATTTTCACATTTTATATAATTATTTTGTTTAATATTTTCTAATAAATGATGATTGTCTGTGTTTTTTTTAATAATTGATAGTTTAATATTTTTTTCCATCTATATTGATATAAGGTTTTTTTAATCAAAAAAACACTCGTATAATATTTTTACATAGAATGCTATAATAGCAATAACAATTAATAAAAATGATAAATAAATTAATTTTTTATTTTTATTAGGTACATTTAAATTAAAAAGTTTTTCATTATAAAAATAAAGTAAAACAACTAAAATTATATAAATTGAAATGACATATTTTAAATCAAAATTCATTAATACTAATTAATAAGATTATTATTTCTATTTTTTAAATAATTTTTTTTGTAAAATAAAATAATTATATAGTATGATATATAAAAATTTTATAGTTGTAACAATTGTTATTTTTATTATTTTTCTATTTTTCTTGATAAATAAAATATTAAATGTTCAAGAAAACTATGATACTTATTTTATTCCATTTAAAAATACATCTACAAATTTACTAACTAAATTTTATGAAAATAAAGATTATAATAAAAATTTTTTTAAACATAAAATGAATTATAATGAAGTTTATATTTATTCAAGCAATGATGGATATTTGTTTTTTAATAATTTTAATAAGAGTTTATTGAGTAAATCAAGAATTGTAAAAACAAATTTATATAATTCAGATGGTTATAAAAATAATATTCAACTTTTGTTGAATAATAAAAATTCAATTTCAAATATAACATTACCTGTATATTTAAAAAAATCATCAGATAAAATAAATCTTATATCAAACTTAAATGATATATATTTATTATGTATTACGAAATTAAAGTATAATTTGTATAAGATATCTGATATTTCCTATAATACAAAAATTGGTATATTAAATAATGAAAATACAATTTATTTTTATTATCAAAAATTATTAAATGAATTAAAAATAAATATTCCTCAAAAAAATATTATAATATTTAATTCTCAAGAAAAATTATTTGAATCATTAATGAAAGATGAAATACAATTAATTATGTATTTCACTGAATTACCTAATAAAAAATTAAATAAATTTATTGAATATGATTTTATGAATGAATTAATTATTTTACCATTTGAATTAGAATCTGAAAAGTCAAATCTTTTTTTTATAAGAAATGATTTTTCTAAAATAGCTTATTTTGATTTAAATAAAATTACACAATCTTATTTACCTAAAAAGTTTGGTGATTATTATTATTTTACTTATAAACCTACAATTAAATTATTATCTATAAAAGAATATTTAATTTGTAATTCAAATATAAATGATTCTTTAGTAGAAGATATTTTTAAATTTATATTTGTTTATAGAAAAAAATATAAAAATACAGCATATCAAATATCAATAATTGAACCTAGTTATGATTTAATTAAATATATACCTTATCATCCTAAAGTATTAGAAATATTCAGAAGTTTCGGTTATATAACAAATGTTGATTCATCACAATGTAGATATTTTGTAGGAAAAAAAGAATGTACTGAAAAAGTATTACAAAATTATAGATTGGAATTTAAATAAGTGTTTTTTTTTTAAAATTTTTTTTATTATATTCATTGATTCTATTAATAATATCATTCTTAAAAGCATAGTCTGGTGTCTTTAAAGTAGGAAATTTCTTTTTATCTGTTTGTTGATAACAACAAGTGTCTAAATTATTTGATAATAAATCAAATTTCTTATTATTATCACAATTATAACATAAAGGTTTTTTATTTTTATTATAACTATAATAATGATATCCAATAGATTCCATATTTAACGGTAATTCACATTTTCCATTTTTTAAACATCCTCCAAATTTATTTTTATAATTTAAATTTCCATTATAGAAAGGACATTCATCATCTTTTTCACAAGGTTTATCATATATACCAATAGGTTTAGGTCTTCCATATTGATCTATATTTGATTCACATATTGTTTTTGTATCATATTTTAATATAGAATTAGGTGAATCTGAATCGGTATTAAAACATGCATAGTTTGATTCTAGTTCATTTAATTTCTTTTTATTATCCACAATATTAATTACTTCATTTATATCTTTTAATCTATTTTGAAAATCATTAAAATTTTTATTTAAAATAAAAAAATTTGTTGGAAGATTATTATCATTTGGTGGAACATTTAAAAAATTTGAGCTAGGAGTAATACCTATAAATTCAGTATTAAATATAGTAGGTGATTTATTATTTTCTGTTATAAAACCTATATAAGCAAAACTATTTATAAAATAATTATATTCTTGGAATACATTTACATGAATACTATATAATGGTTTATTTTTATCACCATTTATATATTTAATATCTAATATTCTATAATTATATATTTGATAATATAATTTTCCATTATTTATTTTTTCAGATTGAGATAATAATTCAATCTGTTTATTATTTATTCTTTTTAAAAATTCATCATTCAATAAATTAATATTTTTTATTGGACTTTTTATTGTAGGGAAATTATTTAATTTAGTAGGATTATAATCATTAAAACGATTTATATTTGTTTTTTTATTTAATTCATGAATAAAATATTTAACTTCATATTCATACTTTAATTTTTCTTTATTTATAGGATTTATGATTAATGAAGAGGCATTATTATATAAATTTTCATTCACATTTTTATCATTTATACTTGTACTTAATTTATCAAAATTGATTAATCCAAATTTATATATTTTATTTCCAGTTCCTGCTTCTACAGGTAATTTTAATTGATTTGATGGTACAGGTACTGGTTCATCTAATTGAAAACTACTATTTCTTTCATTCGAAAATTTTTTCCAGTATTTATTACAATTATTATTTGATATATTTGATTGAGATTTAAAATTAATGTCATTATCAAAGTAATTAGGTTCTCCTTGTTCATTTATTTTTGGAACTTTACAAAAATGTTCAACATTAATCTTTTTTTTATAAAAATAATGAAGGAATAATAAGCATAATAAGCATAATAAACATAATAAAATAATATATATCATTAACTATTATTAATATATATAAAAAATAAAGAAATATAATATAAATAAAATACTATTCAAATATTATTTATTTATTTTATTTTGTAAATCATTACTTTCCCTTTCTTTATTTTTACATCAAAATAAGAATGAAAATTATCTTTAATATAAATATTTAATGAACGGAAATTCTTTCCAAAAATTTCTTTTTTTCCTAATTCTTTTATTTTTTTCTTTAATTCACTAATAGCAATACCACCATTATCGTTTATTAATTCATTTAATAAATAATATGGTTCATTATATTGATCAGTTTCAATTGTTTCATAATCAATATTTAAATAATCATCATTTATTGTTTCATTATTTGTTTCATTATTTGTTTCATTATTTGTTTCATTATTTATTTTATAATTTGTATTATTTTCGTTATTATAATTTATATATTCTTCTATATCATAATAATTTGAACAACTATTCATTATACTAGGTGATGTTTGTTTAATTAATCCATATACATCAAATATATAATTATAACTAATTGCATACCGTATTAATGGAATATAATCTTTATCACATCCGATTAGTATTATTTTATCAATATGTTTAACATTACATATTAAATCCATAATATCTACAATTATTTTACTATCAGTACTATTTTTTCCAGCTAAACGAGAAATTTGTATTTCTTCTAAACTATTTTCAAGTATATGTTTTTCCCAATAATTATTCATGGACTCTAATTTCCAATCACCATATACTCTTTTAATTAATAAGTTATTAGATAACTTAATTTTTTCAAATAATTTATTAAATTTTACATTATTTATATGTATATTATCACCATCTATAAATAATGCTGTTTGAAACATAATTATAAATAGTATATACATTTTAAATTAATTGTTTACATTATTACTTTATATATATTATATTCAAATTAATAATTGTATTCTAATTTTTTTATTATTTTGTCATTATTTACTAGTGATTCATTTCTTTTACTATAATTATTATTAAATTCTATTAAATAATAACAATCATCATCTTTTTCATTATACCAATCTTCTCTATGCCATCTATCTATAAAATAATTATATTCAATTCTGTAATATACTTCAAAAGTATATAATTTTGATTTTGGACCATACATATCATAACCATCATGATCAATTAATAAATTAGTATATATAACAGTAATATTTTTATCAATATATTTTTGAAGTACATCTTGTTGATGTTTTTCTTCTTGATTCCTTATATTTTTTTTAATTTTTTCATGTATGTAAGGTATTTTAAAATAAGACATTTTTATTCACATTTTATAAAAAAATTTAAAAAATTTCAATTTTTATTAAATTTCATATACATGATTTGTTTGTAAATATGTAATAAATTCATTATCACTATAATCAATATTTTTCATTTTATATATTTTTAAATAATATTCATTCGTATATTCATCAGGTTTATGCCATACATCAAAATAATAATTGTAACCTATTCTGTAATAAATATAATAATCAATTGAGTAACAAGAATCTGGTCCATCTTTGTCAAAACCATCATAATTAATTTGAAATTTATTATGTATAACATTAATATTCTTTAATTTATATTTATTATTTATTATTATTTGAATAGATTCATTTTCGTACGTAGTTTCAGAATTTATTTTATTTACCATTTTCTTAAATGAACATTACTAATTTATTCATGGTTAAGATTAATCAATTTTAAATTAATTTCACCTAAAAATAAATCATATAAAAATTGATTTTTTTCAAATATGTTAAAAAAAAATATGAGTTATATGTCAAAAGAAAATATAATAAAAGAATTAATTCATAGTTATTTAATACCAAAATATCCATTATATCGTATAAAATATTTTTTTGTGGAATCACAATTTAAATGGAATGATGATGATTTTGGAGATGAAGGTGCAATTTTGAAATTGAAACACAAAAATATAATTGTTGAAGCCGTACAAGGTAATGTATATACAAAAGAGGAATATAATAATTTAAAAAAAGATAATCCAAATTTTAAATTAAAAATAAATGATGTACAAGAACAAAATAATTTTTTATATATTCGTTATGCTCTTAAAAAATCTATTGTAAAAGAATCTTTTATTGAAAAATGGGAATCTTTACCAGATAGAACAATAAGAGCAGGTGAAGCGGCATTTGTATTAATGGATGTAGAAAGATTAGTATAATAAATATATAAAATTAGAATTATAAAATAAATGGAATTAATGCTTTTCTATCTTTTGGATAATCTTTGAAACAGTCTTTGTACCATTTATGAGTATGAATTGATCTTACTCCAATACATCCGACAGCACCTAAAGCAAATAATAAGCCTGGTAAAGACCATGTAGCAATAGCCCAACCTGACCATTCTAATATTTCACCTAAATAATTTGGTGATGATACTAAATTATAAAGTCCTCCTTCTGGTAAATAATATTGTTTTTTACAAATATCAGAAAAATAAACATCACTATCAAACATTTTGGAAAAATTAAATTTTCCTTCTTCATAAAATTTATTTTCTTTTTTTTCAGTTCCTTCTTCTTCATTAACTTCATTTTTATCCTCTTTGTTATTATCTTTTTTTTCATCTAAATTCTTTTTAAGTAATCTAATTTTAATGTCAGCCCACACATTTATTATAAATCCAATAAAAAATATAATAACACCTGTAATAAATAAAGGACTTTTAATCCAATCATCTGTATATTTAGGATTACATGATACATTTTTAGAATTTAAATAACTAAACATCGATAAATAGAAAAATCCTAAGATAACTAATATTAAGGGAAATTTTTTGTGTTTTTGTTTCATAATTGCGTATGGATAAATTAATGCTCTATTAATGTAATGAAATGACCATAATCCTAGAAATATAAGAGGAACTTTATTTGAAATATTACATCCATATAAATAATAAAAAACTAAAAACATAACAAGACCAGTAGCTTCCATAATAGCCCATGCATGTTTTTCGTCTAATGTTGGACCCCATATATCTTCCTTATAAAAACGTCCATAAGGTGTTGGAACATGCGAAAAAAAGAGCATTGATAAGGGAATAACAATTATAGCAATCGTTAGTACAATCTCGTAATTTTTATTAGGAATATACATATTTAACTATTCCATATATATTTTGAATTTTTAACACAGCATTTTATAATTTTTTATAAATTTGATATTGAAAATAAAAATAAATACATAATAATCCATAAACTACATTTATTCCTAATATAAGATAAATATTTATATTATTTAAAATTAATAAATAAGTACATATCATAATAAATAATGTTAATATTGCTCCCAATAATCCATGAAGGGTAAATGCTTTTAAAGCACCTAAACCTTTATCAAATGTTATATACAAAAAATAAAAATATATTAATGGTACGGCCCATAAATATGCTATTATTTTTAAATATTCAGGATTTTCATCATATAATGAAGTAAAATATGAAATTAAACCTATTAATATTGATCCAATTATAATATCAATGATAATTTTATAATATTTATATTCCATTAATTTATAAATATATTTAAATATATTTAAATTTATTTAAAATAAAAAATTTATTTAATTATATCATGACTAATTTAAGTAAATTAAAATTAAAAGAATTAGTTTTATTAGCTCAAAATATTAATTATATAAAACCTGAGAAACCTTATGAAAAATGGAATGAAGATGAAATATTATATCATGCTACATATATTGGTGTAACTAATCAAGCACAAATTGATTCTTTATATTTAACTTGTAAATCATTTCCTCCTATGAAAGTAATTGCGAAAGAAAGGTTACGAAAATTTGTTGGAAATTTTATAAATTAATAAATTATTTTAAATAAGAATTATTTATTTATATTATTTTTTAGATTTGTTATGTTTATTTTTACTTAATTTTTCATAATATTCTTTTGATTCAGAACCTTTCATAAATTCTATATCTTTTTCATTTGTCATTTTATCAATAATTTTAAATAATCCTAAATTTTGTAATGTAAAATTAATATCTAACTGATCATTATTGAATAAATTTATATTTTTATTAGAACCGCTCATTACAAATGGAACTTTCATATATTATATAAAAATATTTTTTTATATTTTACTATAAATTTATTTTTATTTTTCATTAGATTATTCATTTGAATGAATTTCTTTAGATTCGTTATCTAAATTATCATCTATTTCTTCATTTTCATTGTCATCGTTATCCATAGGTGGCATCATACCTGACATTCCTCCCATCATATCTTCATCATCCATAGGTGGCATCATACCTGGCATTCCTCCCATCATATTTTGTAAATCCATTTCATCTTCTGATTCATCTTCATCTATCCAATTATCCCAATCAACTTTTATTTTATTTTTAAATCTATTATGTTCTTTAATTAAATAATTCCAAAAAGAAGGTTCTTTTTTACTTATTTGAACTCGTAAATATTTTTCTGTTTCTTTAAAAATTAATTCTTCTTCATTATTAATTTCTTCATAAAATTCAAATTCACTCTGATAAATAGAATCGTTAATAATTAATTTATTTCCATTAATTTGAATATTATTTTGATTAAATTTTTGAATGAATATATTTAATACTATATTATCTTGTGTTTGAAACCAAGTAATATTTGGAATTTTTTTTTCTACTTCTAAACTCATTTATAAAATATTTTACATAATATTATTTTATATACATTTAATAAAAAAAAATTAAATTTTATTTTTTTAATCTTAAACTGTCTTTCTTAGCATTTTCACCTTCAAATTGTTTTCTTGGACCAGGCTCATATTGTACTGCCTTTTCTATAGCTCTAATACCTTTTACAAGTTTAATTAATCCATCTGGTTCAATACTACTTGTATGGTCACTTCCCCACATGTTTCTATCTAATGTAATATGTCTTTCAACCCATGTAGCTCCTAATGAAACAGCAGCATATGTTGTAATTAAACCAAATTCATGACCACTATAACCTATTTCTGCTTTATCACCCCATTTTTTTTTCATATGTTCAATATATCGTAAATTTAAATCTTCAATTGGACATGGATAAGTTGAATTTGTATGCATAATGACATCAGGTTTTGCTGCTTCAACTGCTTGTTCAATTTCCTCTTCTGTACTCATTCCAGTACTTATAATCACAAAATCAAACGCTTCTCTTGTTGCTTTACATAATTCTAAATCATTAATTGAAGCACTTCCTAATTTAGCGATTTTTGTGTATTTTGACATTAATTTAACACTATCAATATCCCAAACACTAGCAAAGAATTCAATTCCTAAATTATTACTATATTCAACTAATTCTTTAATCTCTTCTTCATTAAATTCTATTTTGTGTTTATATGAAATATATGTCATTTCACCCCATGGAGTTTTTCTAATTTTAGATTTCTGGTGTTCTGGAACACAAACATCGGGATTTCTTTTTTGAATTTTGACATAATTAGCACCAGCTACTTTAGATAACATAATCATTTTTTTACATGTTTCAATTGACCCATTGTGATTTATTCCAATTTCAGCAATTATATTTACCATTTATAAAATATAATATTACTAATTCTTTATATATTTAATTTAGATTCCAGTTTCTATAAACCCAATTTGTGTAGTTTCCTACTTTAGTATATACACCAGGTAATTCATCTTTTCCACAACTTACACCCCAACTTACAATTCCCATTAAAATAGGTTCTTTATTTTTCCCATAAATACCAAAAAAAGGTCCTCCTGAATCTCCTTGACATGCATCTTCATTATCAAATGGATCATCTAAATCATTAAAATCACCAGCTGTAATCATATTTTCTGTTATCCAATTCTTTGGATATTTATTAAAATTTTGATTTAATATTCTTATTTCTGATATTTTCACTGTATTTGGTTGAGAATTATTATTTTCAGGATTTTGTAATCCAAATCCCATAATATAACCCACTTTATCAATTTTATAAATTTCATCAGCTTTTTTTGAACTAGGTAAAAATATTCTTCTTATTTTATAATCAATTGGATTTTTATCTAGATATACTATTGCTATATCATTATCAAATGATACTGAACTATATTCAGGATGAATAAGAATTTTTTTAATTTTAAATGAAATACCTGGATCATTTATATTATTTTTATTAAAACGAACTACATATTCACGAACACTAAAAATTTTATGAAAAATATGAGCTGCTGTTAATACAATATTTTTTCCTAAATAACAACCTCCAGCAAAAGGTTTATTAGAATTATAATCAGTAAAAGAACAATAAAAATTATATACTAATTTTTTTTGAATATCATTATTATAATTTACTGTTACTATTTGATTATTAAATGTTTCAATGTTTTCTCCATTTATAATTCTTTTTTCTTTATTCATTCTTACTTATATATATTATTTAAAATTAAATTTATAAAAAATTAATTTTATTTTCTATTAAAATAAAGTTCTCTATTTTCCATATTTTTCAAATAAAAATCCTCTTGAATCTTATTGACATACATTTTTATTATCTAATTAGTTTATTATTATTATAATCTTCATATCTAGTCATATTATAAAAATAACTAATTTTATATTATCTTTTATGTTAATTTTAATTTAAAATAAATCTCTTTTCCAATTGGCATAAACCCATTGTGTATAATTTCCAACTTTAGTATAAACTCCTGGAAATCCATCCCAAGCACATCCAATACCCCAACTAGTTAATCCCATTAAAATTGCTTCTTTATTTTTTCCATATCTACCAAATAATGGGCCTCCTGAATCACCTTGACATGTATCCTCATTATCATCAGGATTATTAATATCATTATAATCACCAGCAGTAATCATATTATCAGTTATCCAATCATTGTAATAATTTGTAGTTGCAGGATCATAAATCTTAATTTTGGTAATTTGTAAATTAAATGGTTGTTTATTTTCTTCAAAATTACTAACACCATATCCCATTATAAATCCTTCAGTATTAAATTTATAAATATTTTTTGATTTATTTTTATTTGGTAAAAATGCTCTTTTAATACCAAATCTACCAGGTCTATTATCTAAAAATAATAATGCTATATCATTATCTAAAGTATAATCATCATAATTTTCATGTATAACAATTTTAGTTACATTAAATTTAACTCCTTTATGATTAATATTATTTTTTTTAAATCTGACTACTATATCTCTTGGTCTTACTCCATTGACAACATGAGCTGCTGTAATAACTATATTTTTACCAATATAGGCTCCTCCAGCTCTTGGAATATTACTATATTGATTAGTTATGGAACAAAAAAAATTAAATTTATTTTTTTGCCATTTGTTTATGTTTGTGCCATTAATTAATTTTGTTTGTCTATTTGGTGCAGTTATTTTTTTTTCTTTATTCATTTATAATTTAAACGAATAAAAAAACTTCATAATCTAAAATTTGAAATTTATATTATTAAAGAAAGAAATATAAAATATGCGCTGCTACTTCTAAGTCTTTATTCATATATAATATTTATTATATTTGAATTTATAATTTAAATTTTATAAAATAATATATGTATTATTAATAATATGAAAAATATTTATTTATATTTAATTTTAATTATCATAACTTTCATTATTCTATTTTACTTTTTTAAATATAATAAATCTACAATAGAAAGTTATACAAATAAAAAACCAATTATATGGATGTTTTGGGAAACATTACCTGGAAAAAAAAAACCTGGATATATTGATTTATGTCATAAGTCCGTAATTCATAATTGTTCATCTTGTTTTCAAATTATCTATTTAAACGAATGTAATATAAAAAAATATATTCCTGAAATTGAATCATATAATATTTCTCATTTAAGAATACAACATAAATCTGATATTTATCGTTATTTATTATTAAATAAATATGGTGGATTATGGATAGATGCAGATATTTTAGTATTAAAATGTTTATGTAAATATTATAAAAAACTTGATAAATATGATTATGTGGGATTTGGATGTGGTTATAATAATAAATTTTGTGGTCAAACATATAGTGGGTATGGTAGTCCTTTAAATTGGATGATGGGTTCCAAACCTAAATCAAAATATTTAGAATGCATTTTATCAAATGTAAAAGATAAATTAAAAAATCAAGATAAAGTAAAATATCATGAAATTGGAAAACAAGCATTAAGAAAATGCCATGATCAATTAAAAAAAACAGATAATTGGGATTATTATCATGTAACATCTAAATGTAATGAATATGATAATGACGGAAATAAATTAAATAATATTTTTAAAGAATATAATCATAATAAATGTAATAATGAAAGATATTTCTATCCCTTTTATAATACAGCACCAGGATATCCCCAATGGTTTAAAGATTTAAATGCTGATGAAGTTAGAAATTATGATTTACCTATTAAAGATATAATTGATGAAGCTTTTTCTTCAAAAAAATCCTGCAAAAATACTTAAAAAATAATATACTTATTATATAAGAATGGATGAATTTAACGAAATACAAAAATACATTTTAATTAAAAGAGATGTACGTGAATTACGAAAAATTATTTTTGGGGATGATGAACATATTCATAATTGGGATAGAATTTTGATAGTGTATTCTATATTTTTAATGTATCAACATGTTTTTTTAATTTATAATATTATGAATAAAATAAATAAACATTCTGATTTTAATTTTCAAAGAGATTATGTAAATTTATATATATTTGTTTTCTTTTTATGCAATTTAAGAACATCGTATTTATATATGATTAAATCAGTATCAAAAGTTGATAAACCATTAGCATATAATCTTCATACAAATATGGGAGAATATTTTGATTATTAAAATTATAAATAAACCAATATAAAATAAAATGAAATAAAATGAAATAAACTCATATAAATTATATTTTGTATATCTTTATATTATTCTTTTTATTTTACTATGAACAATTTTTTGTTTCATATTATTCATAACTATATAATGATTAAATAAAAATCGCATAGTTGTTTTATAATATTTATATTCAGCTTCCTTTAATGTATATATTTTGTTTGAATTAGGTAAAATTAATGTTTTTATGAAATCACTCATTATTTATTATATTCTATAATTTTTTTTTTAATTATTTTTTTTTATTATAATTATTTTTTATTTCATAATTTCTTAATCTTTCAGTTAATAATTCATATTTAAAAAAATCATAATCTTCACTACTATACCATAAATTTTCATTTAAACATGCTTGATAGTATTCTTTTCTAGAAGGCACTAATATAACTTTGACATATGTATTAATAGTTACGTTTTTATTTATTTTTTGTTTATTTTGACTGATATTTTCAAATCCAAAATCAACATCTATGACACTTATTGGACTATTATCTCTTTTTAAACACGAACGTAATTTAAATTCATTTACATGTTTATCAAAATCAATTTTTTCATCAAATTTATCTATATAATTATGATTTTTTTTCATATGTATAACTTTTCCTATACCTTCATCATTTAAGTTAATATTATCTGAAAATATATTAAATAATTTATATAAAAAATGATCTTCTGATAAATAATATGGAAGTTTTGCTCTACGCCATTTTTGTTTATATGTAAGAAAATCTACCATAACTCCAAATTATAGTATAATTAGTAAATTCTTGTTTAAGTTTCATTTTTTTTATTTCGTAAATAAATTTTTTTTTTAATCTTCAAAAATTATAATGTGTTCTATAAATCACGACTTAAAGGCACTTTATATTCATATACCTAAAACAGGAGGCTCTTATATATCTTCTATTTTATCATCGTATTATGGATTTAAAAATTATTATTTAAAAAGACCTGATCATAATCAATTTTGTAAAATAGTCGATTTAAGTGTCGATAAACATGAAAATAAATTATTTGGTACATATCTTTATTATAAAACTTCACCATATCTAAATCATATAATGAATATGAATCATGAAAAATGGAAAACATATAAAATATTTACTTTTGTCCGTGATCCAATTAATCGATTAATTTCTGGTTTTAATTATTGTAGGGAAAAAAATCAATATAAAAATTTAAATTTTGATACTTTTTACAAGAATTCTATAAAATTAAATTGCTGGACTTATTGGCATTGTTTTATGCCTCAAATTAGACATATTGTAGATGAACACAATCAAAATATATGTTTTTTTATCGGAAAACAAGAAAATATGGAAGAAGATTTATTAAAATTATTACAATTATTTAATATAAAACCTATACATAAACCATTTATAAAAAATAGTTCATCAAAAAATAAAAACTTGAATTATAATCATCAATTTTTACTAACTTTATTTCAAGAAGACTATAGTAGAATATTTATTTAGTTTTAATAAAAATATAAATTTATATTTTATTTTATATGAATAATATTTTTAATATAAATAATTATGATGTTTTTATATTTGATTTTGATGGTACAATATTAGATACTGAAAAATATCATTATGAAGCCTATGTAAAAGCATTTAAAGATTTTGATATAAATTTTGAAATTGATATACAAAATTATTTTAAATATTTACATAACATAGATAAATCAGATTTTAATGAATTACTTAAAAATCATAACATAAAATTAGAAGATTTATATGTTAAAAAATCTGCCTATTATAAAGAATTTATATCAAAAAATTTTATAGATACAATTGGAAATATTGAATCTTTTTTATATAAAATTAAACAAAGAAATAAAGAATTAATCATTGTAACAAATAGTAGTATTCAATCTCTAGATTTATTTTTAAAAAAATATCCTATTTTAGGTTTTTTTGATAAAATATATACAAAAGAAGATTTTACAAAAAAAAAACCTGACCCTGAATGTTATTTAAAAATGCAGGATATTTATAAAAATAAAAAATTAATTGGATTTGAAGATAGTTATCAAGGTTTTCATGCTCTATATCAAGCATCTGATATTACACCAATACATATAGCTAATTCTGAATATTATTATAATGAATATATGAAAAACAACTATTCAATGACTATTATAAAAGATTATAATGATTTTTATTAAAGTTCTAATAATGTTCCTAAATATAATCCATGATAGTAACTTGTAATACATTTCCATATATTATTTTTATTGTATTCAGCTAGCCCTAACCATATAATAACTACTAATATTTTATGAATTTTATTAAAATGTTCATTAATAAAGGTTTCAGAAACATTTATTTTATTAATTTTAAAATTAATTTCTTTTTCAGTTATAGATTCAATTACATAATGATGATTATTAAAATTATCATAACCACTAATTCCATATAATATTTTCGCATAATCATAATCTACTAATCCAAATACTTCGTTTTGTGAATAATATCCTCGTGGATCAATAAATTTAATATCTTCGTTATCAGGATTTATTAATATATTTGAAAAATTAGGGTCTCCATGTATCATAGAATATTGATAATTTCCTAAAATTTCATAATAATTAAATACATATTGATGTATTTTTTCAATTAATGTGTCAAATGATTCAATATAAACATTATTTACCTTATTAAATTTTGGAAAATAATCTAATATATCTTGAATATTTTTTATTCTACTCTTTATTTTATCATACATTTCTCCCTTTATATCAAATAAAAATTGGTTTTTATTCATCACTTTGAATTCACTATCATGAAGTATTTTTAATTTATCTATTACTTTAGTTAAAATTATTTCATTTTTCTCTTGATCTTCATCTAAAAATTTATATAAATTTTTATAGTCTTTAAAATAATTCATAGAATATGCACTATCATAAAATCTTAATATTTTAGGAAATAAATTATTTATTTCTTTTATTTCATTAATATATTTATAAAAATTAATTTCATGTTTAATGACTTCTATTCCTTTTTTATTTAATGCTTTTTTCATAATTATATTTTTATTTACTTTGATTTCATTGAAACTTCTACAAGTCATTTTTTTTGAATCATTTTGTAATTTTATAATTGATAAATATTTTTCTTCATCACCAAAATCTAGTAAATCATTTAATTCATATTCATATTTGTATTCTAAATCATTCAAATATTCTACAATATCCTTACCTTTTTCAATATTTTTAAAATTATATTCTAGATTTTCTATATAATATATACCAATTACATTACCTTCATTATTTTTTGTTATGTTATTTTGTTCAAATAAATATCTACAATTATTACCATATGTAAATACAAATAAATTATTCTTATTTTTTTCGTAATTTTTAAAATAATGTAGATTCAATGCTTCTTTTGGTAATATATCACACCATGTAATTAGTAAATTTTGTATTTTATATTCTAATAAATATTGTTGATATATAAAATCAATCGTATATGCTGTTCCATCTTGGTTATTATAATTAAAAATATGTATATTCTCTTCTAAATTACCTATAAAATGATGAATAACATATTTTGTAATTAAATTATATTTTTCATCTATAATTAAAAAAAAACGATTAGCATATTTTTTCCAATAATTAATAATTGTCACTAATGCCGGATAATTATCAATATTTAATAAATATTTAGGTATATAATTTTTTGTATAATTGATAAGTCTTGATGATTTACCTGATGCTACTATTAAAACATCCATACATAAATGAAATAAATTATTATTATGAAATAAACACAGATAAATTATTTCAATGTTTCATAAAATTTAGGGTCAACCTCTTCTCCGCAAAAATTATCACAACTATGTCCTTTATTTTTATTTTTATTTTGATATATGGAAGATCCAATATTCATATGTTGAACTAAAGATGGTTCAGATACACACATTTTAGTAACATGAAAAAAATATTTTCTTATACTTTCTCGAAATCTAACATCTGGATTAAAATTAAACATTTGATGATGTTTATGAAACCATTGAGTTAGTGGATATTGAATAATTTCAGGTTTAAAAACAGTACAGCATGTACCTATAAATTTAGGTAAATATCCATGTCTTATATGCTTAAAATTTTTAACAGAAGAACTTTCAAATGGAACATATAATGATGAAAACATTGAAAAATTAGCATATTTTTTTATCCATGCATCAGCATTCAATATAAAATTTTTACACACAAATACGTCATCATCCATCCAAATAATAAAATCTACTTGTGTTCTAGGTATTTTATTTAAAAACATAAACATTTTATATGTGTTTCCATTTCCATTTAATTTTAAATCTGAATAAATTATAAAAATTTTATTAGGATATTTTTCTTTATAAGTATTTAAAAAATCTAAATATGTTGTATCATTACTTCCTGATTCAAATAATAATATTTTAAAATCTATTGATGATTGAAACATACCTGATTTTTCAAATCCTTTGAATGTTTCATCAATTACATTAACAGCATTTCTTTCTTCTCTATTAACACATGGTATAACAATCATATATTTTAATTTTTTATTAAAATCTATTACTTTATTGGTAACAATTTTATTCATTAAATATTAATATATTATATAATTTTAAATAAACTACTACGCATAGAAGATATATTATTTATAATTTTATGTAAATTAATTAATATTTATTTTTTTAATTTGATTTTTATTTTTTTTTGTTTTATTTGATTTTCTTGGTTTTTTTCTTGTTTTTTTTCTTGTTTTTTTTCTTGTTTTTTTTCTTGTATATCATTTGATTTAATTATATTTGTTTCATTATCTACGCTATATGTAGTATCTTCTTTATTTTCAATAAATATATCATTATTATTTATATTTTGTATTTCAATTAAATGATTTACAATATTTAATTGATTTTCTAAAAAAGATTTTCTTTGTTTTAATTCACTTAATGATAATGTTTCTACATACGATGACATATTATATATTTACAATTCAATTGTCAAAAAATCAATTTTTATTGACTTAAATCATCAATTTCTTGAATAATTTTATCTACTAAATCTTTATTTTTTTGATCTGTTTTTAATTTAAAATATTCAGATAAATCAATTAAGTTTTTTCTATGTTTGGATAAATTTTCTCTTTTTTTTTTTAAATTACCACCTTTAGTATTTAAATTATTTAATGCTTCTTTTAGTTCTTTTAAATTTTCATTAATTGGAATTAATAACGGATCTTGATCTTTTACTTTATTTATATTATTATTATCACTGAAATTATTATTATTTGGTAACATAAAAGGTTCTGATACATCAATATTTTTCTTTTCCTCATCTTTTCCACAAATCATATAAAAAACAAGTGTCAATATTACAGGTGAAAATGCCAAAGTAAATGTCAAATAATTTTCATTTTTGTTTATATAAGGTATTATACCAAATATTATTAAATATAGAATTGATATTATTACTCGAGTGTTAAATGTATATATATATTCTGGACATGCTTTAAAAATAATATAAATTAATCCACCTAAAAATATACTTGTACATATAATCCACCAATTCATATATTTATCTTTATCAAAAATGAAATATACTAATATTATCCAAATGAAAATACATGCTCCTAATAAAATATATTGTATTTTTTTTGATTTATTTTCATCTGTGTTTTCAATATGTTCTTTTTTTTCAGGTACTAAATAATAATTATATAATTCCACTAATTTACTCAAAATTGAACCTCCAAATATACCAAAATAAAATAAATAAATTATACTTTTTAATATTAATGATTTATTATAATATAATCTATTTTCACTTGTATCAAATGTTTTGATCATATCAGTAACCTTATTAATTAAAAATATTACTAACAATAAAAATATAATTATCATTAAAATATATCTCATTGTAACAGCTTCCATTAAATTATCCCACCAAACACTTTTTTCAAATGATTCATCTTCTTCATTTATATAATGTCCATCTGGCCAATAATTTTTACCATCTAGTACTTTATTTGTTTCGTAACTATTATCATCATTTAAATTTTTTCTGATTGGAGCAGTAACAAATGGAAGTGTAATATTATTTTTATCTCCACCTTGTTGATTATTATCTGAATTAGATTCACTGCCAATAATTTTTTTTAATTTTTGAATTATATTTGTAGCATTTTTCCTTGCTTCTCCTCTATTACCTAAACTAGTTTTTTCTGATATTTTACCAATTGTTTTATCATGTAATAATTTAGATATTTTTTCTAAACTTTTATAAGCTCTACTTTTTGTTTTATTATTATTTATATTATTTGTATCTATGTATTTTTGTAATCTTTCTAATGTTTTATCAGTATTTTCCATTAATTTATCATAAGTTTGTGGATTTTTAACTTTATTAGCTGAATCTAAAGCTTCATCTCTTAATTCTTTTAATTTTTTATAAATATCATCTAATTCATCCTGTTCTTCTGAATAAAATAAATTACTAAAATTAAGTAAATTTAATAAATTTTTCATATATTGTACTTTTTTATCATTATCATCATTATCATCACTTGACTCTAAATATACTTGTAATGATTTACTTTCAGCATAAGATACTTTTTCATCATTATAATTTAAACGAAATGTTCCATAAAATAATGTGCTAAGTAATGATAAAATAGTTAATATAATAAATACGTTTGAAAAAGGAGCACTTCCATGTGACAGATCACTTAATTTTAATACACAAAAAACAACTGTAGAAATAATTTGTAATATTAAAATAATATTTACTAATATTCTCCACGATGCTAACTGTTTTAATCGATCATCTAATTTAATTTCGTCATCAGCAATACTAATATCTCCAAAATCTTTATTTGTAGCATAAAAAATAATTCTATAAAATATATAATTAAATACAAGTATTAATGTACATAATATTAAATACATAATGACTAAATAAGATGTTTCAGAACCTTTTTTTTTATAATAATAAGAAACATAATAATCATTAATTGGATAATTAGGAAAATTTTTCATGGCATAAAAAACGTCTTTATCATTTGTTTTTCCTATTTTATTTACAGCATCCTTAATTGTATCTACTTCTGTTATATCAAAACTACTACTTAAATTATTATCATTTTCCTCTATTACTTTATATAATCTTATTTTATAATCTAACCTCCAATAGCAATTTTGGTAAATATAATTGGGAAACTCTTTTACTGCTTTCTTTATTTCATCTTCACTATATTCTTGATTTTTCATTAATAATTCATTTATATTATTATATACTTCATCTACTTGATCATTACCACTTCCAATTCTTTTAATTGATCCGTCTGTTTTATTTATAGCATAAATTTTTGTAGAATCATCAAAATTAATATAATCTTCTTTATTTTTATCATTATAATTAGCCTTGCTTAATCTTTCTACTAATGATACTTCTTCTTCTACTATTTCTTCATCAGCACCTTCTTCAACCATTACATCTTTTTCAATATTTGCCATTTTTTCTTTAGTTGAACATATTTTTGAATTACCTGTATCAGGAACATAAAAAATATTTAAATTCTCAGGTTTGTTATTAAATGTTGAAATCAAACTTTCATTAAAATTTACAAATTTACAATTAGATGAAGAATTAAATAGCTTGTCTTTCAAATTATTAATCGCAGCTGAACCAATATTTACTTTTTTAGAAAATACTTTCACTAAAATTTTACTTTTAATTTCATTACTATTTAATTTTTCAGTATTTACATATTCATAATAATCTAAATTATCTTGTGGAAAAAAATCACTTATATTCATTGAATTTACTCCTAATGATGATCCTGATATTCTATCACCTATAGATGGTATATTATTATTTAATAATCCCGTTAATAACGAATTTGCTAAATTATCATATGGTTGATTATCTCTGTATAATGTACATATTACAGCATATAATCCTTGATCATTTGTATAAATTAAATATGACTGCATATCACTATCAATATCTCCAATTTTAATTGTGGATGGACAAGTAAAACAAATAAATTTTAATTTATATGTTCCACTACCATCTGGATTAGCATTTTCATTACGAGCATCATAATGTAAAACTAATTCAGAATTTTTATTTTTGGGTGTCATAACCAATACCTTTCCATAATTAATAACAGTTTCAATTCCTATATCATCACAATTATTTAATGTATGACCACATTTTGTTACACAAATACTTACACCTCCGTTAATATGAAGTCCAAAAGGAAGAATTTGATTTACAGTATCTTTATTATTTGTAAATATATTTAGTAAATCTGTGTTTGCATTATTACCAAATTCATATTTGAAACAATCAGAAGTTGTCATCTAATAATATATAATAATATAATTTTAGTTTATATACTTATATTTGAAAGTTAATTTGTAAAAATTTTTTCAAAGTTAATATTATGAATTATATAAATTTATTAATTTTATTAATTTTAGTTATAATAGTATTGTATTTATCCTATACAAATATTATTCATTTAATTGATAAAAAATTAAATAATATAAAAATTAATAATCCAAATATAAATGTTGAATTACCTAAAAATTTTTTAAATGATTTAACTAAAGAAGAAAATAGTACATATATTGTTGAATCTAAAAAATATAATAATATAACTGGTAAAGAAGATAAAAATGTAAAACTTGATGATAGTATTCAAACTGAATCAGATTTTTTGTTAGAAGGTTTTGATCAATATGAAAACAAAAATAAATCATATAATAATAAACAAAAATCTACTCATTTATGTTTAAAAAATCATAAACACGATAATTGTGATTTAGGTGTTATGAATTATCCAGATCCAAAAGACCTAAAAGAAATGGATTTTAATTTATTTAAATTAAATTATCCTCCAAATATGACTATGCAGGATTATGTAAATTGGTTATACTGTCATGAAAAAGATGAAGAACAACTTCCCTATAATCATTTAAAAAATTTATATAAATTAAAAAAGAATATTCCATTAGAAGAAATAAAAGGAATTTGTCCTCCTCCTAAATTAGAACATTCACCTTTAGAATCAAATAAATATTTTGATAAATTATATGGTGTAAATGATGAATTTAAAATTGCAAATAATTTAAATTCTCAAACAGGACCTATTATGGCTTATAATAGTGAAGAATATAGTGAATTTTCCCAAAATTTTGATGTTCAAGGAATTTCTTCTTATAATAGAAATTGTGATGTTGGAATGAAAAAAAAAGTAAAAGAATTACATGATTTTGTTACTCCAAAAGATAGTAATCATTTGGAAAGTAATGAAAAAAATAAAAAATTTTATCAAAAAGATATTGAAACATAATTATTTACATATAAGGAATATATTGAGGGTAATCAGTTTCATAAATAGTACATCTATATGGTTCATTTCTCCCTTGAATAAATACTATATCATTTGTTCCTAATTCATCATTTTTATTTTTTGTAATAATTCTTACTTTTGATCCATAATTTCCTAATAAAGTATAATAATCATATTTATTATCATTTGGATATTTTCTTCTTCCAAATAATGGTAATGTATCGTTTTCATCACCATTGACTTTATATAAAACACCCATTTGTTGAGGTTCTCCTAAAGGTCCTCTTGTTGAAACATATACAGGTGCTATATTTGTATTACTAATATTTCTAGGAGTGCTTGGATTGTAAATAGGAACTTGTGTTCCACCCATACATGGTTGATTTCTTCCACCACAACCAATAACTTGATTAGGTAAATTTAAATTAGGATACCAAGATTGATCATAAAAATAATCACTTTTATAAGGATATCGTAATGGATTATATACTCTATCTAAAGCATTCAATTTTTTTGGGTTATTTTCTACTAACATAGGTATAGCAGGAGTATTTAATTGTTGATTATTATAATTTTCTAAATCTTCTTTAGATCTTCTAACAGTATGTTCTAATTCACTTAATTTATTATCTAATAAATGTTGAGATTTTTCACTTTCGTCACCTATTTTATTCATTGTATATTGATAGAATAAATAGAACACGAGTACAGTAATAAATAACATAATTAAAACATAAAACATTAATTTATTTTCTTGAATACATACTTTTTTATTCATTATATTATTAAAACATATTTTATTTATTGATTTAAAGAAAAAAAATGATAAAATATAAAATTTTATAATTTTATATAAACCTAAAAGATATATATTTTAATTCATTTTACAACAAAAATGACAATTACTATTCATCATTGGAGCTTCAATTATAATATTTGGTGTTTCTGTATAATAATTGCCTGGATGAATTACTTTAATAATTTTTAAGAACCCATCATCATCTATAATTGCTTCACAATGTGCTCCATTTCCTTTTCCTCCAACAACTTCAATTTTAGGAGGTTTATCAGGATTAAAACCATGTCCTTTATCTAATACAATAACTTCTTCTAAAGCATTATTTTTTATTTTAGCTACAGCTTTTGCTGGTTTTGTATTTTCAACATTTCCACAACTTAGCATTACATTTTTTTCTAAACCTGTTAATCCTATAGAACCAAAATCATTATACCCATTTGGACATTTATCAGAATAAAAATTACAATCTTTAAACATACTCATTGGAGATGTTGTATTATTTTTAATAATTTTTTGATTTGGTTTATTAATTTCTTGATTTGTAGATTCATTTAAGTTAGATGGTTTAACTTTTGATGAACTTTTAATAGATTCTGGTATTTTAGGATTATTTTCTTGTTTTAACATTTTAGGTTCATTAATTATTTCAGGAGAAAAATTGGAAATAGTTTTTCCTTTAATACTTTTTTCTAATTGAGCATTCATATTTTTTAATTTATCTATTCCATTACCATTCCCTAATTTTTCTTTAGTAAATTTTTTAATTGTATCATTTTTTTGATTAATTGAATTTAATAAATCTTGATTACTTGAATCATTTATATTTTCATTAGGAAACTTACTATTTAATTGTGGCATAGCATTATTTGTATCATTTGCTGCTTGTAAAGCATCTACTGACGGGTTTAAATTTGTTGTAGGTGATGATAAATTTTGAGTAGAAACATCAGCATTACCCACTTTTCCATATAACCAATCACTTAAACCTCCAAAAAATCCTTCTATTTCTTCTTCAGGAGGCGTATCATTTAATTGATTTTGTTCAATATTAGATGTTTCTTCATTTGATTTCAAAAAATGAATATTTGATACTAATTTATTATTAACTGTGTCAATATCAAATAGTATTTTATTTTTTATACATTCTTTGTTATTATGGCATTTATTATAAATATAAAATCTATGTAACACAATAATTAATATTAAAGGTACAATTAATATTATTAATCCATAAGTGATTTCCTTTAAATCCATTAATATATAATAATATAAAAAAAATATAAAAAAATGAAATATTTAAAAGGATATTCACTAATTATTATTATGTGTTATGATTAGTCATAAAAATATCCATAAATATGACTTAAATTTAATGGAATATTGCGTAGAAATTGCTAAAAAAAGTAATATGCATTCAAAACATGGATGTATAATCATTGATAAAAAAGGAAAAATTATATCAAGTGCGTGTAATAAAAGAAGGAGTATGGAAACTGAACATATACCTGATATAAATATTCGTCGTCAAAAGAAATTTTCAAAACACGCTGAAGAAACAGCATTAAAAAATGTAAATAGAAATGAGTTAAGGGGAGCAGTTTTGTATGTAGTTAGATATGGATGTCATGATGCGAACCCATATTTTATGAATTCTAAACCTTGTGAAAAATGTACAGCAATTATTAATGCGGCAATAAATAGATACGGATTAAAAGCAGCATATTATAGCACTGATAATGAATTTTATCATGTATAATTTTTATAAATAAATCTTCTATTCTTTATATCTTTCTTAAAGGGTTTTTATTTATTTAATATTTTATTTTTTGAAGTCAACAAAGAATTGTAACTTGATTTTTTCATTTTTTTATTTAATCTTCCATTTATCATTTTATCAAATATATATTGATTAAAATAATATTTATCATTTATTTGAATATATAAATTATAATTTTTGTATTTAATATTTTTATATTTACCATTTTTATTCAAATCATTTAATAATATATATAAATTTTCATTTAAGTTTTTAATAATAGCTAAATTTGATATTTTTTTTAATACATTTTCAATATTATCAGTTTCTTCCAATTTTAATTTCTTTTTTACTAATTCTCTCGTAGTATTATTTAATATTGAAAATATTTCATTATTAATATCTTTTTTGTTTAATATTTTTTCTCTTTTTGAAAAATTAGAAAATCTTGTGATTTCATTTTTTAATTTTTGAAATAATTCTTTTTGTTCTTTTTGTGGTTTATTCATAGATGAATCTAAATCCTTTATTGTTTTTTTTATTTGTGGATCTTCAGCAGCAATTTCTTTTTGTTCCTCAGTTATTTGAGGATTATTTTTTGAAAATAAAGTAAAATTAGGTATTTTAAAACCTGAAAACATTCCCTTTATTTTATTTGTTATTTTATATTTATACATTCCCTTTATTTTATTTGTTATTTTATATTTATTTGTAAATATGTTTAACCATTTATTGGTAGTTTCTATATTTTTATTTTCATTTTTGTTTTTTAATAGTGTTATTATTTTATTTGTATATATTTTAGGTGAAAAAACAGCATTATTAATATTTTTATTTTCTATTTCTAATTCTGTATTTCCTTGTAATTTTCTAAATATTCCATAATATGTTTCTATTTTTTCTTCTGCACCACCGAACTGTAAATTATTTATTCTACCATAATTAGAATTATTACTTGTATCATATATTTCATAATCATTTAAATAATGCTGATTGATTTTAGATATTTTATTAGATTGACATATAAATTTTCGATTATTAAAACCTCCTGAAATATTACTATTATTATTATAAATATATAATTTTTTATTTTTGATATTAATTTCTTCTTGTTTGTTATAATTATCGATATTATCATTGAAACTTAATATTTTGTCACTTTTTATTAATTGTTTATTATCATAATTATGATTATAAAATAATTTTTTCTCATATTCATAAGTATCATCTATTTTTTCTTCAATAAAAAAACAATATTCATCAAAAATACTCTTATTATTTGAATTTACTCGATAATTATTAATTAATTCATTTATATTTAATTGTTTAGGAGAATTAATCTTAATATCATTATCAGATGTTTTGTTAAAATAAATATTTTCAATAAAATATAAATATTTTTCTAATTTTTTTTCATTATCAATATTATTATTTTCTATTTTAGATTCTGTTATTGCTTTTTCAACTAAATCATTATTATGAAAAAATAAATAGTTATGTATATTATTTATAATTCTTGGACAATTTTGTGGATAAGAATTATGTAATAAATTAATTTTTATTTGATCATTATTATATAAAAAGTATTCTGGATATATTTTATCATTCATATTATCATGAATTATTTGATTTAATTTAATATCTTGATCACATTTGTATAATATTTTTTTTATTATAAAAAACCAATTATTATTACATTTTATATATGGTATATTTTGATCATCGTATTTAAAAATTATTACATTTAATTTATCGTTAATAAATGAATCAAACATATTTAAATTACTGTTTAATCCAGAATCCTGTTGTTTATTACCTAAATTACTATTACTATTATTTCTAGAGTTATTTTCTGTTTGATTTAATTTATTATTTTTTTCTTTTTTAAATTTTTCATATAATGATTCTTGATTGTTATTAAATTCTGGAAATTTTAGATTATCTAGATCTTTTTTTTCAATAGTTAAAAAATCATAATTTAAATTTATTTTTAAAATTCCTTTTTTATTTATATTTATGTTAAATATATCATCAATTTGAGTTATATTATTATTTTCAATGTATAAATTATCATCTAATTTTTTATTTTTACTGTATAAATATATTTTTTCAATTAAATCATTATTACCACCAATTATTTTACGATTAGAAAATTTATGACTATTTATTTTCTTAATTTTATTTTTTATAATGATTTTAGTCATTTTACTAATAATAAATAAGATTATTTTATTATTAAATAATTTTAAAAGAGTATATTTATTTCTTTCTTATAAATTTTTTTCTTTTTTTTATAATTTTTTTAGTACCTCCTGTTTGGTCTTGTTCCTGCTCTTGTTCCTGGTCTTGTTTTTGGTCTTGTTCCTGGTCTTGTATGTTATTGTTTTTCTTTTTAGAACTAAATATTCCTTTTACTCTTGATGCCATAGCACTTACAGCTCCTTTTTTTAAACTATTTTCAATTAATTTAATTTGTAACTCGGAAGGCCATTCATCATTCTCATATTGTCCGTTAATTAATTTTGAATATAATTTTTGATTTAATTTACCATCAATCATAATATCCATACCTTTTACTTTTTCAGAATTATTTTTTGTTTTAAAATAATTATTTAAAGTTTTGTACATATTTTTATTAAAATCTCCTGTTAAATTTTTTTCAGATAATTTATTACAAATATCAACAGGATCATTTACTGTAAGTGTTATATCATTATTTTTTTTTAAATTATTTAATAAGTTTTGTATGTGAGAATTTATTAAATTTTCTAATTCTTTATTTGTTATTTTGGATTCTGTAGCTTCTTGTGCTTTTGTAGATTCTTGTGTAGATGCTGGTGTAACTACTGGTGTAGGTACTGGTGTAGGTACTGGTGTTGGTGCTGGTGTTTCTGTAGGATCTTGTGTAGGCTCTGGTGTTGGTGCTGGTGCTTCTGTAGGATCTTGTGTAGGCTCTGGTGTTGGTGCTGGTGTAGATGCTAGTGCTTCTGTAGATAGTGGGTTTGTTGTAGGTGTTTTTTCTCCTTGAGATTGATTTGTTGAAGTTTCTTCTCCTCCTTTTTTAATATATTTTTTATTTACAAATTTTATTTTACTTTTTGTAATCATTACTATAATATAATATAATTTTATTATTTATTTACTTTATAAAATATAGTATAATTTTTCTATTAGTTATTATTCTTGTTTTCTTTTTTTTTACTAAACATACTACCAAACATACTTTTTTTTTCTATACCATAAGCTTTTTTAATTAATTCTTTTTGTTTTTCAGGAGGCCATGATTCTTTTATTCCATTTAATAATTTTGAAAAAACAACATAATTTAATTTTTTTATATTTTTACCATTTTTAGTTTTACCATTGACAGTTAAAGGTAGTCCTCCAATAGAAGCACTTTTATTTTTAAATTTAGTATTCAATATTTTATATAAATCTTTATAAAAATCTCCTAATAAGTTTAATTTCGATATTTCATTTAAAATTGATTCAGAATCATCATTCTCATTTATAGTTATGTTTTTATTTATTAAATGGTCTTTTAAGGTATTAATTTTAGAATTTATATCAGTTTGAAGATTTTTAAGATTTTTATTTTGTAATTCATTTTTTTGTCCATTAGTTTCTTCACTTTGTTGTCTATTAGTTTCTTCACTTTGTTGTCTATTAGTTTCTTCACCACCTTTTTTTAAGTATTTGTTTTTATTATTAAAAGTTTTGATTTTACTTTTAGTAATTATCATTAATTATAAAAGATATATTTTTTTTTCTATATTTTACATTTTAAAACTTTCAAACATATTCATTATTTCTTTACCTTGACTTAATACTGGAGCTAAAGTTTCCATGGTATTTTTTAGTGCATTAACCATATTAATTAATTCATATGTTTCTTTTTGTGCTTTTCTCATTGGATCAAATTTTCCTTCATCTTCATATTCTTCAGTAGGAATATCTAATTTTTTAGTTTCTTTTTTATCAGATTCCTTTATAGGTATGCCTCCATCTAATTGGTTTAATAATCCTTGTAATCCATCTGCTGCAGCTTTAACATCTTTATTTTTACTATAATCTTGCATCTTTGCTGTTAAATCATTTAAAAAATCACTATTATCTAGTTTTTTTTTCATTTCTTCTTTTTTTTCTTCTAAAGAAGATGCTACCTTATTTTTTACTTCTTCTTTTTTTTGATTCATAGTACTTTCAAAACTTTCTATTTCTGCTTTTTTTATTTGTAAATTAAGTAATAAATTAAATAATAAAAATAGTAAAACAGAACTTAATAAACTAATTACCCAATTTTTCGTTATTACTAACAATAAAGATAATATTAAAATAAATAATAATACTCTTTCGATATTTATACTTAATTTATTTCTAAATAATAAAGCAATTAAACAAAAAATTGTTATTATATATAAACTATTTTTCTTGCCATCATTTAATTTTATATTGTATTTACCAATATCAATATTTTTATTCTTTGCCATAATTAATATAAGCAGAGAATATTTTTTGAAAAAAAATAAAAATAAATTATACTCTTACAAATCGAATTATTACATATGCTACTAAGGCACATATCAATGCTTTTACTAAAAATCCCTTTGTATTAATTTCATTAAATTGATTACCTAACATGGGTAATTTCTGTATTAATGTTTTGTCCATCATAGTTGACATAAATACAAGTATCATTAAAAATATAAATAAAGGTACTCGAATTTCATTAACTATTTTTTTCCATAATGGCATTTCTTCTATTTCATATTCATCATAACTCTCATCGTCGGGATAATATTCTTCTTGAGGTGCTTTTTCCATACCTTGTAATCTTCTTTGTTCATTATCAGAATGATCTTTGAATTGTGTATTATCAGCTCTCATTTGATATAATTGATCATTCATATTTCTATCTTCAAATTCTTTTTCCATTGCTGGGATATTTTTATCAGCAGGAGGTATTGTACCATCTGGGTTTTCCTGTAAATCATTATATTTAGATAAAATATCATTTACTACTTGACTATCATCTCCTTTATTATTCAGACTTGATAATGGTGTGCTTTTTTCTTCCATATTTATTATTCTTAGTAATGAAAAATTTATTTAGTATTTAACGCATATAACATAGATTTATTTTGTTTCAACAACATCTTTTGTACAAGTTGTACTAACAGGTTTATACTTAAAACATTTTTCATCAAAAGAATAAATATTATTTTTTATATTTGCTGGAACTGGTGATTTATAAATTACACAATTTTTTCCTAAACATGCATGTCTAAAAATAACTGCTAATCCAAAACCCCATAAAATTCCTAATATAATTTTAGTTAATTTATTTTTAAATATATCCATATACTTTAAACATAGAAAATAAAAATAAATTTATTATTAATCATCTCCTACTACATCTTTAATTTGAGATTTATCAGTAGGACATGTAACTTCTTCTGCTTTAAATTTAAAACAATTTTCATTGGAATCTTTATATACTACTTTTCCAGCGTTTTCCGGATTTGGATATTTAATAATAATTCTTTTTTGAGGTGCTATTACATAAAAGAATAACAATCCAAGAGCTAGACTAATAAAAAATGCGTTAGGGTTTATAAAATCAGTAAATTTGATCATATATTATTTAATAATATTAAAATTTTGAAAAAGATTATTTAGTTTTCAATTATTGGTTTTTTTATAATAAAATTTTCACATTTATATATAAATTCATTTTTTATTTCATTCATTTGTTGTATAGTTTTATATAATTCATTCTTTGCTAGAAGATATTGATAACATTTTTCTGTCCAATTTAACCATTTCTCTACAGTTTCACTCGGAATATCTAATTTCTTAGCTGTTCTATCAATAACTTTCTGTTCTGGTATTCTATTTCCTGTTGAATGAAATAATTTAATTATTTCATTTTTTGATTCTTTTTCTATAATTGTTTCTATACTTTTAAATATTAGATTTCTTTCATTATAATACTTAGCAATTAATAATGAATTATCTATTTTTTTTATTGTTAATTCTTGTATTTTTTCTAAATGCTCACTATTTATAATATCTATTTCTTGAATTTTTTTATTATAAATTGTATAATTATTTTTTAATTCATTAAAATAATTTCTATCGTTGTCATCAATATTACTTGGTTTTTCAACAAGTAATGCTATTTTTTCTAAAATAATTTCGTTATAATATTTTAAATTTTTATATAAATCGAACAAGTTTATATATTTTGCGGATTCAATAATTATTTTTTTACTAGGATTTTTTATATCTGTTAATATAAATTTATCATCTTTTACAATTCTTTCATATTTATCATCTTTTGATGGTAATTGATAAAAATATTTTAAATATTTTTCATAAATTTCATGTTCTTTACTATTTTTATTGTATTCAAATAAATCATGAATATTACTAGAATTTGTTAAGTATTCCATATTCTAATATAATAAAAAGAATTTAAATATTTTTAAAATTTTTTTTAATTTATCATTTAAAATTTATTTTTTAGTACTAGTTTTTTTAACAGATTTTTTAGTAGTAGTCTTTTTTACTGGTTTTTTAGTAGTAGTTTTTTTAACTGGTTTTTTGGTAGTAGTTTTTTTAACTGGTTTTTTGGTAGTAGTTTTTTTAACTGGTTTTTTGGTAGTAGTCTTTTTAACTGGTTTTTTGGTAGTAGTCTTTTTAACTGGTTTTTTAGCACCACCAGTTTTATTGTAAGGTGCTAGATTGGCAGTAGCAGTATCATTACCAGATACAGTGCTATCAGATGAAACTTTGGCAGGCATATTAGCGTTATAAAATTGAGAAGGCATACCTGTTGCTCCTTCAGTTTCTTTTCCACCTTTCATTTGTTTTTTCTTTTGAACTTTTTTTTCTTTTTTTTGAAGAGATAATTTTTTCCCTCCTAGTAATAATTTTCTATTACTGCATCCACAACTCATTATATTATTAACAAATATAATTTATTATATCTAAAAAAAATTAAATTAATTATTAAATTTTTTATATTTATTTTTACATTTATTTTTATATTTATTTTTTACTATATATTTATTATTATTTTTTATTTTGAAATTCTTTTTTTAGTTAATGTTTTTTTAGTAGTGGAAGAAGTAGTTTTCTTTTTTAAAGGCTTTTTAGTAGTTGTTGAAGAAGTAGTTTTTTTTTTTAAAGGCTTTTTAGTAGTTGTGGAAGAAGTAGTTTTTTTTTTTAAAGGCTTTTTAGTAGTTGTGGAAGAAGTAGTTTTCTTTTTTAAAGGCTTTTTAGTAGTTGTTGAAGAAGTAGTTTTCTTTTTCATTGGTTTTTTAGTAGTTGTGGAAGAAGTAGTTTTCTTTTTCATAGCACCACCTGAAATATTGTGTTGAGCATCTAACATAGAATTTTTACAAGGACTATTTAATCCATTTAAATGATTAATTTTAGAAATAGCATTAAATATTAATTCATTATTTCTATAATTATCAGGATTATAAACGTGATGATTTGTTTTATCATAACCTATTAAATTTCCACCTTTTTTATTTTTTTTACCTCCTATCATTTTAATACCGTGTGGTTTTGGATCCTTTACTAATCCTGTTGTAACAATAAATTTATTATCAGGAGTTACTCTACCAAATATGTATTCATTTGTTCCAACATTTAAATCTACAGCAAAAGGTTTATTAGGTTGATTTTTATTACAATGCCAATCATGTGTAGTTTGAGTGTATAAAGGTATTCTACTCATATTTATAATTATAATCAATATTTTTTCTAAAAATATTTATAAATAAAAATAAAATTAATTCGAGTTAGTTATTTCAAATACTTTCGGTTAATAAATTTGAAATTCTTATAAATATTTACTATGAGAGATAAAAAAAATTTATCAAAGAAAAAAAAAATAAAAAAAAATAATACATTTTTTATTTTAAAATCTTTAAAAAAAAATATAAAATCATGGATAGCATTATTTATAGCATTATATAGTTTATGTGGAACTACTCATTTTTTGAAAGGATTTATTACATTTTTAATTATTTTATTTATAGTTTATTGGGTTCATTTAAGATCTCATGATTATAAACATATTTTATCTATTGGTCATTTTTATCATCACGAAAATGATAATTATTTTTCACATCTTATTCAAATTAATATTGAATTATTATTAGGATTAGTCTTATATTATTTTAATATTTATTTATTAAATAATTTATTAGATAATTGGATAATAGCTTTTGTTTATTTATTTTATACTTCTGTTCATAATATAAATTATTCATTATTAAAAGTAAATAAGACACATTATTTACATCATATTAATTCAAAAACAAATATTGGACCAGATATTTGTGATATAATATTTAAGACAAAAAATAAAAATATAAATAAGAAAGAATATATTGAAGATACAGATCATTATATAAATAATATTTTTATTATTTTATTTATTTTATTATGTACAAGAAAAATATGTGAAAATGAAAAAATTATAAATTTAATTGATCGAATATTATTTGTTACAATTATATTATCAATAATATTTTTTTGTATTTCAAATATATTTTTAACTATCTTTCACTATTAATATTTATTTGAAATGTTTTAACAAATATCAAAATAATTATTTTACATGCTATTATTGTCCAAACATTAATAATTAATTCTAATTGAGTTTCATAATTATGATTACATTTATATAAAATATTACATTTTTTAAATATTTTTTTACGATTATGAGATAATGATGTTTTTAAATATTTCTTTTCTAATTTTGTTAATGGACAATCATGTGTAATTATATTTGCTAGTCCATCTAAAGTGATAATATTTAAACATATTAATAAATGATAAATATTATTACTAAATAAAATCACAATAGTTCCTAAAATAATTAAAATATTATGTAAAATTTGATAATAATATCCAAATATTTTTTTAGGGATATATTGATATAATTTATTTAAAATGATTTTACTCCATTTTCGAATATGATTATTTTTAATTTGATTTATAATGGAATCATTTTTCATTATTTTAAAGTATGAAAAAAATTAAATAAATATGAACTTGATTATTTAATATTTTTATATTTATTTTTTATTATGTATTTTTGATAATTTATTATTTATTTTTATTGTTTTTTTAAATTTTCTTTTATTTTTTTTTTTGATTTTTTTAAATTTTCTTTTAAATGTTTTTCTTTTTTTCTTTCTTTAATTATTTGTTGAGCTTTTAATCTCATTTGTTTATCATGATAAAGATATATTAAAAATAGTAGAAATAATAATAATAAAGTAAAGAACATAAAATTAAAAAAAAAAGTATTGTGAATAACACAATTTTCTGAATAGATTAAATTATTATTTTTTTTTAGTTTATTTAAAAAAATATTGGATGTTAGATTTGGTTTCATCTATTTATATTTTAAAGAGATTATTATTAAAAAAATAGATCTAACTATTTAAAAAAATAAATATAAATTATTCTATGAATGAATCTTTTATTAAGTAATTTTAGTGATGAAAATAATAAAGATTTGGATGAGTTATTAATTAACTACCAAGAATACTTTAATTTTAAAAAAATAAATGATGAAACTTATTTATATTTAAATATAGATGAATTACGAAAATATATTAATGCGGGGAAAGAAATAAAATATAGAAAATTTATATTTTTATATATAGAAAACTTAATTCAAAAAAGAGGTAAAAATTATAATTTTAATTATGCAAAGATGAGTCATAAATTATTAAAATATATAACTCATAATAAAATATTGAATGTTTATGATATGAAAAATATTCGAAAGTTAATATCAATTATTAGTTATTTTAAATATAATTATTTAAAAATAAAAAATAATAATATATATTTTTTAGATGATAATTTATATATTGATATAAAAAATAATCGTTTTATCAATAAAAATTTATTAAAGGATTATAAGATTAATTTCAAAACAGAAGGTTTTATTATTAATAACCAAAGTTATTTAAAAAATTTAATCATTATATTAAACTGTATTTCACAAAGTAAGAAAATGAAAAATGAAAAAAAAAATATTCAACAAGATGATATTTTTATAAAAACGAATTGTAATTTAGTTATTACAAGTAAAATAAAGATTGAATTATTTACGAATGTAATACATTCAATTAATAAAAATGTAAAATACTTAGATATAAGTAATATATCAAGTATTAAAAATTTAAGATATAAAAATATTCAAGAATGTGATTATTTATTTTTAAATATTAATATATTAAGTTTTTTTATTAAATATATAGATTCTGGATATAATTATGATAATAAGTTAAAAGATGTAATATATAATTCGGTGGTGGAACAAGTAATGAGTGAAACAATAATGGAAAATAGTTTTAAAAATATTTTTATATTTAATTGGAATAATATTATAATTGATCAAATTAAAAAAATCAATAAGAATGATTTACAATATTTAAAATTTCTAAAAAAACAGGATTTTACGTATATAAATGATGAATATGAAATAAATGATACATTGATTCAACAATATTCTATGTTTTTAGTAAATCCTGATGATATAGTAAAATATGGTTATCATAATTATAGACATATAATTAAAAATGAATTAGTAATAGGTAGAAGTGATATTGAAAATAAAAAAATGGGAGATAATTTAATTGAAATAAAAAATAGTGATGAAAGTGAAATTATCAGTAAATTAAATAATAAAAATAATGAAATAGACTTGGCAAAATTATTTTTTTTATCAAAAAATAAATTTATGTATAAAGATAATGAAAAAAATATAAAGCAATTAATTAGAAGTAATAATAAAAATTTAATTTTTCAGGATAATTTTATTCATAATAAATGTACATCGCAATTATTTTGTTGTATATGTATGGATAGAATAGATAATTCAAATTTTTGTATATTAGATTGTTGTCATTATTTTTGTAAGAATTGTATATTAATGCATAAAATGAATGAAGAAAATAATAATTATGAAAATAAATGTCCTGTATGTAGAAATAAATATCATTTGATATATAATATTATTGATGAAAATAATGAATTAAATAATATATGTAATGATTTAGATAAAATATTAAGAACTAACAATAAGAAAAAAATATATATAAGTGCTGAAAATAATGAAATATTAACATATATTGAAGATGTAATTAAAAAAGAATATAAAACAGAATTTTACAAGAAAAATAAAAATACATCTAGTGATAGTATTAAATTAGTAAATACAAATTATTTAAAAAAGAATATAATAAAGGATATTGAAGTATTAATATTTTTCACATTTTCAGAAAAAACTTATGAAAAATATATTGAAATTAGAAATTTATATAATGATTATTATTTAAATAAAACAAAAATAAATTTTTATATATTTCATTATAATAAAAAATGAAAACAAAAACAAGAGATTATAATTATAAATTTTTTTTATACTTATAAATTAGATGAATGTTACAGTAGTATATAATAAAAAAAAACATAAAATTAATATTCATAAATTAGATTCAATATTAGGATTAAAAAATAAAATAAATAAACGTTTGTTTAATGAATCAAAAAATTTAGAAAATATTGAAATATTTTATAAAAATAAAAAATTAAATAATGAATGTTATTGTGATAAAGAGAATATTCATGAAAATGATTCTTTAATTGTTCATTTAAAAAGAAAAGGTGGAAATAAAAAAAAGACAAAAGATATATTTTTTTATATTGGATGCGTAATTACTATATTAATACCTTTTTTTATATTACCAACTGGTATCAATACTGGTGGTGTATCTATTATAGCAATTATTTTAGGTAAAGCGAAAGATGAATTTAGTAGATATTTACTTTGTGAATTAAAATATAGAACATTAACAAAAAGAATTGGTAATGTTATAGATTGGGTAAAATATTTATTATTTTTTATTGCTACTTATGTTTTAATTACATTAGGATGTGTAACAGCATGTTTATTAAGTAAAGGATCTGCTATTTTTGATAATCCTAAAAAAATATGTATGCCATATTACGTTGGTTCAACTGCTGGATTAATAATAACTATTATTTATTTTTTCATATATTTTTTGATGAGATATGCTGAATCATATTTAACTCCAATAGAATTATGGGCAAAGGAAAACGCTTTAACAAATTATACAATACGACCATTTGTTAGTGCTTTATCATCAATTTTTAAAAAAATAAAATATGTATTTTGTTATATTATACCATTTGGTATTGGTACAATGATTAAAATATATCATTCTTTAATTGATTCTTTTTTTCCAGTAGCAGTATCTTTTTTAGACACATTTTCTGAAATAGGTTGTACTAATGTGAATATGAATAATTTAATGAATAAACTAAAAACAAAATTAAAAAAAGCTGGTAAAGAAATTAATAACAATAAAAATGAAGAGAATAATGAGAATCAAAAAGAAAATAAAAAAGAAAATAATGATAAATCTTCAAAAAAATTAGACATGAATAAACTTTATAATATAAAATTTCAAAATGGCATGATTGATCATAATAAATATGATGAAATTATAGAAGAATTAAGAAAACATATTAAACCTGAATTACATCCATTATGTAAAACACCACCTGAAGGTTCATGTTGTCAAAGACAAATATTACTAAATATAGCTGATGGATTAAATGAACAAATGAAAAAAGATCCTACATTAAAAACAACATTGGATAATAATAAATTATATTTACCTTTTTTATTGGCTCTTGAAGGAATGTATGAAAAAGTATTATATGATGATAGTCTTCCAATAGTTTTTGAAGGTAAAAATACTGTTGAGAAAAAAATAGTATTAAAATATTTTTATGAAGAAACAAAGAAAAAATTATTATATAGTAATAAAAATAATGAAGTGTCTTTAATACAAAATATTGATCAGGTTTTATCAAGTGAAGATTCTAATTTTGATACATTATTTAATAAATTTAATTTGGAAAAAAAAATATATGATTACTTACATAAAGATGATGTTACAAATGAGGGACAAATAATAGAAATCAATCAAAAAATAGCTAAAATACAGCAAGAAGCACAAGATATAGCTAAAATAGATGGAAGTAAAGTATTAAAAGGAAATTCTTCAACAAAAATGTTAATGAAAATTGTAATAATTAATGCTATTTGTAATGTATTTACATCATCTAAATCGATGGTATCAGTTGTAGATGAAATTGGTGGGTTAAATCAATTAATTGATATATTAAAGTGTGGTTCTGGTGCCGGAGCTATTATAGCATTAATATATATAATAACAATAATTATTTTAGTGATATGTGGATTTTTAAATATTTATTAGATTATTTTTTTATTTGTTTATAATAGTTAATGTCAGCAGATGAACAAGGCAGTGGCAATATAGAATATTCATTTAATAAAAAAAGATATTATGAAATAATAAACAAAAATAGAGATGATTTTAATATTTATTATTGTATTACTATGTTAATATCATTTTTTTTCTTAACTGGTTCTTTTTTAGTTGGTGGAACATCTGTTTCACAATATTCATCAATTGAAACAAATGAAGAAGGAAAAAATCCAAAAGTAATATTAGATAGAAAATTATATAATTGGTTTAGTGAATTCTGTCTGGGGTCTCCTTATAATATTATGAGTATTCATAAGGATGGTTTAAGAGAATTATTAACTTCTAATGAAAAAGAAGAAGGAAAAGAAGCAGAATTATATATTGGTTTTAAACAACATTCATATTTATTTTTAATTATTGTAAATTTAATTGGTATAATGATAATAATAGAAGCATTAGTAAAAAATTTAATGACATCAATAATTGTTAATTTTGTACAAGAAAATAATAATAATAATCCATATAATAATCCAAATAATGTAACAAAAAATACTGAAAAAGCTAATACATTTATTCAAAAAAATTATAGTAGATTAATGAGCTTAAGTTTTTTATTTTTAATACCATTTACAACAACATATGTTGTTAAATATATATTTTCAATGGATAAATATGATATAAAAAAAACATTTTGGATTAAAAATTATATATTTATATCATTAATTATACCTACGGTAATATTAATTATTTATAGAATTTCAGGACATGAATCAATATCATTATTTGATATGATTGATAAATTTATTTATAATAAAGATAAAGAGTATATTAATTTTATGAAACAAATGTTTTATATAAAGTTTTTTATTATTTATATGTTTTTATTTATATTTATTATATTTTTGTGTATGCATTGGATTTATGGAAATATTAATAAATATATATCATCTGGTTTTTGGAAATATTTTTATTATACTTTTATTATATTTTCAATATATTGGTTAATTCCAAAAGTATTATCATCAAATGCTATTTCTACATTATATAATGTTTATAAGAAAGATAATGTTAATAAGGAAGAAGAAGAAATTATTAAAGGAATTCAAAAATATGGTGTTCAATCATTATATGATTTAATTGTAAAATATAATTATCCTTGTTTTAAAAAATAATAACTTAAAATCATTTTGATAATAAAAAAATTATGTGTGGTATATTTTTTTATTTAGGAAAAACAATTGAACAGGAATATTTAAAAAATCTATGTGATAAATTTCAGCATAGAGGTCCTGATAATTCTAAAAATTTAACATTAAATAATTTATTTTTTGGATTTCATAGATTATCGATTAATGGGTTGGATGAAATAAGCAATCAACCATTAATAAATAATGGAATATACTTAATATGTAATGGTGAAATATTTAATTATAAAGAATTAATGGATGAATTTAAATTAAAGGAAGAATATAAGACTAATAGTGATTGTGAAATTATTATTCATTTATATAATAAAATTGGAATAAAAAAAACATTACAAAAATTAGATGGTGAATTTGCTTTTGTTTTATATGATAGTAATACAGAAAAAATTTACATAAGTAGAGATCAATTAGGAATTAGGTCATTATTTATTGGATTAAAAGAAGAAGAAATGATTATTAGTAGTGAAGTAAAAGGAATTGATGAAACATTTGAAGTAAAACAATTTGAACCTCGAACTTTTTTAACCATTGATAAATTAAATTATATTGAAAGTTTAAAAAATTATGAAAAAAATATGGATATTTATTTTGATTTTGATAATAATTTTGAAAATACTTATAGTGAAGAAGAACATATTATAAATATAAAAAAATTAATGGAAGATGCAGTTAAAAAAAGAATGTTAAGTGACAGAAATATTTGTTGTTTATTATCTGGAGGATTAGATAGTACTATTGTAACAGCATTAGTATCTAAATATTTTGATGATTATAAATTAAACACGTATTCAATTGGAATGAAAGGTTCTGTTGATTTAAAATACTCTCAAATAGCTGCTAATTATTTAAAAACAAACCATACTATTATTGAATTAACACCAAATGATTTTCTAAATGCTATTGATAAAGTAATTTACCAAATTGAAAGTTATGATGTAACAACAGTAAGAGCATCTATTGGTAATTATTTAGTTTCATGTTATATTCGAGATAATAGTAATGATAAAGTTGTATTTTGTGGTGATGTATCTGATGAAATATTTGGAAGTTATAGAGGTTTCCATTATGCTAAAGATGAACAAACTTTTTTTGATGAAAATTTAAAAATGTTAAAAAACATTCATTTTTTTGATGTATTAAGATCTGATAAATCAATTAGTGGTGCAGGTTTGGAGGCAAGAGTACCATTTAGTGATCCAAAATTGATTCAATATGTAATGAAAATAGCACCAAAACATAAAATGTTTAAAAATAGAATGGAGAAATTTTTAATTCGTAAATCATTTGAAGATATATTGCCACAAGAATTAGCATGGAGAGTAAAAACTGCTTTTTCAGATGGAGTTAGTAGTGAAGAGAATCCATCATATGAGTTAATTCAGAAATTTATTGAAAATAAATACAGTGATGAAGAATATGAAAATTTAAGAAAAAAATATATTATTAATCAGCCTTATGATAAAGAATCGTTATATTATAGAGAAATTTTTGAAAAATATTATCCAAATAAAGATATTATTTTACCGTATTTTTGGAAACAGCCTTTTATGGATGATAATGATCCTTCTGCTTGGTTAGCTGAAAAAAATAAACAAAATCAGACAAAACAAGAAAAAAATTTGAATCAAAATCTACATTTAAATTAAAAATAAAATTAATTATGTATAATAAAAATAAAAATAAAATATAATTATTAAATATATGGTAAAAGATAAAATAAAAACTGGAAAAAAAACAAAAGGTGTTTCAAAAAAAAGTAATAATAATATAGATTTAAAAAATAAAGATTATAATTTAGTGAAAGTAAAATCAAATTATTCAGATGTTATAGGTATCACAATATTAATCACAATAATTTTAATTATTATGATGGGATATATAATATATTATTTAAATAATTTAAAAAAATGTGATTGTTTTAAAAAAGAAAATGTTGAAAATACAGTAAGTATTGATTATTTAATCATTATTGAAGCAATAGGTTTAACTATGAATGTTATAATTTTAATAAATTTAATAACTTTATACATGTCTGTAAATAAAATTAAATCAGGTGGTGCTTCATACCATCAAAAATTATTTATTTATTTAATTTTATCTTTATATGTATTAATATATGGTTTATTTGTTTATAATGTTTATAAATTAAGTCAAAATGTAAAAGAAGATTGTTTATGTGCTACTCATCCAGTCAGATTTTTATTATATATCCAAGCATTTTTAGTATTTGTATATTTAGTTTTATTGGTATTAGGTTTATTTTTAATCTAAAGAAATAAAATAAATATATAAACTAAATATATATGAGTAGATCTTTTTCTAAATTTGATATGCTTTTCACAGTAAAAGATAATATAAAATGTTTAAATAATAAAAATAATAATAATTTTATTATTCGAAACAATAAAATATATTTTTTAAATAATCATGCAAATAAAACATTAGATACAACTGCTATAGCTGTTCATAATAGTAATTTTGAAATTGTATCAAATGATAGTAATTTAAGTTTTGGTTTTGATAATAGTGATAATAAAATAACAATTAATGGATCAAACTTTTATAAAGTAAAAGAAATCAATAATAAAATGATTGATTTTTATTCTGGTCCTGTAACAATTACTATACCAAAAAATATGACTAATCGATTTATGTATGTATTAGATCAAACAAATACTTTGTATAAAATAGTATTAGTATATAATGAATTATGTAGAGATCAATTTTGTGTTTCTGATAGATATCAAACATATGCTTCTAAATTGTTAGGTAAAGAAATTAAATTAACATCAATAAGTGAATTATCTAATAATGTAAATTGTAGTTATAATAAAGTTCATCGTATTCGAAAATTAAATGAACAACAAAATTTATATACAATGATGAGGTTACATCCAGACAAATTCCCAATTATATCAAGTGTAAAAAATATGAATCTAACATATGCTCAACAAAGAGCTTATAGTAATTATTGGTGGAGACAATATGGAACATCACAAGCATTACCTGTAAATGATGTTTGGGGAGGATTTAATCTAGTTGGAAGTGATGTTCCTTACACTCATTAATATTTTATTTTAATAAAATTCGGCATTTAAAATACGCGTTGCTCTAAAATACTAATTTTTATTATATATAGTATATATGAGAGAATTGAATGATTTAGATTTTTTAGTTTATTCATCACATAAAACATCTACTCAAACATTAGTCACAATTTTAAATAAAAATAATTATAAAGCATTACATTGTCATGTTATAAATAATTTAAAATTAAATTTAATTAATCCACCAACAAAAGAAACATTTAAACAATATTTAATTAAATACAAAAATATAAAAAAGAAAAAATTAAGAATTATTACATGTATTAGAAATCCAATAAATAGATTATTAAGTTCTTTTTTTCAATCATTTAGTACTGATGAAATTATAATTAAAAATATAAATGAAGAAAATACAACAATTAGTATTAAAGATGAGGATGAATTATGTATAATGTATGAAAAAATAATTAATAATTCTAAATTGCCTGGACGTGTGGAAAGTCTAGATGAATTATCTATTATACTTGATATAAATATATTAGAAAAATTAGAAAATAAAAAAGATTATTATTATTTGAATAATGATTTATTTGAATTATATGTTTTAGATTTTAATAAAATAATTGATAAAAATGTTTTAAATTATTTAAATAGAATATTAAAATTAGATTTAAAAATTTTAGCTTCTAGTAATTTATCAAAAAATAAAAATTATTATAATAAATATCAAAATGTTAAAAAAAAAATTGGGAATAAGTTAGATAATATAATTAAAAATAAATATAATAGTTTTTATTTTAATGCATTCTTACAACTTTAAAAATATAAAAAACCAAATTTTAAATAAATTAAAATAAAAGTACTTAAAGAATTCATATTATATAATAGTAAGAATCATAGAATCATCTCTCATAGCTCAGTTGGTTAGAGCATCCGACTGTTAATCGGAAGGTCAGAGGTTCGAACCCTCTTGGGAGAGAATAAATATTCATTTATAATATTTTTATAAATGAATAATTAATATTTATAATAATTTTTTTATTTTTTTAATTTTTAATATATAATATAACATTGGTGATAACTATTCCATAAATAATTAATCCAATAACGACTTTACATGTATGATAAATATCAGATGGTTTATTTGCTTCATCTAACATTTCATGTAAATATGAATCAATATGGTTATTATTATGATTATTTAAAATAAGTTGTTCAAATTGAATAGATTTAATTTTTACTGTATTTTCAAATGCATAGCACATATTGTATTTTTTAATAATTAAAGTGGGGAATTAAATCAATTTTAAATTTTTTTTAAAAATATAAAAATGTATTATTAAATTAATGAATATAATTAATATTTTTATATGTATCTTAATAACTATTTTTATATTTTATATAGTAAATTTATACTACAAAAAAGAAAAATTAGATGTTGCGGTAATTGTAGAGCCTCGAAAAGATAATATGTTAATTAAAGTACTTCATAATTTTTTAGAATTTTTACCTAAATACACTCAAATACATATTTTTCATGGTACAGATAATGAAGAATTTATATTTCAACATTTTCATTCAGAAATTGGATCAAATAAAATTATATTAACAAATTTAAATAAAAAAAATTTAAATATAAATGAATATAATCAATTATTAACATCTGAAAAGTTTTATAATAGTATCAATGGTGAAAATATTTTAATATTTCAAATGGATACTTGTTTATGTTCAAATCCAAAATATAAAATAGAAGATTTTTTAATATATGATTATGTTGGAGCTCCTTGGATTGATAGAAGATATGTTAATAAAGTAGGAAATGGAGGTTTATCACTTAGAAAAAAATCAAAAATATTGAAACATATACGTTATTATAAATATGATTTTACGAAGGAACCTGAAGATTTATATTTTTCGAAAAGTGATATTTTATATTTTCCCAGTACTTTGAAAGCATCATACTTTTCAACAGAACATTTATTAAACCCATACTCTATAGGTGTTCATAAAGGAAATAAAACATTAAAAGAAAAAGATCAATATATTTTAGAAAAAACGTGTCCAGAATTTAAAAAAATATTGAAATCAAATTAATTTATAGTTAAAAAATATGAGTGAGGAAAATTCACCTAAAAATATGAAAGATGAATTACATGAAATGATTTCTGAAAAAAACTTAATTGAAGAAAATATTATAAAACTTGAATCTATGCATGTTAATTTAAAAAATAAATTAATGAATCAAGATAAAACCATAAATGAAAAAACATTAGAAATGAAATTAGATGAAATTAAATTAAAAAATCAACATGAAATTGATATTCTTCAAGAAAAGAATAAAAAAATAGAAAATTTCATTTCTATATTATCTAAAAAATACGAATTAGAATTAAAATACATAGAACAGTATTGTGAGCATAAATCAAAAATTCATAAAATAGGTGAAAAATATCCTTTTATCAATTTAGATGAAATTAAAAAATTAGAAAAATCATATGTATCTGAATTTTTACAATCACCTAAAAAAAATAATAATACTTATCAGCTTAATGAAAAATCAGACATTCATAAATCTATTGATTCACAAGAAATAATAAATAATCAACCTCCACCACCTCCACCTCCTTCTAATGAATTAGTAAAAAATAATACTTCTAATAATATACAAATCTCAAAAAATAATCATTTAGAAAATATAGTAAGAAACCCTAATATAACAAAAGGTAACTATGATATACGAAAAACTGGTTCTTTAGAAGAACAATTAAAATTAGCATTTAATACAAAATATAAAGGATTAAAACCATCATCGGAAAATAGTGATGATGAAGATGATAATAGTTTTAATTAATTAATCATATTTTTCATATGATTTAACTTCAAATATATCACTACCACTTATTTTATTTATTTCATTTTTAACATTTGCTCTTTTATCATTTGTAAAATAAACACTTCGAGCAATTTGAATAAATTCATCATCAAATTCTTGATTTTTTTCTTTTATTCTAATACTATCTTCAATATTCCATAATTCTTTATTAATAGAAATTAATTTATTAAATAATTCTTTAACTTCATATGCGTTTTTTAATTTTTGAATAAACGGTTCTAAATAATCAATTTCAATTTGTACTTTATTTAATTTTTCATTATCTTTAATAAATTCCTTTTTTATTAATAAAATTGAATATTTATCCATTAATTCACCATTACTTACAGGAACTAGCATTATATATTTTATATTATTATATTTAATTTATTTAATAAACTAAAAAATATGGATTTAAAATATCTTCTTTATTATAAATTAATTCTTTATCAGAATTTATTTGTAATACTTTACCTCCAGCATATTTCACTACAGCATGTGAAGCACACGTATCCCACTCAGAAGTTGGACCATATCTAGGATAAATATCAGCTTTACCTTCAGCTATATATAATAGTTTAATACTACTTCCAATATTTATTAATTTAGGATTTTTAAACTGAAGAATATATTGTTTTGTTTCTTCACTCATATGTGATGATGATGCTACTATTGTGATATTTTCTTTATGTAAATCCTTATTTGGAATTTCTAATTTTATTGCTTCATTATTTACTAATTTAAAACTTCCAACATCTTTAATTCCATAATAAATTTCACCACTTACTGGAATACTTACTATACCAAATATTGGTACTCTATTATAACATAAACCAATATTTACTGTAAATTGACCATTTTTTTTCAAAAATTCTTTTGTACCATCAATTGGATCAACTAACCATGTATATTTTTTATTTTTTCTTAGATCATAAGGATCATTTTTATTTTCTTCACTAATAATACAAAAATGTTCATTTGTTTCTTCTTTAAGGTTTTTATTTAATAAATTTAAATATTCACAAATTAATTTATTTGATTCTAAATCTGCATTTGTCAAAGGGGATTTATCATCTTTTAGTGTAATTTCAAAATCTTGATTATAAATCTCTAAAATTTTCTCATTACATTTTTTTATTAATGTTATAAAACCATCTAAAAATTCTTTTTTTTGGTAGAATAAAGTCATATAATAATAATTAAAAGAAATTATCTTTAAATAATTTTAAACTATTCCAAAACCTTTCCATAAAATTAAACCTAATAAAAAGGTTGTAATAAAAGTTAATATTATTAATACAATATTTTTTGAATATTCATTTAAATATGCCCAACAGAAAATATGTTCGCTATTATTCACTTTACATTCTTCTTCATAAGTACTCATATGTTTATTCACTTTTATACCAAATACTGTACCAGCGGTTGTTATAAGTGCGCTAGTTATAATTGTTTCTAATATTTTATTATTATTATTATTCATATAATTTGTAGTAATATTTTTTTTATAAAAATTATAAAATTGATTCTTTATAAATGATTTTATTTAATTATATCATATAATTAAATAAAATATATAATTAAATGAATATTTCAGAGAAATTTTATGAATCTTGTGCTGATGCTTTTTCAGATACTCGTTTTTGTTTATGGGATGTTGTTAAAGAATTCGGTAATCAATTTAAAAAAAGTGACATAGTTTGTGATGCTGGTTGTGGGAATGGTAAAAATATTAAATATTTTCAAGATAAATGTACTATGATAGGTTTTGATAAATCTAAGAAATTAGTATCTATTTGTGAAAATAAAGGATATAATGTTAATGTACAAGATATATTAAATACAAATTATTCTTCTGAGATGTTTGATTATGTTTTAAGTATAGCTGTAATTCATCATCTTGATAGTGAAGAAAAACACATTTGTGCTATTCAAGAATTATTAAGAATTTTAAAAATTAATGGCAAGTTACTATTTACATTATGGGCATTTGAAAGTGATGAATATTCAAAAAAAAAGAAATTTCAAATAGGACATAATTATATTAATTTTAATAAATCTGAAAGATATTATTATATTTATGATGAATTAATGTTGAAAAATATGTTAAAAAAAATAGAAAATAATAATTACATGATTAAATATTGGTGGGAAAGAGGAAATTGGAATATAATTATTCAAAAAAAATAAAGATTGTATTTTAATGAAATATTTTATGAATAAGAGGATCAATTAATTTATAAATTTCGAACAAAATTTCATCATCAGATAGTACTTTATATTTAATTATTATATAATTAAAAAATAAATATTCAAATCCTAAAATTGAACCGCCTAATAATAAATAAAAAACGGTTTTATATATTATATTTTTTTTTAAATCGTGTAAATTGATAAATGGTTTATCTATATTTTGGATATTATCTGTATTATCAGTTAAATCATCTGAATCTAATGTTAAACTTCTATTTCGAATTGTTCTAAATTCTATCATCGATTCTGTTTCTTCTATATTTTTTTTTCTTTTTTTAAATAAGTAATATTTAAATATAAATATAAATAAATATATTATACTAACGATTCCCAAGAATACTAACCAATAATTAATAGCTTTATGATACAATTCATTATTATAATCTTCTCTATTTAAAGAAGCTTCATTTTTTTTAAATTCCATATCATTTAAATGAATGATATCTGAAGTATTATAAGGATTTACAATAATATCATTTGTTGATTCATCATAGTTATTAACTAAACGTTTAATTGTATTTAAGTAAGTTTTTGTTTCAAGAGGACCAACATATTCAAAATAAAAGATAATTTCAAGTAATGATAGCCACAGTAAATGAAAAAATATACTATACATATATTAAACGCAATATAAAAAAAGATTTAAAAATTAAATATTTAATATAGAAAATAAAATTTACAAATTATGTTAAAAATAGATATATCTGTCTAGAAAAATATATTAACTAATAACACAGCATTTGTCCATATATTTTTTGTTTTTATTTATCATATTAACGTCTATTATATTATTATTTTGTGTATTATTTTTTATTCCTTCACATATTATATCATTTTTTATAAAAGTATTATATATTTGTGTTATCATATCTTGAAAAATATCAAAATAATTACATTCATATACACTTGTTTGATAGTAAATTAAGTTATATTTATTAATTAATGTATTTAATTCTTCAATTGGAATAACATTTACCAAATCACTTTTATTACCTATTAATATAATAGGATGACTATGAATACATGAATTATTATTTTTAATTTCTTTTATCCATTTTTCTAATGATTTAAAAGTATTATAATTATTAAGATCAAAAAATAATAGAATTCCACTTATTCCTCTAAAATAATTAATAATAATTGCTTTGAATCTTTCCTGTCCAGCTGTATCCCAAATATTTACTTTTATTGTTTGTTTATTTTTTTTCGTATATTTAATAGCATAATCTACACCAATGGTTGGACATGTTTCAGTAACATTATAACTATATTCTAGTAAATTCTTGAAAAATGTTGTTTTCCCAGAATTATGATCTCCTACTAATATAATCTTAAATATATAATCATATTCCATTATATTTTATAAATAGATAATAAACAAACGCACAAATATCATTTTTTAATTTTTTATTAATAAAATATTTTTCGAATTTTTATCAAAATCTATTAATGAATTTAATATAGATAATTTATTTTTATCTATTTTTTCTGTTTTTTCACCTTTAAAACCTCTAAATAATTCAACTGCGATTTTTCTTGTTTCATTTGTTGTAATTATTTTATGTAAAGTATATGTCATTAATTCATCACTAATTTCTTTTTCATATTGATTAAAATATAAATCTTCAACTGTTGAATATATCTTCATATAAAATATCATTGTTTGAATATCTGACCAATCTTTAAAATAATTTTCATAAAAATTACGAAATTCCTTATTTCTCATTAATCCTGTAAAATCTTGAAAAAATTTATTTTCTTTTAAAATTTTTTGACCTTTCTCAATATTTTTTTCAACTTTTTTATCAACATTTTTATCAAAGGTTTGAATTGAAGAATTAGGATTACTCATTATATGTTAATATTATTAGAATTTTAAATCAATTTTTAAATAAAAATGGTATTTAAAAATATAAATTGTATAATATGTAATAAATGTCAGAATTTGAAAAAAAATGGAGTAGATGGGAATCTAAATATAAAGATTCATGGTTTAGTTGCATACCTGGGAAAAATGGTTTTTTACCTATTGATCAGCCATTATTTAAATTACCTCAAGAATATGATAAAATTAACGAAATATTAAATAAAATGAAAATTACACAACCTAATGGAGAAAAAGGATATTTATATTATAAAAATCTAGGAAATATTATTGATGATGAATTACCAATATTTGATTTTTCTTCTATAAATGACGTTAAATTAAATGCGGCTTTATTAAGAGATTATTTTTTTATGGCTTCAGCATATTCTTTAGAAACATCACATCCTGAAGAAAATGAAACTTCATATCAACAAGCTAGAGATTTTTTACCGAAACAATTAGCTATACCTTTACTTCAACTAGCAAGTAAAAATGATGTGTTTCCTTGGATGGATTATGCATATGGATATGGTTTAAATAATTCTATTTTAATTGGAGATAATCCTAAACATTTTGGTTCATATAAAACAGTACGAATGTTTAATGGAAATCAAAGTGAAGAAGGTTTTATTAATGTACATGTAGCAATGGTGGCTCAATCAGGAGATTTACTTCATCATCAACAAGAATGTTTATATAATTTAAGTATAAATAATCGAGATGAATTTAATTCTCATTTAAAAAGTCATTTTTCAATATTTTCAAATATTGTAGAAACACTACAAACAATGTGGAAAGCATCATCATATAATGATTATTTATCTTTTCGAACATTTATTATGGCTCAAAAAGGGAATTCAATATGTTATCCCAAAGAATGTATTCGATTTATGACAGAATTGGGTGAAGAATCGCATAGTTATCGAGGTGAAACTGGAGCACAAGATTCAATTATTCCTTCAGTGGATAATTTTTTACAACTAATATATCCGGAAAATAAATTAACTGAATATTTGTTTGATTTAAGAAAATATAGACCGAAAGATCATCAAGAATATATTAATTTTGTAGGAAAATCATCAAATGAATTAAATTTTAAAGAATATTGTTATCAAGATAGTTATTCATGTATATTATTATTGAAAAATTTAAATTGTTTAAGAATGTTTAGAAAAAAACATTGGAATTTAACAAAAAAATATATTATTGAAAATACGAAACATCCAGTAGCTACGGGAGGTACACCTATTACTACATGGTTACCAAATCAATTGGGGGCAACATTAGAATATATGGATAATGTTATTCATAAAATTAATGTAAATAGTTTAAAAGAAGAATCAGATAAAGAATATTATAAAACAATGAAAGTAGAATTAAGTGATCATATACAATCGATAATGGATGAAGTAAATAGTATGCAGCGTGATTTTCAAAATCAAGATTATCATGATTTTTTAAATAAAGTGAATAAATAAAATTAAAATAAATTTAAATAAAATTAAATAAAATTAAATAAAATTAAATAAATTAAAATAAATTAAAATAAATCTGTAAAATAAATCACTAAAATAATATAATTTATTTTTATTGTGTTTTTTTATTTTTATCTCATTAGTTAATTTTATATAAATAGATTTTCATATAAAATTATAAATATAAAAAAAAAAATAATATATTAGATTAATATAACGAATGTATCTAAATTCCTTAAATAAAAAAGTGAGAATTACATTTATTAGACACGGAACTACTAAATTTAATGAAGAAGATCGAGTACAAGGTAGTTCTGATATAGATTTATCACAAAAAGGAATAAATGAAATTAATGATATAAATATTAGTAATTTTAATTATGATATGTTTATTCATAGTCCATTGAGTAGGTCAAAAGATACTTTATATGGTATATTAAATAAATATAATAAAAATATAAATGATATAAATCTTCGTGAAGATATTTTAATAACTGAAAGAAAATATGGAATATTTGAAGGATTAACGAAAGATGAAATAAAAAAAAAATATCCAGAATTATATAAAGAATGGTTAGTAAATGAAAATATACAAGGAGATGGGATTGAAAGTATTGAAAATGTAATTGATAGAATTAAATTATTTATATCAAAGATCATTTCATTCAACTTTTATAATATATTAGTAGTTACACATTCTGGATTTTTATATGCTTTGTATAAATATATTTCAGGTTGTGATATATCTTTAAAACCAAATGATATAGATGTAAATTTTAGTAACTGTAGTATAACTTGTTTAGATATAGATATAATATATGATAAAATGGAAATTATATTACATGTTAATCAAAAAGAGATAAAGAAAACAATTAATTTTTAAATTGATGGAGAAATATTATTATCAGTTTGTAATTGTTTTATATTTGTAATTGTAGGTAAGATTTCATCATTAGCATTATCAATTATTGAAAAATGATCATTAATTTGATTGTTTTCAAAAATATTATTTTTTGAAAAGTCATCATTTTTTTTTGTAAAATTTTTAATTAACATATTATGATTTAATTGTAAATTATTATTTCTTCGTAAAATAGTATTCATTATAATAAAACTCATTTTTGATAAAGCATTTGTACTTTGGTGTCTATGTTCTCTTTTTAATAAATCAACCTGACCCATAATATTTAATCCATATTTTTCATAAATATCAATTAATAAATTTATTTCAACACCATATCCAGTCATATAATGTACATTTTCCAATACATGTCGATAACCACCATATTCTCCTCCTAATGGTTGAATAAATCCTGATAATTCAGGGTAAAACATATTTAACATAGGTCTAGCACATAATTCTGTAACTCTTCCTCCTTCATTATTTTGTTTAACATTATTTAATATAAGTGGTCTTTCATAAAATCCTTTTATAAACTGAATGTTATTTTCTAATAATGGTCCGATTAATCCATATATCATTTGTATATCGAAATTTTTAATATCACTATCACAATATAAAATAATATCTCCTTTTGAACAATATAATCCTTTCCATAATTGATTTCCTTTACCTTTTTTAGACGAATGTTCTGGTAAAATATATTTTTCATGTATATGTTTTAAAATTGAATATTTATTTGTTAATGAAATTACAATATCATTTGTTTTATCAGTAGAACCACCGTCAATAATTATTAATTCATCAATTATTTGATACTTACTATTAAGTTCTAATGTTATTTTTTCTATAATATTTTGAATGGTGGATTCTTCGTTTAAAGTGGGTATAACAAGAGATATCGTATTTTTTTTTTTACTTTTGTATAATAAATCTAAATTTTGGTAATCATTCGATTTAAATGTATTATTATCTAACCATTTTTTAAGATTTTCTAAATAAAACATTTTATAATTAAAGTTTATATTTTTTTTTATAAATATGGGTTTAAAATACTGACTTTCTATTTTTAAAATCTAACTCGTTTTGCCTTGGGATTTAACAAGATATACAAAATTAAACCTATTATAATTGATAATAAAAATATAACTAAATAAATCATTTTATCTTTCTTTTTTTTCTGTTTTTTCTTTTTATTTATTTTTTTCTTTATTTTACTAATTTTGGTTTCTTTAACGTCATCATCATCATCATCATCATCAGAATCACTATTTTTATCAATATCTAAATCAGTAATTTTAGTTTCTCTATCATTAGATGCTTCTTTTACAATAATTTTTTCTATAGGTCTATGTTGAATTTGATTATATAACCCAGCAATATTTGGAATTGAACCTACATTTAAATAATCTGGTGAATGATTGTAATTATAATTGTAATCATTTTGTTGTATCATTGGTTGAGTAGGAACATATTGATTATTATATACAATTTGTTGCTGTTGTTGTTGCTGTTGTTGTGGTGGATAATATTGATTTTGATGTTGAACAACAGGAGTTTCTTTCATACTTTTTGAATTATCAAGTCGATTGGCATTTCTTTCCATATCCATTTCAGCATTACTATTTTCAAAATTTTCAATAGCATATACTTGGTTAGGTAAGTGCATTTGATTTTGTTTAGGATATTGAATTAAAGAACCACTTCTTACTCCATTATTAGAAGTATATCCATATGTATTATCTTGATTTTGTCCATCAAATAAAGATGATGATGGATAAGATTGTGTTTGATATATTTCATAATGATTATTTGAATTATAAGAATCTCCTACTTGGTGATTAAAATGTTGGTTATTAACTTTTCTGTATGATGGTTGGTTATGTTGTTGATGTGTATATACAGGTGCATTATAATAAGGAACATTATTTATGGGAGCTGAATTAGACAAAGAATAAGAACTCATATACTAATATATATTTATATATTTTTTTAGAAAATAGTAAAATTTATATATTATAAATTAAATAAATTATTGTAAGTAAAATATTGAATTTATATTTTATTTAACTAAAAAGAATATTATTTCTAATTAAGTAAATTAAGTATAATTACTAAAATAAAATTTTATTTATGCCCAACTTTTAAGTGACTGAGTATATGGATTTTCTTGATGGGCTTTTATAATTTCAGGATTAATTCTATCAGCTAATGGTTCATTAGGAACAACATCTTTATTTTGAGTTACATTTGTTAATTCTAATTGTGGGATCGAATTATATATTTTCGTTGCTTGTGTTCCTCTTTCATTTAAATATTGATTTTGAGTTTCATTTAATTTAGTTGTAGTAGCATGAATATCCTTACTGCTTACAATTTTGTTAGGTCCAGCTGCTCCTGGAGTATAACCTTCATCTATATCTCCACGAATAGATTTTATAGTAGAATTATAAATATCTTCATAACTCATTGGTGCTGTATTTCTTCCATCATTTCCAGCATTTCCTGTATATTCAATATTCGATGTTTCTTCTTTTTTCGTCTTCTTAGCATCTACTTCAGTAACATCATATCCTCCTAAATCTGGTCCATCAGCATCACCAAAGTATTCAACACTTGTTGATGCTCTTTGTGTTCCAACTGCTTGTACATCTGTACTTAAATAACCATCATTTCTTGTTTCAGTAGCAATACCTAAAGCATCTTCTATTAATGTAGATTGTTTAATTGTTTTTTTAGCTTCTTCTTCATTTCTAGTATAATTACCTTTTTTACCATCACTAACATTACCATCTCTATTATTATCAATATTTGTTTCTTTAATTGTTGTTCTAGCTACATTTTCAGGATCATATACTACATTACCTCTTGTTGATACAGCAGCATTAGATCTAAAATTATTATCAATATTTGTTTCTTTAATAGTTGTTCTAGCTACATTTTCAGGATCATATACTGTATTACCTCTTGTTGATACTGAAGCATTAGATCTAAAATTATTATCAATATTTTGTTCTTTAATTGTTGTACGAGCAATATCATTTGGATCATATACTGTATTACCTCTTGTTGATACTGAAGCATTGGATCGGAAATTATTATCAATATTTGTTTCTTTAATAGTTGTTCTAGCAATATCATTTGGATCATATACTGTATTACCTCTTGTTGATACAGCAGCATTAGAACGATAATTATTATCAATATTCTGTTCTTTTATTGTTGTTCTTGCTACATCATTTGGATCATAAATTACATTACTAGTATGTCCTTTTAAGTTACCATGTCTTTTATTTTTAATTGTATTATATTTCTTAGGTTTTTTAACTTTTTGGTTAGATCTAGATGGTGTTAATTCATTTTCAGATTTATAATTCATTACAAATGATTTATTTTCTACAGGTAATTTTTTATTATTCTTTAATTTAATTGATTTTTTTCCATAGTCATTTGGTGCTGATGAAAATATATTTAATATACTCCATTGATCTGAACTTGTTTTATTAACAGGATCATCATATTTATAACTTACTTTATGTGAAACTTTATATTTAGATCTTACTTGTGCTACTGTTCCTCTTGTAGGAGCAGCACTTCCTTGTCTATTTTTAAGACCAGTTGTTTTACGGTTTGTATGTTTCGAAACAATACAAGGTCTTTGTTCTGGAGCAATAACAGCACCTGTTGTTGTTAAATATCTATCAGCATCTTGAACATAAAATGTATCTGGTCTATTTTTATATACTGTACCAATTTTACCAGGTTTATTAATCTTTTCACCTGAATTAATTCTTCCATAATATGATATTTTTGGATTTGTTTTTACACGAATTTGATCAGTGGTTTTTGGTAAAATATAATCTCTAGTTTCAGCTTGTTGAAAACCACCAGATGGGTTACTAGTATAACCTTGATTTAAACCGGGTCCAACATATACTTTTTCTATAGGTGATTCATTTTCTCTTTTATTACCCACGTTATAACGATCTAACATATAACCATCTAAATTTTGAGTACCATATATATTTGATAAATTTTTTTGAGGTTGAAAGAATGGTTTTTGTTCTTGTTTTTTTTGATAATTATCATTTGTACCAGTAAAATTTTCAACAATTCCTCTGGTAGAAAATTCATCTAAATTTTGTTTAATAGTACTTCCAAAAAATGGCTGCATATTATTATGTGTAAATTCATTGGGATTTATAGGAGTACCAGTTAAAGAAACACCATGAAATCCTCCTGATTCAGGAATATTTTTATTATTCACAATATTATTTGTATTTTTTGGTAAAGTTTTATCAATATTTGTTAAATTTACATTTGTTTCATTTGTAACAGAATTAAATTCTACAGGTAATGTTTTGTCTTCATAATCCACTTTATTATTCAAAATAGGATAAGGAGGGCCTGGTGTTATTACATTTGTATCCTCTGGATATTTAGATTTACGAAATAATTTATTAGCTGCTTCTTGTTCATTTTTTTTTATATGTAATGAAGAATTATTTCTATAAAAATTACTTGATGAAGATTTTTGACTTAATGGGACAGTACTTTTCTTCGACTGTTTAAAAGTTTTATTATTATTGTCATTAGAATAAATATAACCTAAACCTAAAATACTAACAGTAATTAAGTATTCCATATACTATATAATCATAAAAATTATATAAAATAATCACAGCTAATTTAAATTCTTTTTAATTCTTTTATTCCACTTTTAATCCACTTAATTTCATTATACACAATGACTAAAATTAAATTAAATACTAAAAAGGTATTTTTATTTTGTTTAAATTTATCACAATTTTTTGTTATATCTAAATAAAAAAACATTAAAGAAGGCCATAAATAAATCATTCTAACAAAAATTAAATATACTAATCGAAAATATATAAAAAAATGTTTCATTTTTATTTGATTTAATTCACCAGAAATTAATTTTAATCCAGAAACAATAGACATTCCTTCACTTAATCCTATCATTAATGTAATATTATACATCTCATTTTCCTCTATTAAATTTAATACAAAAATAGCTAATATATGATGAAATAGTAAATCAAACCTAATTTTTTTATTAATATTTCTATAAACTTGATATATCATTACAAAAATGTCATATAGAAAATAATTTAAAAAACTTCTATGATAATTTTTAAGATTATCATAAAATTCATTATTTTCTATACATTTATCATTATAAATATTATTTAAATTTTTATAAGAATAATAAGTTAAACTACCACAAATAATAGAGCGAGTTAAATTAAAACTTAAATTTCCTAAAAATATTTTTTCTATTTTAAAATAATTAAGTCCTCTATAAAAAATATAACTCAATACATGCATAGTTAGAAAATCAAAAAATGCTAAATACATATTATAAAGTAATATTCGTTTTTTAAATATGTTTTTTTTATAAATTAAATCATGAATATATTATTAGTTGGATATTGTCACTTAGCCGATGGATTTTTATATGCATCTAAATCTCTTGAAAAATTAGGATATAAAATATTTTTTTTTCCTTATTTAATCTACAAAATGGATAATAATCCAAATTATATTGAAGATTATAAAAATATGTTAATAAATAATAATATTGATATATGTTTGTGGTGGAATAATATGATTGTTTATGATGAAATAAAAGTAATGATTAATAAAAAAATAAAAAATATATTTTTTAATTGGGATCCATTTTTATATCATTATGAAAAATATAATACAAAAAATTGGATTGAAAGAATAGAAAATAAAAAAAATATTTATCCTTTAATGGATTGTGTATTTTCATGTTTTCAAAAAGAAATATCTTATTTTAATAATTTAAAAATATTTTATAGTCATCCCGGATTTGATCCAAATATTTCAAGATATGTTCAAAATGATGAATATGAATGTGATATTAGTTTTATTTTAACAAATTTATATCAAGATAATAATGAATTTCCAAAAGAAGCTACTAATTTAAATAGATATGATATTGTAAATTTATTATATGAAAATAGACATCAATTTAAATTTCATATTTATGGTCCTGATAATTTTAAAAGTATATATCCAGAATGTTATAAAGGTTTTATTAAATATGACGATTGTTATAAAGTATTTAGTAATAGTAAAATTAATCTATCTATTCATCCTATAGTTTATGAATTAAATGATTATCAATCTACTGAAGAATATTTTAGTGAAAGAGTACCTCAAATATTAGGATGTCAGGGATTATTAATGACAAATAGTAACCTTAATAATTATCTAAAAAAAAATAAAGATTATGTTTTTGTAGATAAAGATACAAACATACTTGTATTAGTAAATACAATTTTACAAAATAAAAAAAAATATGATCTAATTAGAAGAAATGGTTATAAAAAAGCATTAAAATATTATTTATGGGATAATTGGGCTAAAAATATTCATTCTCATATTTAAATAAAAATCAATGATAAATAAATAATAAATATATTTTATTAAAAATTAATTAATTTTTGATAAATCGATTAACATGTTGATAAATATAATTATCATAATAAATTACATTTGATTCTTTAAAAACCATTTGATAATAATAATTATAATTGTTTAGTATATCATTTAATAAAAATTTTAATTGTTCTATATCATTAAATATAATTATAGAATTTTTGACATATAATAGATCTTTGTAAATTGAATTTTGACTTAATACAATTACTTTATTTCTTAATAAATTTATTATTCGAATTAATTCCATAGTTTTATGTTTTTCAGATGAATGAATATTAATATATATTTTTGATTTTTTAAATATATTGTCTCTTTCATTTCCAAATATATTATCTAATGATTGAATGTTAAAATCATTTTTTACTTCTTCTAAAATATTATTACGATATTCATTATTAGAAAAACTAATAATATCAATTTCTTTTTTTAAATTATTTGTTTCTTTAAATATTGGAGGTAATAAATATATTTTTTTATAAATATTATGAAAAAAAGGTATATTTTCTTCACTATAATCAATTATTTTAATATTTGGATATAATGTTCTTACTAATTTATAATATGATTCATGACTCATTTGTTCGATATTTAAATAATAAAATTCATTATATTCATATTTTAATAATATTTTATTCACTGTATGAACATTACCACAAAAAATAATTTTTTTATTTTTATTTGGACCTAAATTATATTGTAATTCTGAAATTTCTATATTTTCATCTACTATGTGAATATGAATTTTTACTTCAAAATTTTCTTCTAAATAATTTTTAAGATTAATTATATATTCTTCATATAATTTATACAACCATTCTGTACATAAATTATATATATATATATCCATTATTAATAAGATTTAAAAAAAAAATAATAATTAAATTTATGATTATATTATTCTGTCATTATAATAATTTAAATAATAATTTTAGTTATTTATATAATTTATTTTATTATTTAAAAATAAAAATTAAATCATTTTATGATGAAAATGATATATATAAATATTTATTAAATAATTTTGATAATAATGATAATTATATATTTTATGAATATTATCATAATGATATATTTGAATTATTAAATTTAAAATACAATAAACAAATATATTATTTTATAAATCATAAACATCATTTAGAAGATTTGAATAAAAATTTTGAATACATTCATTTTATTTTATTATCGCATAACTATAAAAATTTAATGAACTATAATAATCCAAAAATATTATTAAATTATCAATTTGATATAGATAAAAATTATAAAATAAATGATATAGAAAATATAATAATTTATCAAAATATTAATAATGATGTTGAAAATTTTATTATTCATAAAGAAATAGCATATCATCATTATAATGAAGAATTAAATTATAAAAATAGGATTATAATTGTTGATAATATTGATAATGAAAATATTATTAATGATTTAATATTAAATAATAATTTAATATTAATAAAGAATGATGATGATTTGGAGCATTATTTTTTTTACAGTTTATTTATTAGGTATAATAATTCAAATGATTTAATTGATCTTATTGAAAAAATATTTGAAAATAAACAAGAATATTTTAATCAATATGAAAGTTATATAAAATATGTAAAAAAGAAATTATTATTATCAAATAAAAATTTTTATCAAAAATTAGAGGAAATAGATAATATTAATAAAGATTTTGGTTTTATTATTTTAAGACATATAGATTCAGAAGAAACAAATAAATTATGGCTTCATAATATATTAAATATTAGAAAATATTATAGAAATAAAATATATATAGTTGATGATAATAGTGATGAAAAATATATTAATGATGGTGAAAATGAATTATATAGAGATGTAAAAATAATTTATAGTGCTTATAAAAAAAGAGGTGAAATTTTACCTTATTATTATTTTTATATAAATAATTGGTTTAAAAAATGTATTATATTACATGATTCTGTTTTTATAAATAAATATATTGATTTTAATAAATATAGGGATGATATATATTATTTATGGCATTTTAATCATTCATATAATAATTTAGAAGGTGAAAATAATATGATGAAATTTTTAAATCATGAGGATATTATTCCAAAATATGATGAAAAAAAATGGTGGGGTTGTTTTGGTGGTCAAACAATTATTAGTTATGATTTTTTAGAAAAAATTCAAAAAAAATTTAAATTATTTAATTTATTAAAATACATTGATAATAGAGAAAAAAGAATGAATTTTGAAAGAATATTTTCAGTTTTATGTAGTTTATTAAAAAGTGATTTATATGATAATAAATCTATTTATGGAGATATTCATGATTATATGAATTGGGAATATAAATATAATCAATATTTAGAAGATAAAAAAAATAATAATGTATCTCATTTAGAATTAATAAAAACTTGGCACGGGAGATGATAGTATTTTATGCATATTTTTTTCAAAATTATTTTTATTCTTTTGTATTAAATACTTGCGATTATTAATTGTATTATTGATAATATCTATGGTATTTTCTTGAGTATTTATAATTTCTATTATTTTATTTTTTAAAATATCTTTTTTAATTAATCCCCTATTAATTAAACATTCTGTATTTTCAAATACTTTATCATAATAACAATCAATTAACCATCCATTATAATTATTTTTAATTATTTCATTATTTGGTGTCCAATCTAATGTAATAATAGGTAATCCTAAATATAAAGATTCATAAAAACCTAATCCTAATCCTTCTTGTCCTCCACAATGAATATAAATATCATTTGATGAAATATTTTTTAAATTATTCAAATAAGAACAATTTTCAATATGAATAATAATTTTATTTTTATTTTTTAGTTGTTCTGGAATTTCAATACCTTGAATTAAAATTTTTAAATTTATATTAATATTATTATCTTTTTTAATTATTTCATCAAATATATCATAAATTACATCAATATTTTTTCTTGATATAGAATTTAAACCACCAGAACAAACAAAATTTAAAGTATTATTTTTTTTTAATTCTTTTTCAAACTCATAAAAAAATGGATGTTCTAAATGAAAACCTAGATATTTACATTTATTTTCAATTAAATTATTCATAATAAAATAAGAATTGAAATTATTACATAATATTTTATCAAACATTATATGATAATTAATTTCAGATATTTTAATACATTCAATATTTACAATTATATAACATTCAACATGAATTAATTTTAGTAAGGATACTATTCTAAATATATGTTCAAATGTAGCTTCTATAATAATTATTTTTTTAATATTATATTTATGAATAAATTGTAACATTTCTAAAAAATCTATTTTTTCTCTTATATTAGGACTATAATAAATATTGTCAAAAAGCCATTCATTTTTATCAACTTGTAAATAATTATTTTGTTCTGAAGCATGATATGGTTTAAAAGAAAAAATATGTGGTGAAAAACCTATATTTTTTAATGTATGATAATAACTTCTAGATTGTATTCCTAATCCCTGATCTGCCCATGGAGCTATTATTCCAATATTTTTTTCATTATAATTATATTTACTAATTGATGCTTCATTTATCATATTTTTAACTTTAGATTCAATATTTGATTCATACTTATTTATTAATAATTTAAATTTATTTTTATTTGTATTTGTATTATTATTGGAAGAATTTTTAAAATATATTTTTTCAATTTCTATTTTCCATTTCTTTTCATCTTTATCTAATATTATAGCATAATTATCTAATAAATATTTTAAATTACCTGAATTATTACTTATTATAGGTATATTATTCATCATAGATTCATATGCTACTCTGCAGAATGTTTCATCGCATAATGAAGGTATTAACATAATTTTTGTTTTAGAATATATATTAATTACTTTTTGTTTTTCTTCATATAAAATATTGATATTATTTTTTATATTTCTTTCTTTCATCAATTCTTTTATTTCACTTAATGATAATTTATCATCATATTCGGTATAAATTAACATAATTGGAATATTAATATCTAAATTTTTTAACAAATAATTGATTAAATAACCACCTTTATTATAATGACAATTTAATAATGTAACATATTTACTTTCAATATTTTCAACAAAATAGTCTTCTTTTAAAGAAATTGTTTCAATCACATTAATTTTTTTTTTAAAAAATTTTTGAATCACATCATTAACAAATTCAGAAGCACAGTATGTATAACTATATTTTTCAATTGTATAAAAACTTTCATCTTTTTCTAAATGATTATTTTCTAAAATATTGACATTACTATGTAATTGTTTAATTATATTATTCCAAAAACAAAATCCAGTTATAAATGGTTTTTGACAACAATTTGCTACTTGCATAATTTCTATTCTTTTTATACCTTGATGATTAATTAATATAGGATTTATAATTTTAATTAATTTACATATTTCAATAATATCAAATGGCATTTGTATAATTTTTACATATTTTAAATCAATTAAATTATAAGTTTGAAAACTATTACCAGTAAATCCATTACTAAAACATAATAAATATGGGTCGTAATTTAAATTATAAAATATTTTTGATAAATTAAGTAACCAATTTTCACCGCCCCCAAAAGCTGGATATCCCCATTCAGAAATAGTAATAATTCTTTTTCTTGTTGTTGAGATATTTAGTTTATATTTTATATTTAATTTAAAAAATTTGTTCATTATTTTTTTTTCATCAATTATAAAATATTGTTTATGTTGATTAAAATTATCAATATCAAGATAATTATTATTGTATTTATGTAAATTTTTAAAAAAATGTTCATCTTTATTGTAAGATGTATGTAAATTATGAAATGAAAAATATTGATTATCCAAATTATTTTTTTCTAAATATGATTTTGAATAAAAAAACCCGTCCACTAAACAAAAAATATTTTTTTTATTAAGTTTTAATAATTCAATTTCATTTTCAATATCATCATTATCATCGTCATCATTAATTATATTTAATTTATTAAAACTTGACATTTTTTTCATAGATTCATTTGTATTTTTTTTATCTTGTTGAAAAATATAATCAAGTTCATAATAATTATTATTTTTATTAATTAAAAATTCTTGATTTTTTCCCCATTTTATTTCTAAAATATTTTTTTTTATTATATACTTACCACGATTATTATGTTCATTTTTTTTTATAACTTCATCATTATTGAGAAAAATATATTCTCTTTCATTATTGATAGAATGAATTTTTTTTATAATAATATTTTCTAAGTCCAAATCTTTATAAATATATATATTATCTTTTTGTAGAAAATAATTTTTTCCTGGCCAATTATCCCATTTTATGATAAAATAATCATTCTCAAAATAATAATATCCTCTTTCATTTAAAATATTCTTTCTATATATTATATTATTATCTAAAATGCATATATCATTCCATTCATTATGAATAAAAAAACACTCCATAATTTAAAAAAACAATTATTATTTTATAAACAATCTAATTATCCATTATTGTTTCAAATTCAATAGCCATTCTTTCAAATGGATGTTCATAAAATTGACTATTTTGAGGAAAATATGTTATATCCTCTATAGAAGTAGGATTATTATTATACACAGCCTTATATGTATTAAAATATTTATCTTGATATATATAATCATCTAAATCAGGATTTGCCCTAATATTATCATATTTTGTCATTTTTTTTAATTTTATAAATTTTTTATTCTTTAAATATAGTTTAACATCTTCTGGATATAATTTTTGATAAACATGAACTTTTTCATGTAATAATGTTTTTATTATTTTATCCTGAGTATTTAACAATATTTTATTTTTATTCAATAATATAATATCATTTCTTGTATGTGGTAATCCATTTTCATATTCTTTGTTTCCCATAAAACCTATCTTCCATTGAATATTTTTAAATTTTGATATATTAATATATTCGTAAAAGTTACCATTATTTTTTAAGTAATATTCTAATCTTTGATTAATTTTTAATATACAATTTTTTATAATATTTATTACATCATTAGTAGGATTAATAATACTTTGATCTATTTTTTCTAAATATTCTTCTTTATTTTTTACATTTCTTACTTTTAAATCTGTTGTAAATAAAGAATTTACATATTGATCTTCATCTTTTTTTAAAATATTACATAGATTTTCTTTTTTATAAAAAATAATTTCATGATTAGTATATTTTTCAATAGAAACTAAACATTTTTCGATTATTATAAATAACATTAATAATATTATTAATAACAATAATACCATGTATTATTATAAGATATTTAAATTATTTTAAAATTATTTATATTTAATTTATCCAAAAGCCGATAAAACAGAATTAACATCCTCTGGAAAAGGTTGTATTTCTGTATTATACATTCTTTTGATATAATTTAAAATATTTTGTTCTTTTCTTGTAACAAAATTAATAGCAATTCCTTTTCTACCATATCTACCACTTCTACCAATTCTATGAATATACGTTTGTGGATATTTAGGCATATCAAAATTAATTACTAAACTTACTTGTTGAACATCAATACCTCTTGCTAACATATCAGTTGTAATTAAAATTCTAGTTGAACCAGTTCTAAAATCAGACATTACATGTTCTCTTTCTTTCTGCATCATATCACCATGAAGAACACCTGCTGAAAAATCTTTACTATTTAATACATGTAATAATTCATCAGCCTTATTTTTCCTGTTACAGTAAATAATACCTTGACCAATATTAATATATTGATATAAATCAATTATAGCATCAAATTTATATTGCTCATCTAGATGTATATAATATTGATTAATACCATCCAAAGTTAATTGATCATCTTTAATTAAAATACTTATAAAATCAGGTTTTAATATAGCATCAAATAAATTAGACATTTCTTGAGGAATTGTAGCACTTACTAAAGCAACTTGTGATTCCTTAGGAAGATAACTAAATATTTTTTTCACTTGTTTTCTAAATCCTGTAGATAATACATCATCTGCTTCATCAATTACTACTAATTTAACATGATCAGTATTTAATATTTTTTTCGATATTAAATCACATAATCTTCCAGGAGTACCTATGATTACTTGATTATTAATTTCTTCAGAAATATATTTATACTGCATATCACCACCAATACATAATTTACATTTCACATCCAAATAATCTGCTAAAAAATTAAATACTTTAACTGTTTGTAAAGCTAGTTCTCTAGTATTACATATTACAATAGATTGTGGTTCTTTAAGATCAAAATCTATTCTAGACAATAATCCAATTATGAATGTAGCAGTTTTACCAGTTCCAGAATGCGATTGAATTACTATATCTCTACCATCCTTTAATGGCTTAATAGCTATTCTCTGAATAGGAGATGGTCTTTCAAAACCATAAGCAAATATACCTTTTAAAATTTTATCATTAATATCAAGTTCAGGATCAGCAAAATCATTATAATAATTTAATTCTTCACTACATACATAATTTTCAAATAATTCATTATCTTTTTCATTTACATTAATTTCATTTTTATTTAATTCATTTTCATCAACTTCAGTTTTTTTTTCTAAATAACCAGACATATATATTTTTTAATAAATTTAATTTTAAATTGAAATTAAAAATTAAATAATATATTTTTTAAAAAATTATTTAACCACAAACATCATATTGATATAACGGTTTAGTAAAATTACCACATACATCTTTATTAAGTTTGGGACATGGCTCTTGTTTTTCATATGGATTCATATCATTAACTTTAGGATCAGTTACTGAAGGTCTGTGATTATCTTTGAATACTAATCTAGTAGATGTCATATATTCTCCTGGAAACATACATTGTTCTTGAGGATCAAATAGTAAATGATTAAATCTATTGATACCTGTTCCTCTTAAATTTGAATTAGGATTACTTAATCGTGTATCTTCAGTTTCAAAAAAACAATTTTTAAAATTGGTTAAATTATTATCATTAGGTCTATTCCAAGAATTTCTAAGATTATTTTTACAATTTCCAACGACTCCAGCACCACAAGGTTCTCCTTGATTTGTACAATCATTTGTATTACAATTAGGTGAATATTTATTTGAAGGACATGATGAAGATCTTCTATTAATATTAAATAAATCAGATTCAACATCTACTGGTCCAGCATAAAATCTCCAATCAACATCAGTATTCATTGAATCACCTCCTTTTTGATTAATAATTCTAGGATTATCATTCCAACACATTTCACAATGTTTTGGTGTATCTATCATATAAGAACCAGGTCCTGAAGTTTCATTATTATATTTTTTAGTTTCACATTCATCGTATTTAAGTCTATTAAAACTCATATATATATTTATTAGATATTATTTATAAGAATTTTTTTTTTAATTAATCATTAAATTAAATTAAATTAATTAATTAATAATTTATTTTATAATTAATAAAAAAAATATTTCTATATATTAATTATACAATGAGTTCTAATCGCTTAATTTACGATGAATGTGCTTACAAAAAAACCCTTCAACAATCAACAGATCCTTTAGAATATGCCTTATATACAGGTAAATATGAAAATACTGCTAAATGCAGAATAGAATTAGGAAGTGTAGGTGGCAACGGTGTATCTTTATTTAATGGAAATTTAGTAGATCTTGAAAGTGATTTAAGAGGACAAACAAGACAAACTTCTTTATGTCCATGCCATAAATATGGTCCAGAATGTAAAAATCCTAAATGCGCGGGAAAATCAGGAAGTGTTGTTAAATATGGAGCTAAGGTTCCTTTACAACATCAACCATCATGCCAAATGGTAGATTATCCTAAAGTTCCAATGCCATCAAAACCAATGGATAATTTATGTGATTATGGAAAATTTCATTAATTTTTTAAATTAAAATTTAATATTAGAAAATAATTAATAGAATTTTTTTGAGGTAATTTTTTATGAAAACCATTTTGATAACTAATTAAAACATCTCCAGTATTTCCATGAAAATTTTTTATATCTTTATTAGAAATATTTTTATTTATATGACTTTTTTCTATAAAACTTAATCCTCCATCAATTACATCATTTAAATATATAGAAAATTTAATACAATTATTATTATCATAATGATAATCATTACATTGAACTACATTATTACAAATATGAAGATTAATTCTTTCAAAAACCCATTCTTTTTGTGTTAGTTTATTTAAAATATTTAAAATAACTTCTAAATTAATAATTTCATTAATACTTGGTAAAATTTTATGAACATTAAAAATATCTATCATACCTTTGTCAGTAAGTCTATTATGTCCAGCACGATTATCAAAAACTGGTAAATAATAAAACTGCATTTTATGATAAGAATTTAATAAAGTATAAGTGTTATTTACATAATAATTATTTTTAATAACATCTTCCTTTTTATTTAAATCTTCATGGATTTTATTCTCAGTAAAAAAATGTAGAAAATCTTGTTTAATTTTCTCTAATTCGTCTTTTGAATATACTGATTTTAAAAAAATATAACCATTATCTACTAACTTATTCATTATTTATTTCATTCTTTTGTTATATTTAAATCATTTTATAAGTAAATAATTCTAAAATTATGTACTTATTAAGGAATAATTCTTTAATAAAAATATTTCTTATATTATTTTTAATTTATTTTATTTATTTCATATTTATTTCTTTAGAATATAAATAATTTACAAAATTTTCAATTGATATATCAGTTGGATAAACTTTTTGGATTTTAGGATCAAAATTTTTTGGATTTTTTAAATAATTGTAATACCTGTTAATATGATGAATACCAGGTCGATTCTTACTTATATCTAAATTATTTATATCATATCCTAAACCTGTAATATTATCTCTACTTTTTTGTAATGTTTGTTTATGAGTTCTGGAATGAAAATGAATTAAATATAATTTACATTCATTGTATTTAACACGAGGCATATGATTTCCATGATCTATTTGAAAATTTTTGTCAACATTTTTTTTAAAAATAAATGTTTTTCTCATATGACTTACTTGATTATAATTAACCCTAGCATGAGTAAATTTCTTTAAAGATATTTCATTGTCATTTGTTTTTTTAGGTGCTATATATCTACATTTAAAAAATGTTTGATTTTTTCTATGTTCATACAAATTTTTTAAATAAGAAACAATATTTTCATATTTTACATTTTTATTTACTTTTATATCTGGATTATAAAATACTAAAAACTCATCTATATCTAAAGGAATAAATATATCACAATTATTATTTCTCATAATTTCTGTCATATATTTACCTTTAAACTTATAATTATCCTTTCTTTCTACATTTATTTTTTTTGTTTTTTTTAATTTCTTTAATTTATTGTATGTATTATCTGTAGATATATTATCAATAACAAATATATTTTCATAACCAAAGATACTACCATGATATTTTACCCATTCTTCAACAATATCTTCTTCATTTTTTACCATTGTAGCAACAATTACCCGTAATGTCATATATATTTTATATTAAGATTTAAAATATTTTCTATAATGATATTTTTATTATTATATAAATATATTTATAATAATACTAAATAATCTCCTCATTTCATTATTTTTTAAATCCACATGCTTTTAAATAATCAATATTGTTTGTTACAACTCTTGATGACATACCACCTCTAACCCAATATTCTGGTATAATATGTTTAGGATTTTGAATATTTTGAGCAATATGTGGAACTAATGGAATAAAATTATCAGCACTATATGCTGATATATTGTTATTTGATTTTTTTACTCTAGTATCTTCACCAAAGTTTAATCTGGAGTTTACATCTGTAAATTCCATTACTCCAGAACCTTTACCCATATATGGAGAACCAGGAAATACTCTTGTATTTAATTCTTTTTTCTGTTTTCGTTGCATTTTACTATTTCTTAATTTTGTAGAATTTGATACGTTTTTACCATTATCAAAATTAGTTTGACTATTTAAACCTTTTGTATCTAAATAATTATTATTATTTTTATTATTCATAATGCCAAATTGATGTTCTAATATTTTATTATTTCCTTTATTTAAAAAATCATACATACAACAATTATCATATTCATTGCTATTCATATTGATTTGAAATTTATCACACATTACTATATTGTTAGAAAAAAAATACAAAAAATTAAATCTTTAATAATTATTTAAATAATATATTACATTTTATATTATAACATAATCCTTGTCCATTACAACAATAATGACTAAATTGATGTTTTAAATTCATTTTCTTTATATTTTTTATAATTAATAAGTTTATTTCTTTTCTTATTTGGTTATTTATTTCACTATTTACATAAGGCATATTATTAAAATGAAATGTAAGTAAATCATTATTTTTTTGAATATTAATTTTATTACAAATAAAATTTTCTAATATGTTTTTTTTATAATCATCTATTAAAAATGAAAATATATACCTTTTTATATTATTATCTAATTTTTCTATTAGTAATAATTCTTTATAAAAATTCCAAATTTTCATTATTTTTATATAAATTATAAAAATAATTTAAATTATTTTTAATTATTGTTTTTAATATTATTATTTATTTTATTATTTATAATAATTGATTATTATCTTTTTGAACATTATTAGTATCTAAATATTTTACATTGTCCATTTGTGAAGCACAATAGATAGATGTTTCTTTACATGTTGGACCAGTTGAATAACACCATTTTGCGAAAGATGTTTGATTATTTGGTATTGTTGTAGATGGCATAGTATAAAATTGTCTTTGACTATTCGATTTACCATATAAATCTCCTACATCTCTGTATAAATTATGATTATATTTTTCTTCGATTTTGTCTTTTAACTCATCATTATTCCATGATTGAGGTGCTGGTTCTTTTGTTTTATCATCAGTAATTAAATTTATATTCATCATTGGATTATCTACTGTAGGTTCTATTTCTGATTCCTTTTTTAATAATGCTTTTTGAATTTTATTAAAATTACTATTTTCCATCGAATTAAAAAATAATTCTATTTTATCTTGTTGATATTTATATATAAAAACTGTAAAAACAGCCATAATTACAAATATTAGTAAATATTCACTTTTATTCGTAAATATAAATAATGCTAAACCTAAATAAATACTTAATCTCATTAAAGCATTTAATTTTTCTATGTTAGTCATTTGTGAATTGGGAATGAACTTTGATAAATTATCTTTAGTAAATAATATTTTATAATTATTACTCCAAAAATCATCGCCATATATTTTTTCATCTTGATTTTCATTTTGACTGAAATCTAAATTATCTTCTTTTTTTTCAAAAATATCTACTTTAGTATCCATGATTCTATTTATTACTTATAAAAAAAAATTATACTTTTTATTTACTTATATTCCCTTTTTCATTTTAATTACTTTTTATTCGAAAATATTTCTGCCATTTTGTCCACATCTAAATTCATATTTTTCATTAAATTAACTGGATCTAAATTAGTCCCTGATAATTTACCCATAATATTCTGTGCTTCATTAATTAAATCATTTTCATCTGAATTATTTTCTTTAAAAGATGTTTGTACTTCTTTCATCACTACATCCATCAAACCCCCTATTGAACCTAAACCTTCTTCTGGATTTGTTAATGTAGATAGTAATTTAGATGGATCTGTTAAAATTGGAAAATCTTCTAGATCTATTTTTTCACTTATATTCTTGGCCATTTGTGCTATTTTTGTATTTTCTATACCTTTAATAAAATCTGCTCCATCATTATTATTATTTTTTTTATTTTTCTTTTTCTTTTTACTTTCTTCTTCATTTTTATTATTTTCATAATTTTCTTGATATTCTTGTTCTTCTAATTCATCTTCTTCTAAACTTCCTATCAATAAATCAATATTATCTATTACAATACACATTTTATTATAATTTTTATTATTTGAAAAGTTTTCTTTTACGAATTCTAAATACTCATCATGAAAACTATATACATCCTCATCTTCATAAATTAATAATTTGAATATATCTAATATTTCATTAAATATTTCTACAACTGTTTCTCTTTTAATATTACTTAATACATCTTTGAATAAAGTTTTACTTCCCATCTTTGGTACTTTACTTTTAATCATTTTTACATTTCCTTTTGAATTCGATTTCTTTTTAATAATTTTCTCTTTTTGATATACAAAATAATCAGAATTCTTGTCTTTTATTTGTTCAAGACAATATAAATAATTATCTGTTAATGTTACCAATACCGAATATTTATTATCTTCTAATTTTTCATTCATATGATGAATATCATAATTAATTGTTTTTGATAAACTTTCATGATTCTCAAAAATTCCTTTTACTTTATTCATTAATCCCATATATCTATCATTTATAATATTAAGTAATTCATCAAATGTTAGTTCTAATACATTCTCATCATCATTTTCATCATCATCTTGATTTTCATCTTCATTATCTGAATCCAAAGTTTCATCAATTACAATTTCATCTTCTGTTTCTAATTTTTGAGGAGTTTCTTCTTTTTTAACTGCTTCGTCATAACACTCATCTAACGTTTTTTCTAAATCTTCATTTAAATTAGTTTCTTTTAAACTGGACATTATTATGATATATATATTATAATATAGTTTTAAATACGCAAAATTAAAATATTTTTATTAATTATAATGAAAGATAAAAAAAATATTAAATCATCATCTAATAATTTAACAAATTCTGAAAATTCATCAAATAATAATAAAAATAATTTATCTGAATTGAAAAAAGATAAAATAGAAAAAAAAAATAAAAAAATAAAAAAAATAAAGAATAAATTAAAGAATATGAATGAATTAAATAAAAAATTAGATAAAAATTTAAATAATAAAAATGAATCATTAAATTTAAAATCAAAAGATCCAAAAAATATTATTATTCGACCATTTAATAAAAATTTAATGGATAAATTTAATACTAATTCTAATATAAATAATAATAAAGAATTTAAAAAAGAAATAAAAGCATACCAAGATTCATTTGATGATATTATAGCATTTTCTAAAAAATTTACTGCGCTTAAAAAAAAAGCTATTAATTGTATTATTTTTCACACTGAAAATAGTGATGGAGTTATGTCAGCAAATATTGCTATTAAATATTTACTTGAAAATAAAAAAACTGATATAAATTTAGTTCCTGCTAAACCATTTTCAGGTCATGGTAAAGTTGATCCTAGATTAACTCAATATGAAGATAAAATAAAAGATAGAAATGTTTTAATTATTGATCTGCAGTATAATGATGATAATATCAAGTATATTAAAGACTTATCTAAAAATATTTATATTATTGATGACCATTCTATAAATAATAAAAAAAATAATGGCCACTTTGTTGGAGATAGTAATCATGCTTCTATTGCATATACATGGAAATTCTTCTATCCAAAAGTTGATGTTCCAAAATATGTTCAAATTATTGATAATGATGATAGAAAATTACATGAAAGATTACCACATTTATCCAAATATAGAAATATGTCCTCTTTTTTTAATTATAGAATTTTTCATAATCCTTATTTAAAAATTAAATTTGATTCAATTAGTGATTTTGAAAATTTAGATTCAGTTGTTAATGATGAATATAAAATGATTTCGAATCTAATTGGTCATTACTATGATGAATTAGCAAATAATATAAAAGAACAAGTAGCTAGAAATGCTAGACCCGCTAATTTTCAAGGACATCCAGTACATGTATTAAATTATAATGATCCTGTTTTATCAAGAATGGTAGCTAGACAAATATTAACAAATGCTAAAATGAGAGGTGATAATATTCACTTTGCTGTTTTATGGGGTTATGAATATACAAGTCAAGCTTATAGAGTACAATTATGTGAGTTTCATGGTGGAAAACCTAAATATAATTTGGCTTTAATGGCAAAAACTTTAGGAAATATTGGAGGATCATCACGAGGAGGTGGAGGCGATAAATATGTAGGTAACTTTTATTGGCCTAAATCAAAAGATAAAGATATTTGGGATTTATTTTCCAAAAATTATATTAAAAATAAAATGAATTAAATATTAATATAATTAACTAAATTTTGGATCTATATTGATTAAAGGATATTGAATTACACTATATGAAACGCCTGCTATTAAACCTATCCCCATACCCCAATTCATAATAGATAATTCACTGTTTTCGTAAAAATTTTTAGGTTTCAAAAAAAAATTATATGTTTTCTGCAAGACATAACCTCCTATATATGCGAAACTTAAAGGTAACGCATATCTAACTAAACAAAATGTTGATTTATTAATTAAAGTATCTATAAATACTTTCATATTTATACATTATTTACCTATTTTTTTTTTAATTTATTTATTAATTATTTTTTATAAATGAATGATGTACATATTTTTTTATTAAAAAACAAGAAAGACTAAAACTTAGTCCATAAATCATTCCTAGATTAAAAATATTTGCATCATATCGGTGTATAATACAAGGGTAATATTTATCTTTACTATCATTTAAATATTTATTATGATAATAACGATAAATTAACCCTCCTCCTATACCAAATCCACAATGTATTATATAATTTAAATTCATAATTTAAATTAAAAAATATAATTTTAAATAATTTATTCACTTGATTTTAATAATAATCTTTCTGTACATTTTAAATAAACAAGCCCAGAACCTAAACTTAATCCATATAACATACCATAATTAAATATATTTTTTCTATCTTCTTCAAATAAATTTTGATTGAAATAATTATGTATAGCATTATATATTAATCCTCCAGATAAAGCACAACCACCTATAAACATATAGTTCGAATTAATTATCATTTATACTTATAAACCATTAAATTAATTTTAAATCTATTTTTTTAAATCGAAATTTATGATGTCTGTACCTAATTCTTGAATACAATTTTCAAATGCATTTTCATCAAATTTAAAATAATCATGATCTTGAATTAAATATGAATAATCAATATTTTCTTCATTTAATTGCATTTCACATGTATTTTTTACATTTTTTTTATTTTCAAATTTAGCATACATTGTCATAAAACCACTACAAAAATAAAAAGAATCACTGTTGGTTTCAGTATCTCCTTTATTAATTTCTGATTTCATAATTAAAGTATTATCACTCCATTTCCAAATATTATCTGTTTTTTTTTCATTAATTTTTTCTTCAATAAAATAATCAATAAAGTGATCAGGTGGTCCATAAATTTTAAATGTAAATGAAAATTGATGACTTGATAATTTATTTTGAAAATCATGAATTTGTAATAAAGATATATCTTTTTTTGGGAAAAAGATAAATGTTGGATAACTTTCATTTATCACATTTTTTTGTCCTAAATAATTTAATTCTATTTCAAATTCATATTTATCTAAATTTTTAATGTACGTGTAATTAAAATGAATGCCATTTAATTTATCTTCTGTGGTAATTTCTAAATATTTCTGAATATAAATATCCTGATTACTTAATTGAATTGTACCAATTTTAAAATCATTATCTTTTAATTTTTCAAAATACGCTATGGAATCTTGAAAATTCTTTGTAATTACTCTTGGAATAATTATTCGTTTATTTGTATCATTTTCTAATTTCACAAATACTTTATCTTTATTGTAAAAATAATAATGAGTACCATAATAAATAATTGACCCATATTCAATTTTAACTTTAAATTTTTTATTTAAATAAGTATCTTTGAATTTATTTTCATTGAAATCTTTTTCCTTATTATGTACATTATATTCATCTTCACTTAACTTAATTAATATATGTGGTTCATATTTTCCTTCTGTTTTACTTGTCTTTTTCTTTTCATTTTTTTCAATTACATTTTTAATTTTATTTTTCAAATATACTTCATCTATTTCATCAATTAATTCTTGTTTCTTCTTTTTTATGTTTTTACCTGTTGAAGATGATACTTTATATACATTAATCTCTAATCGTTCAGCATAATTATGAAGTTCTGTTAAACTTAGATTTTTTTTTTTTGATTCAGTTAAATCAAAAAAACTTGTCATACAAAAAGATATTAAATAATAATTAAAATTACTTTAGTTTATAGATAATTTCAATTTTTAAATTTTATGCATTTTCAACTATATATTTATCAATTAATAATATAAATGTTTTAAAATATTTCCATACAATCTTTTTATTCTCATCTTTCATTTCATTCTGCCATATTTCTTTTAAACTATCACGAAGACGTAATCCATATTTATCATTTATTTCTTCTTGTCCTCCACCTTCTAGAAAAAAATTTTCATTTTCTTCTTTAATTGTATTTTTGAATGGATATATATATTGTATAAAATAATCAATAATAAGTTGTGAATTAATCGACTTAACCATTAAATATTTTTCTTTGAAAATTTTCATTTCTTGGTTTGCTGGATATGTATTTACTAATTCATCAATAAAATTAGTGATTTGTGTAATAATTATTGTTTTAGTACTACTCATTCTAATACTATTATATAGGAAAAAGTTATTTAAGTAGTTTTATTTTATTTTATTAATATTTTTATTTAATTTTTATTTAATTTTTTATTTAATTTTTATTTAATTTTTTATTTAATTTTTATTTATTTTTTTATTTATTTTTTTATTTAATTTTTTATTTAATTTTTATTTATTTTTTTATTATTTTTTAGTTATTTTTTATTTAGGATAATCTTTGTATAGGAGCAGCAACTTCATTTGATCTTTGACTCATAAAATTTTCATAATCGTTATCCAATTGTGATTTTTGCTGACCTGAACTGGATTTGCTATTATTATCAAAATTACTTTCATCTGGTGTATTAATTGTTTCATTTTCATTAACAAAACTATATGCTTTTTTCATTACATCATCATTTTCTAAATAAGAAAATCCATCTGAATATCCAGACATAGTGCATGGATCCCAATCCATAATAGTATCTTGAGAAATATTTTGTTTATGTTTTTGATTATACCAATCAAATATTTTTTTTCCAACTAATAAATTAGGTTTATTATTTTCATTAATAATTAAAGATGGTACTGATTTTATATATGGAGGTAATTTAATGTTAGGATTATCAACATTTACTTTGGTACATTGATTATTTAATTCATTATCTTTGTATAATAAATTTAAAAATTCTTTAGAATGAATACATTTATTACTATAAAATAAGACTAAATTTTTATTACTCATATTTTATGGTGTATAAAAATGTATTAATAGAATAACGCATTTTTTAAAAAATAATAAATAATTGATTTTATTTCTATATTTAAGAAGGTAACACTATATTTATATAATGTCAATTATCAGCAATTATTCTATACAAAACAATTTAGTAACATTTCAACTTAACAATTCAAAAGGCTTATACAAAACAAGTTTTACAAATGCGTTAAGAAGAATATTAATTAGTTACTTAGATTCCTATACAATTAACTTTAATGATATTAAATTTCTAAAAAATGATTCTTTATTTAATAATGAATTTTTAAAAAAAAGATTATCATTAATTCCAGTTTTTTCTGGAAACAATCAAAATTATGAATTTTTAATTATTAGTTGTCATAAAAAGAATGATTTAGAATTAATTGAAGATGTTTATGTATCTGATTTTAAAGTAAAAGATCGTACAACAGATAAAGAATTAGATGTCAAAGATTATTTTCAAGATTTAGATATTTTATTTTCTAAATTACAGATGAATCAAGAAATTCATTTTGAAGCAACATTAAAGAAAGATAATGCTTTTTATGGAGGAGCAACACATAGTGTAGTTTCATCATGTGTTGTAACTTTTCATAATTCAAATTATGAAAAAGATGCTGTAATTGATAGAGAAAGAAATTACGATTTAAATAAAGAAAATGACCCATATATATATGATTTTTCATTTGAAAATATTGGTTTTTACAAATCTGAGGAATTAATAAAATTAGCATGTGATAATTTTGAAGAAAAATTAAATGATTTTAGAAGTAAATTTGATAATTTTATATATGAAAATAATTTCTATTACTTCGATATTAAAAATGAAAATGATACATTAGGTAATGTATTTTGTAAATATATGTTAGAAAATAATGATGTTGAATACTGTGGATATAATATTGTACATCCATTAAAAAATAATATTTCTATAAAAATTCAAATTAATGGTAAAAAAGAAAAATTAATGAAATTAATTGATGAAACTATTAATAAATTAATTTCTATGATAAAAGATATAAAAAAAGAATTTAAATAATAATAAAAATTCATAAAAATAAGTATAAATAATTTATTTAAAATTAGTAAAACTTTCTATTTTCTTCATATTTACTTTATTAATCAAATGAGATATAATAAATGAAATAATTAGTAACATAGGTAAGCTACCTATCATTTTAATTACTGATGTAAAAACAAATAACATTATAAATACAGTAATATAAGTTGAAATAAATTTTTTGGAAGTATATTCTTTTTGTAAATTAGTTAAATCCATTATATTAAATAAATATATTTTTATTTAAAATTATAAATTTATAATATAAATCAATAGTATGAATTACATTTATAATATTCATAATGATCTAATTACTCAATATTATAAAAATATTTATAATTCTTTTTTATTTAATGAAGAAAATGAAAAAATTTTTATTATCAATCAAAATTATTTTAACCCTTTAACATTTTATAGTCATTATTTAAAAAAATTTAATACTCATTTATATATTTTATTTAGTAATTATGAATTTATTGATAAAATGCAAGAAAATATTCAATCAGAAGAATGTAAAAATTTAATACATTATCATCACTATTCATTAGATAAATTTTTAGAAGAATATAAAAAAATAGATTTTAATAAAATAGTCGCTTTACATATATCATCTATTGACTATTTACAAAATATAATTAAAATAGGTGAATTATTTAAAACAAATATTTATTTATATATTTCTTTGTCAAATAAAAATAAAATATTTTTTAAAAATAAATTACGATCATTTATGAAAATAAATAATTATGAAATGGGTAGTGTTTTTGATTATGATCAAATATTACATTATTTACATCACTTAGAAAATTTTAATTTGACTACTATTAAATTAATTGAAAATAATCATTATGCAACATATGGTACCCAAAAATCATATTTAATTATATTAAAATATAATAAAATAAATATACTTAAAGACAATTTATAATAAATATATATAAATACTAAATCTCTCCTTGTAGCTCAGTTGGAAGAGCGTTGGACTGTAATAGTTATAATACATATATCCACAGGTCATGTGTTCGAGTCACATCAGGGAGATTTTTATTTTTTATATATATGATATATAAAAAATTTATTATTTTAGGTTATATATTAAAATAATTATATTATTAATTTCTTAATTATAGAATAAATATATAATGTATATATGGATGAAATAAATAATTTCACTATTGAAAAAATTTTTATGAACCCTGTAAAAAGTCCTTTCTCATATAATTTAAGTCAAATTGTATTAAATAATAATATTGAACATATATTTAATCAAATAAAGAATATTTTTACTGTAGGTTTATTACACGTGACAAATAAATATAAAGAAAATGATAATGGAAAAATTATTGATTTAGATAGAATATCTGAAGAAGATATTTCAAAAGTAAAAGAATACATGTTAAGTATGGGAATAGATGTTATTTACAAAAAATATAATAAAGAAGATATAGATTATCATATAAGAAGTGTAATATATGCTATTGAAAATATAAAAGATATTCAATTGGAAATAGTAAGTGATTGGAAAACACAATACATAAAAAATTTACATATTAAAATAAAACCTGAACAAGGAGAAGAATTAACCAAAATTTTGAAAAAGTATCCTGAATCTAATTATTTTTTAGGATTATACAAACCTGAAACTATGAAAGATTATAAAATTCAATATGTAAAAAAAGAAGATCCAAATATTGTACATATAATTAATTTTAAAGCTGCTAATATAACAGATTATCATTATCATCATCCTCATATGGATATGTATGATAAACATGTGAGATAATTTTTATTTTTTCAGATGTAATTTAGATTCTTCAAAATTTTTAGGTGTAAATTCTCTACCACATGGATCACAGTGATCATAATTTGCTAAATTAGCATGATTATGAATTTTTTCATAATTATATTTATCTTTATCTATTTTTGGAATATTCCATCTACCTAACGGTAATGGTTTATCAGGTAATAAGTATTTTTGAAAATTTTCTGGTATAAATTTTTTAATAAATTCATCTTTAATATTTGGATTTTTAGTATATTTAAATAATAATTCTGAGTACCTTTTAAGTGTCATATATTATACTAAATACTTAATTTTATATAGGTATTTTTTTTTTGTTTCAATTTTTTATTCTTCTTCATCTAATAATAACTCATTATATATAGTTTTTTTTATCACTTGCGTATTTCTTTCATCAAATGATGGCTTTAAAAATAATATTACAGATACACAAACAAATCCTACTAAATAAATAAATACATGATAATAATAAGATCTATAAAATACTATAAATAATAATAATAATTGGGAAATTAATATACATATTAATGTTAAATATGGTATATTCGATGTATTTTTTTGCTGCAGAACTTCGAATAATAATGGAATATAGGCGAAATTTAATAAAAATATTGCTGTTACAATGAAATAATATGTTGTTGATTTATCTACACTCATTAATAATAGTGTAGATAATTTATTTGACTTTAAATTTTATACTAATTATTTTAATTTTTCATTATATTTATTTTTCGTTTGTTGTAAATGTCCCATTAATGTATTCAATAAATTTATTTTTTCTGAAGGATTATTTAAAAAATTTTTATATTCTTGTAATATTATTTTTAATGTATTATTGTTGTCATATATATTATTAATTATTAAATCTATATTATTATTCTTAGCAACATCTAATTGTACTAAATGTTTTAATGTTATTAGAAAATCATTTTTAATTGTATTATTTGTCATATTATTAGTTGTATTATTAAATTTATTATTAAAATTAAAATTCAAAATATTTTCTTTCAATGCTTCAACATCTTTTTGAACATATTGAAAATTTAAAACTATTGGATTTCTCCTATAATTTGTCGTTATAAGTCTATTAATTCTCATTTTTTTTAAAAGAACATATAAGCATATTGTAATTAATAATATACCTATAAAATCTTTCTCATCATTTGAAATATAATTCAATTGATTTATTTTTTGTTTAGTAAATTTATTATAAACTTGGAAATTTTGTCCTCCATATATTTTACCTACAATATCTTGGAGTTGAACTAAATTACTTTTAAATTGTGAATTAATATTATTTTTAATAATTGATTGAATTAAAGGTTCATTTGTTGAATTAGATGGTTTAACTTTTTTAGTAAAAAATTTACTCAAAAAACTTTGTTTTTTATTGGGAGTAGAAACCTTAGTAAGTTCATGAGTTTGAGATGTTGAATTATTATCTAAATCTAGATTTGGTATTTGTTTTAAAACTTGAACATTTGATGTGACATTTACTGTAGAATTAACATTAGAATTTAAATTTATTAATGTTATATTACTTATGTTATATGATTTATTTTTACTATTTACAATAAATTTTGTAGAAGTAGATTTACTAGTTTTTATATTTTTTAATAAATTATTTTCAAAATTTATATTGTGATTAAAGTTATTGGACATATTTTTAACTATTACATAAAATTTATTATTAGAAGATAAATAAGTAAGTCCAGGATATTCAAATTTTAATGCTACATAAATAACACCTTCTTTTTTATTAATTTTATCAGTTTCTCTAAAAATTGATAAACCAGTCATATTAATTTTATTAGGAGTAATTTGACTTGTATTTTGTAAATCTTTTTCACTTCTTTTATTAACCCATGCTTCACCATTTTTTACAAATTCTCCATTTTTATTTTTAACTTCATTACTTGGACGCCCATTAGTTCCTATATATTGCTTTAAAGCATATGAATATTGAAACTTTTTTGTATTAAAATGTGTTTCCACCATTTCTTTTCTAATATAAATTCTTGTTCTTACATTGGAACCTTTAAAACCCAATGAACTTCTTCTATTTACTTGCCTTGTAGCATCTATTTTAGATAACATTGTAAATTTTTGTTCTTTTGTAATTATATCCATAAATTTTTGTTGAAAATGTTTAGAATTACCTGATAAAGAATTTTGAGTACATACAATAATAATACAATAATCATCAAAATTTATATCATTAATTTTACTTTCAACTGAAGTTGCTTTGATAGTAAATCCTGATCTACCAAGTGTATTAAATGTTTTTCTTTTTTCATCTAAATTAAGAATTAATATTTTTTTTAATATTTGATTTTGATCCATATTAATATATTATAATACAATATATTTTAAAAAATTTAAAAAAATTTATTTTATATAAATATATCCAATTTCATTTTTTATTACTTTTTTATGTTTGTTTTTTTGTTGATTTTTTTTTGTTTTATTAATTTTTGTACTCATTAATTCTTGTAATATTTCTTTTTGTTTATTATTTAATGTTGTATTTGCTTCAAACGAAATTCTATATGTATCAATATCGTTATTTTCTAATATATTTTTATGATTTCTAACTAATAGTAATATTTCTTTATTTTTATTTTCCATTTTTTTTTCAAGATATATTTTTTTTACTAAATTAGGATATTCATGAATACTCTGAATATTTGTATTATATATTTTATTAGTATTTTGTACTTGAATTTTATTTTGAATTTTATTTTGAATTTTATTTTGAATTTTATTTACATCATTTTGTTTTGTAATATAAATATATTGATTATTAAGTATTGATTTATTTTGGTTTAATGTATTATTATTAATAAATAATTCATAGGTGTATTCTGAATTATCATTTTTTTTTAAACCAAAAACAATTTTTGTTTTTATTTTTCCTTTTCCTTTAGTACCTTTTTCTTCATTAGTAATTCTACTACTATCAATAGATTTTATATAAAATAATTCATTAGTAGCTTTATTTATTTTATTTTCATTATATTCACTTATTCTTTCATTTGTATAACTCTCTTTGTTTTTTCCATAAGAAGATTTAAACTTATTTAAATCAAAACATGTACTTACATATTCTTTTTTTATATAAATTCTTGTTCTGATATTGTAAATATTTTCTTTGAATTTAATAGTATTTGATTGTCTTAATGCATCTATTTTATAAATCATCGTAAAATTACTTCCTTCTAAATATCTTTTTATTCTAGTCTGTAAATTTAATCGGCTATGTATCTTACTACTTTTTCCTGAAACTGAATCTTGCGTACATACAATAATAACACATTTATTTAAATAATTTATTAATAAATTTTGATATGTATCTTCAAATTCTTTCTTTGTATATCCTTTTGATTTTTCTGTAATTGCTAAACATGCTATTTTATTTAATAACGCAAGTTGAATAATATCATTTATTTTATTATTTGACATTATATAATATTATATAATATAAAATTATAAAAAGAATATGCTTAATATTTTAATTCACATAAATTATTATTTATTTTTGTAAATATATCTTTTTCTTCGTTTTCATTAATATTATCATCTATATTACACACAATTAAAATATCATCATTTAGATCATTTACGACTAACTCAATAGTACAATTATCACATGTTTTTTGTATTTCATCTATAATTATATAATAATTTTCTTGTTCATAATTCCAATCTTTGTTATTAATTTCATATTTATTTAATATGTATATTTTACCGTTTTTATACTTTAAATTAGGGCTTACAAATTTTTTTATCATAGTTTTTCTTCATATTTTATTTATAATATGTTCTTTAAATTATTTTTTTTTAAAATTTTACCAAGCTCCATCACTTATTTCCCATTTTTCTTGTTCATTTTCTTTATGAATCCCAAAAAAAACATCAGGATTTTGTTCATAATCTGGATAATGTTTTTCATACCCTAATATTTGAATTTCTACATATTGTGCTAATTTACTTAAATGTTTATTTGTAACTAATCTTTGGTGAAGATTATCTTCGTAATGTATAGACAGTAGCACTTTATCATCAATTGCTCGTGTATATAAACTACAATTAAAATAAATATTTCCTATTTTTAAAACACAATCTAATGTATTTAACTTAATTTTTGTTTTTTTTATTGTTTTATGATTATTATTTTTATCTGTAATGATTACATGATTATCTGGTAAATACGAATAAAATTCATTTTCTTCATTATCAAATATAATATGCTTTAAGACAGTTTCAAATTTACATTCTTCCATTGTCATTTTCTAAACCACACTCAATAATCTTAACTTCTTGTAATGGCTTATCTTTATCATCTGTTTCTAAATTTTCAATTTTTTTTAATATATCATAACCTTCTAATAAAATGCCGAACACAACATGTTTTTCATCTAAATGCGGTGTATCATTTAATGTAATAAAAAACTGGGAACCATTTGTATTAGGACCACTATTTGCCATACTTAATAAACCAGGTTGATTATGCTTTAAATTAAAGTTTTCATCATCAAATTTTTCACCATACATACTTTTACCCCCTGTACCATCAAAATTAGTAAAATCACCTCCTTGAATCATAAATTCTGGTATTACTCGATGAAATAAACTATTTTTATAACATGGTTCTTTTTTATTATCTAATCCTTGCGTACATAAATATCTAAAATTTTGACATGTTTTTGGTACATCATCATCAAATAATTCAAATTTTATTTTACCTACTTCTTCACCATTTATTGCTATTTTAAAATACGGATTCCCTTGTGTAATATCAATTTCTTTTTGTATATTATTTTCAAATTTTTCTTGATTATTATTAATTAATTGTACAGGCTTTTTTGTAGGAAATAAATACTTGTATAAATAATAAATAGCAATAACAATTAATATTGCTATTAAAATATAAATATAGATTGACATATATTTATAAAAAAAAATACCTTTAAGTTAATTAAAACTCCAACTATTACCACAATTTAAACAATTAATAAATGTTGTCATTGGTTCATCACTACATCTAACTTGTAACTGATAATAAGAACAATTACGCTCCTTACATCGCCCACACTTATATTCTTGTGTTCGAATACCTGCTGTTCTACTATAGAGAAATTCATCTACAGCACTTTGTTTATCAATATATTTTTTCCAATGTTTTTTATTTACCTCTTGTGGTGATAAAAATGCTATTTCACTTAAATTAATTTCACCATTCATTACTTCATTATAAAAATCTTCATTTTTAATATAAGACTTTTTATCTAAATTATTATATAAACTCATCAATTTATTAACATAAATTCTTAAAAATAACTTATCATCAATATTAGGTTCAATATTTTTTAATTTACATTGTTCTGACGCATAATTAAAGATTGATTTTTCGATATTTTCACAAATATTTTTATCATCAATAATAAGATTTAATTTTTGTATTGCTTTTGAAGATGCCATATATATTAAACTACTTTGAGCTTTAAGTGTTTTCAATTTAAAATTATTTTTAAATAAATTAAAAAAAGAAAAATACTTAAATATATAAAGATATTATAAAGGGATTATGGAAGATATATTATTAAATAAAGCTTTATCTTATAATGGATGGACACTTGTAAATCTTGGTAATAATAATGTGTATCGAAGTATTTGTTTTCGAAAAAACTTTAATAATATATTAGAAAATAATACTATTCAAACAGATATTGAAAATATTATAAATAAATACAATATTCAAGATATGAAAATAATACATATAAATGAAAAAAAATTTTTTTCATATTCTATTTTATTAAAAGAAAATGAATATAGAAAATTAATATTTAAAATACAAGAAAATAAACAACAAAAACATGAAATACATAAAATACATGAAATACATGAAATAGATGAAATACATGAAATACATGAAATACATGAAATACATGAAAAATATAAAACTAAACAAAAAAGTTATTTTTCTATTTTTAATCTAATAAAATAATTTTCCAAGATTTTAATCTTGGTTCATCTTCTTTTATTAGAAAATTTTGATTGTAATAATATTTATTTTCAATAGAAGAGATATCGAATTCTAATAACAAATAAAGTAAATCTTCATCATATATATGAATTTCTTTTGCTTTCAATATTATTTTTATATAAAATAATAGATTATTTTCATTCATTTTCATCCATTTTTTATAATAATTATGAGTATCATCATAATAATTTTCTAATGGATCATAAATATATAAATCTCCAAAATAATTAATTAATTTTTTTTTTGTTTTATTATAATAAAACACGTATTCATCTGTACAAATTGATTTCATTAATTTTTGGTAATATAAATTTTCAGTATAATGATCCTGTGGAATTTTTAAATATAGATGTGATATATTATGAATCATTGGAAAAGATTTATTTAAATTTTTTAAAAAATCTTTTTTATTTTCGAAATAATGAAAAAAAGTATTTTTAGGAGCATATTTTGAATCAGATATTATAGAAATATTAGGATAATTATGAAAAATAAATAGTGAAAATAATAAATATTTTGTATCAACTAAAACAATAATTGATTCATAATAGAAAATAATAGGGTCTAGTAAATAAAATAATTCAATTATATATTTCAATTCATTTTTTAGAGATATAAACAATTGTTTCATTTTCAATACATATATTAGGAAATTAATTTTTATATAATAAAAAAATTATGAGGTTATTTATTTATTTTTTCTTCTTATATAATATAAATGAATTTTAAAATAATTATTCATGCACTTATTTTAATATTTATAATACATATATTAGTAATAAATATTGATTATAATGTAAATATTGGAAATAAAGTAGAAAATTTTCAATCTCAAAAATTATTACCTAATAATAATGAAAATAAATCAATGGATTTTTTATTAGAAAATAAAAATGATAATGATTTTATAAATCGTATGAAACTAATGAGTAATGATGTTCAAAAAATAGAACAAAATCCTCCTAAAAAAGATGTAATTCCATCTAATGGATTTTTAAATAATGAAAATAATCCTAATTTTGACTCAAATGTTGAAGATGTAAGTAAATTCTATAATATACAAAATAATTATGATAATTTAAATGAAAGCGATCTAAAAACAACCCCTATTGATAGTTTAAATAAACAAACTGAAAATATTGTTACAAATATTGATAAAGTTGATCCTCAAGGAAGAATATCAGAAGATAAACCACCAGTATGGGAATATAATAATGAATTTGCGATGAATGGTGGTAGTATGAATGGAATTATTGGATTTGACGGATTAGAAACCCAATATGCTGATTTTGGTAGTAATCTAAATTTTAAAGATAATCAAAAATCAGAATTTAATAATATTCCTCATGATGACTTAAGAAAACCTGTAGTAGTTAATTAATTTTTAAAATATTTAGATATAAAAGCTAAATAGTATTGATTAATAGAATGAATACTATTATAAAAAACCAATCTAAATTTATAGCACAAAACTATGAACCATTAAATATTATTTTTAATAAAGGAAAAAATATATTTCTATATGATATTCATAATAAAAAATATTTTGATTGTTTAAGTGGTTATAGTTCATTAAATCAAGGGCATTGTCATCATCAAATTTATAAAGTTTTAAAAAAACAAGCAAGAAATTTAACTTTAACTAGTAGAGCTTTGTATAATGATAAAATTGGTGATTTTTCAGAAAAAATATGTAATTTATTTGACTATAATCAAGTTTTAATGATGAATACTGGGGTTGAGGGGGGAGAAACAGCAATTAAACTTTCTCGTGTTTGGGGATATAAAAAAAAGAAAGTTGAAAAAAATAAAGCAGTTAATTTATTTTGTTATAACAATTTTTGGGGTAGAACATTGGCAGCATGTTCTTCATCAAGTGATCCTGGTTGTTATGAAAATTTTGGACCATATCAAGAAGGTTTTGAATTAATTGAATATAATAATATTCAAGCATTAGAAAGAAAATTGAAAGAAAATCCAAATATTGTCAGTTTTATGCTTGAACCAATTCAAGGTGAAGCAGGCGTAATTATACCAGATATTGGTTATTTAAAAAAAGTTAAAGAATTATGTAATAAATATCATGTTTTAATGATTGCTGATGAAGTTCAGACTGGTTTATGTAGAACTGGTAAATTATTAGCTTGCGATTATGATGAAGTGAAACCAGATTTATTAATTTTAGGAAAAGCATTATCTGGTGGATTTTATCCAATTTCATGTGTATTAGGAAATGATGAAATTATGAATTCAATTGAACCTGGAACACATGGTTCGACTTATGGTGGTAATCCATTAGCATGTGCTATTGCTTCTGAAGCATTGAATGTTTTAATTGATAATCAACTTGATGTAAATTCTTATGAAAAAGGAAAGTTATTTAGAAGTGAAATGAGAAACTTAAATAAGAATTTTATTATTGATATACGAGGAAAAGGACTATTAAATGCTTTTGAATGTATTAATGATAATATTGCTGAAAAATTACATGCTTCTTTATTAAAAAATAAAGTATTGACAAAAATTACACATGGTAATAAAATTAGAATCAGTCCTCCTTTAATAATAAATAATAAACAAATGTATAAACTAATGGAAAGTTTTAAAAAATCATTGAATGAAATTTAATATATCTTTTTTAAGTAATGAATTCTAAATATAAATTAGGAATTATTGAACTATTTTATCCTGCTAGACATATTAATTCTTTAAATACTAAAAACCACCCTTTTAACGGATATTATATATGTACTTATACCATGTCAGTTAATAATTTTTTTAATAAAAAATTATTGTATTTAATTATTGATTCTTATAAAAAATTATATATGGATTACTATATCGAATATAATTTTACAGAACATTATTTTCATCCTAATTTTAATGAAATTATTTCTCATGATAATTATTTTGATATCAAAATAATTGAAATTATATATGAAAATAATAAAAAAATAATTTTAGATAAAACATGTCATCTAAAAATATTTCAAAAAAAATTTAAAAAATATTATTACTCAAAATACCTTATTTATGAATAAATTTAATTTTCTTCTTTTTCTGCTGATTCTTGTTGTTCTTGTTTATTTTTTAACCAAGGATCTTCTTGTTCTAGTGCTTCAATTGTTTCTTTTTGAAAATTTTGTTCATCTTTTACATTTACTTCATTCATCTCAGTAACCACTGGTTTTTCAGATTCCTTTTGTTCTTTCATTTTTTTCATATTTTCATAATATTGCTTATCTGATTCATCAACAATTTCTCTTAATTCTTCAATCTTCTTTTTATCTTCTTCTGTAGATTCTTTCACTTCCTCTTTTTGTTCTTCAGCTAATTGTGCTTTTCTTGCTTTTAATTCTTCTCTTGCCTTTTTAATTTGTTCTTCTTTTAATTTATCATACATATCATCTTTACTTTCAAGATTTTCTTTATATTTCTTAACAAGTTCATTTAACATTTCTTCTTGATATTCTTGCTCAGGAACTTCTTCACATTCAGGATCCCATGGTAACCATGAACCTACTTGCCCAACAAATACATTAAAATTAGGGTCTTTTCTTCTTAGAACTTGTGCTCTTACTGTAGCCTCTTTATGAGTATCATATGTGCCTCTGATTTTTAATCCTCGAATAGTTGTTCTAAAATTATTTTCCTCATAAAAATCAGCTTCTAGTTTCTCATTTCTAGTATATTTCCAATCTTCGTAAAAATTTTTAACTGTATCATAGTCAATTTTTACTTCTTTATTCATCATTTTTTCTCTCATATCAACTGTATATTGATCTTCTCCATTAAATAAATGCTCTAAGAATTTTGTAGTGTTATATACTTCTTTTTGTTTTAATACTTTATCTGGTGATACAAATGATAAACATACAAAATTTTGACCTGGAATTTTAGGATCAACTTCTAAAAAATCTTCAACTATATTTTCATCTATTTCTTGTGAAAAGGAACTCATTATACTAAATTAATTTAAATTTAACTTTAAGTTAATTTATTTTTTAAAAAAAATATTCTTATAAAATATAATGGATTCAATTGACTTTACTGAAATTTTAACTCGATTTTTAAAATATTTATTTGAAGGTTTAGCTGTAGGTATTGCATGTTACTTTTCTAATTTAAAAGCTGATCAAATTATTGCTATTTCTATTACTGCTGCTGTTACTTTTGCTATATTAGATATGTATTCTCCTAGAATATCAGAAGCAGCAAGATTAGGTACTGGTATTGGTATTGGTTCTCAATTTGCTGGTATTCGAATGATTGGAATGTAAAAAAAACTAAATATATATTTTAATTTAAATTTATTTTTTATTTAAATTCATAATTTAAATAATTCTTACAAATTAAATTATTTAATTTAATTTCTAAATAATTATTAGATGTCATCCGAATTTAATAGGATCCAAGATAATCTAAAAAAAAAGAATATATCTGATATTCCTTCTAATGAATTAATTTCTTATTTATATGAAGCTACAAAAAATCCTAATTTAAAAACTTTTAACAAAGAAAGAATAGAACAAACTTTCATTGATATTAATTATAGTTTTTATTTTGAAAATATTTTTGTAAATAAAGGAAATTATTCTCAAATATCATTTTATTTTGTTGGATTATTAATACCATTTTATTTATACTATCCAAGATTTTATAATGTAGGAACTTTAGCATTTTTTATAGGACTTATTTCATTTTTATTATTATATCAATTTATTCATACCTTATATGGAAATTTCTTTCCAAGTGCTTCAAGACTATTTTTAATAATTAATATTGCTTTTTATGCCATATTCTTTTTATTATTTAATAAATTAAATCATATTTCATTGTTCTTTATTAGTAGTATAGTAAGTTTTTGTGTGATAAACTATTTTTATAGAATCATGCTTACTTTACCTACAAAATCGAATAAATATAATAGATTAAGAGCTACTTTTGAAGATAAAAAAAATTATTTAGAATATGATTATAATTTAAATCTTGTATGTAATGAAGTAATTAAAAGATTTGGATTGAAATTACCAAGTGGTAAAATGTTATACAGTTATTTAACTGTTTTTAAAATTGGGGAAAATAAAAATAAAATTTCCGATTTTTTAACAAACCTATTTTCACCATTTCTTACATTATTATATAATTACTTTTTAGGATCTTTCTTACAAAGCTTAGAAAATGTGGAATATAATGGAGAAAAACTTGTTTTACCTATTATTGGTATTAATCACCAAAGTAAAAAATATATTAACTGTCAGGCAAATTATGTATTACCCATAGAATTTAATTATAGTTCTTATTTACATGAATTTTATCAAGAAAAAGAGTTAGATGATGATCAATATAGAATTTTTATAAAATGTATTAAAAGAATTAATAATGAAATGATTTCCAAATATCAACCAAAATTTGTAAAATTAGAAAATGTAGATCCTGATAAATTAAAAAATCATATGAAAAAAAATGCGAAAGATAGAAATCATATTTTAGTACAATTAGAAAATTTTTTCAAATATAAAGAAATTATTCCTAAAAATGCTAGTTTGTCTGATATGATTGATCAAAATAATTATTTAGAATCTTTATCTTCATTTATTAAAGAAGCAGATATTAAAGATGATGAAAGAAATAATGCTTTGGAATTATTTCATAAAATAAATCAAACATTAGAAATTAAAACTAATTTTAATAAATCAGAAGATGCTAAGAAAATGAATACTCTTAAAAATGAATACATGGACGATGCGAAACTTGCTATTGAAGTTTTACTTGATAATGAAAATATTAAAGATGAAAGTAAAGAATTATTAAAAAATTTAAGTATAAAATATATTGACCATTTTAGAAAAAATGTAAAAGAAGACCAATTACATGGTTATAATTATAATTTATGGACTTTTAAATATTTTGATAGAGAGTATAGAAAATCTAGTAATAATTTATTTTATTTACTTATTAGAATTATTTCTGTTTATATTTTATTTTCAAGACCATTAAGTAGCCCATGGTTATTATCTATATTAGCTCTTATGCCATATATTAGTTTTGAAAAATACTTTCTTCACTATATTAATGATGATTATGGAATAATGAAATATTTAAGTATGGGCGTAGATACAGAATATTTTAAAGATGAATATAAAAAAATTATTAAAAATAATAATATTTTACAAAAAAGTGGTAAATTACTTTTTAAATTTTTATTTTATATTATTTTTGCTTTACCTTTCTTACAATTTTATAATAATACCATGTATGGTTTAACTTTTACTCCTAATTATATGAATGTTATTTATCAACTTGTTTTTATTTTAAATTTAATAGGTAATTTTTATCCTCCTTTTGGATGGGATATAATGTCATTTAATGTAATCTATTGGTTACTATTTTTTATTATAACATTAATATTATATTTTGTCTTTAAAAAAAAATAATTAAAAAAATTTAATCTTAACTATAATTAGATATGTCTAATAGTAAACCTGTAGATTATACATTTGTTGAAAGGAGTCAAGCAGATACTCCTATTCCCCCTCAAGTAGGATATTTTGATGAAAATAAAAAAAATACACCCAATTCTGCTTCTACATTAAAACAACTATTACAGAATAATTGTTCAGTAAAAGCTTCTGATACTTTAACACCTAATAATCCTAACCAATATTATGAAGAAACAATTAGTGGTACTATTAATGAAAGTTGTGGTACAACAAATGTTACAAGTAACTCAAATATAGAAAAAGATGTAAAAACATCTTGTACAGGTGATCAACAAAAAATTGTAAATACTATTAAATATTTATTATGTCAGTTAGCTTATTCAAGAAATCGTACTTATAATTCTCAGGAATTTGATTTATTTAATAGTGTAATGACTGTAAAAGATATATTTGATAAATTTTCAAATATAAAAATGGTAATGTATTTGGTATTTTTATTAAGTATGTATTTTTTAGTACAAGGATTTTTTTCATCATTTGATGTTTGTTCAAATATGATGAATTTAGTAGAAGATAATTCTTCTGGAACTTGGACTTACTATTTATTTTTAGGATTAGGAGTCGCTATTCCAGTTTTAATTTTATGTGTTATCTTTGTACGAAATGTTTGTGGTAATTTAGAAAGTTTAGAAAAATATAACATTACAGATGATTATTACGGTAAAAAAGAAACAGTAAGTTCTGGATTTAAAAATTTGGATTATTCAGTCTTAATGATATTTTTATTTTTAATTTATGGTTTAGTTGTAGCATTATTTGTAGTAAATAAAACATCATTAGGTGGAACTACACATATGATAACAATATCAGCATTATTTTTTATTATATCAATATTTTTATATTTATTTTATAATTTCATTCCATTCTTTGCTACAGCAAATATTAATAATTATAATAAAGAAGATATTGATTTAAAACTATACGTAGATGAAGCAGGTACTAAAAATCCAGGGAAAATTACTTCTAATCAATTACAAGTAAAACGATTACAAAAAGTATTTTTACAAACATCAATAGCTATTTTTGTATTTTTCATTGTATATATTATTGCTTCTACTAAAATGAAAGATTCAAAGGGTTTTACAAAAGATGCAGTAATGGGATTTTTTGGTGCCTCTGCTATTTTAATGATACCTATTTTATGGGTAGTTAATTTTATTCTTGCTACAAAATATTTTTACATTTATCCAATTATCATTCTTGGTGCTAGATTTGTAAGATATGTTGGTATGGCGATTATATATGGACAGTACTCATATGCTCAAGAATATGGTATTGAAAGTTTCTTCTCTGGAGATACATTTACTGAAGATTTGAAAGACCAATTAGACGATTTTAGTAATTATTCACCATCTTATAATTTAATCGGTATGGGAGTAATTAAATCATTAATGAATTTATTAGGATTTGAAAATATATTTTCATCTAAATTTACCAACCAAAATAAACCAAATAACATAGCATCAAATAGATATGTTATTCCAGGATTGTTTTCCTATTTAAGAAAAGATAAAAACTCGAATTCTTCAGATGTAAATTCTCAGTTATTCATTCAAATATTTATATTTATTGTTACATTAGTTATAACCGCTTTACTATTAAAAGTTGTTTATAAAGTATAATTAAAATCCTCGACAATTTGAACCATTAATATCTAACTTAGGAGTATAATTATCAGAACAACAACCAAATCTTTTATCAAAACAAGTTAAAATTTTCTTTTTTGATTGTTGATTTATTAATATTATTAAATAAATCATTAATATAATAAATAATAGAATGAAAAATAATAAAATGTAATATGTCATATAAATATATTCAATATAAATATTTATAAAAATAAAAAAAATATCTTATCATTAAATATGGATAATTATATACTATTTACAATTTTAACTTTACTTATCATTTCATCCTTCTGTTATTTAAATATGTATTCTGATATAGAAAGTTTTGAAACTTACTCTTATTCACCTTTTGATTATATAACAACTGGATCAGATCCACTTACCTTTTATAAATACCCAATTTATAGAAATCCATATAGATATCCTTATAAGTTCTATAGCAGTTACCCTTATCCTTATTATACTTATTACCCTGTAAATATGTAATTTAATTTAATTAATCATAATATTTTTTATCTAAAAATCTTAATTTATCTTCTACTATACTTTCATAATATTCTATATTTTGATTATTCGATATCATTATTAAATGCATACTAAATAAAATATCTTCTAATTTATGATAATCTAATTTATCTATATCAAATTTTTTCCAATTAATTAAAAATAAATCTTTATGATATTGATAATATTCAATCATATTAAATATATAATTATTTATATGTCTTTTAGTTATTTTAGGAAAACTATATGTTTTATATTTTTTTATAAACTCATCTTCCTTTAATACCAAATTAGAATAATCATTTACATGTAATATCAATTTTGAATTCTTATTATACTTCCTTATTTTATCTTTTTCAATATCAATTAATATTCTACCATATCCTACCATAAAATCTTCAACAAATATGAAATCTGTTGGTGTATATAAATCATTAAAAAAATTATGATAGGATATAGATTCAAAACTTATTTTTTCATTATGACAATATATTTCAAAACAATCTTTTAACCATTTTTGATCTGGATTATTAATAATTTTAATTATATCATCTTCATAAATTAAATTATTTAATGTATTTTTTATCTCTTTTTCATGAATTAATGTGTTAAATCTTGAATAACTAAATTCTAAAGAAGAAATATTTATTAATTCTATGAATATTAAATAAATTATTAATTGAAACATTATTTTACTACTATTATTAATCAAATTTTCATTTTATATATATTTTTTTATATTTTATAAAGAATTTTGTATAATAATTATTAAAAATAATTATTAAATTTATATAAAGTTTTATAAATAAACTTTAATTAAGAATGGTTTTAATTGAATATAAAATTAAATCTGAATTACCAACTGAAATACAAAATATTATTTCAGAATATTGGTGTTGGAAAAAATATTATACAAATCATGTTATTAAAGAATTAAATGAATTAAATGAATTAAATTTTGATTTATCAATCAATCATTTTTTAGTTAATGTTTTTAAAATTGAAGATATAAAAAATTTATATAATATTAAAATTGGTGAAAAACAATTTTATTATTTTAATAAATCATGTGAATATTTTTTAAATAATAAAGACTATATTTATGATTTAAATAAAAAAATAGAATATGTGGTAAATAATAAAACTTTATTTGAATATTATAAAAAAAAATATGAATGGATGTATGTAATAAATACATCTTATTACAATACAGTAGAAATTATAGAAGAAATTAAATATTATTCCTATATGATTTTATATTATAATGAATTAAAAAAAATAAAAATATATTATTCATTAATGGCTTCATTTCTATATCCAAATCCAGTAGAAGTTTATTATAGTAGTTGGGCTTGTTTATATTGATTTTATAAAATGCCATCCTAATTTTTCACATATTTTTTTCCAGATCATATCTGTTTGATGTAATTTTTCTCTGTCTTTTAATAGAGGAAAATATACTTTGTATTCATCTAATGATAATAATTCCACAAATTTATGTAATACATAGGAATAATTTAAAAAATTCTTTCTCCATTTAGGACATACTTCCATAAATGGTCCTTGAATTTCTTTGAACATTAATCTTAATTTCTCTTCTAATTCCTTACTCATTGATGGTGGTGAAATTCCATTTATTTGATATAAAATATGTGCTGCATGATCATAGAATTTATTTAATTTATTCTTTTTTAAATATTGTCTTATTTTTTTTGTATCTAATTTTTCTAAATTAGTAATTCTTTCTTTTTTAATTTCAGCAATAATCTTATCATACACTTCTTGTGGAATTTCAGTAGATTCTTTAGCTTGAAATTGTGCTAACCACTCATTAAAATGATTAATTCTTTTATAACTAAAATAACATACTTCTAAAGGAGGATCCTTAAAGGAAGGTTTATCACTTTCAATTAATACATATTCTTGATTACCACATTTTGAACATATTTGAATACCATCACTAGGATATAAAGTCATCTCATTATTACATTGATCACATTTAAAAATCATATTATCTATTATCAAATTACTTACATAACTGGGATCTATTTTTTTTAAATAATCATCTAAATAATTTTTTTTTTTAAAATTTGATTCTTCTTTAATAAAATCACTTATTTTCATTGATGTATAATTATTTTCTGTATTTAAATCATTATTTTCCATATTTTCATCTTTTTCTCTACTATTAAAAAAATCAATTACAGAATTTTGAGATTTATTATTTTTTGTTTTTTTTATATCATCTTCTTCATAATTTAATAAATTTTCTTCAAAATTTTCTATATCATTATCTTTTTTACTATTGGAATTTTCAATATTATTATAATAATCATGTAATAAACTACCAACTTCCAAATAATAATTATTTAATTCTTCATTATTAAGAATTTTATTAATTTTATTTTTTAATTTATAAATCTTATCTTTTTTAAGATTTCTTTCAATAATATACTCCGAATTGTTTTTTAAAGAATTATCTTTAGAATTTTTATATTCTTCTACTAATTGCTTTAATTCATTTTTTAATTTTGGAATAGATTTTTTATCTTTATTGAATTTTTCTATCATTTCACTATGTTTCGCATCTATAGTAACATTATCCAGATTTAAATTTGATTTTTTAGAATCATGTTTCAGTTTTGAAGAAACCATTTCTATAAATATTTTAAAAAAATAAACTTTAAGTATTTAAGAAAAAATAAGTATAACTTCAATTAAAATTATATAGCTTTTTTTTAATATGGAAGAAAATAATAGAAATTCTAATTCAAATATAGATTATAATGTTATTCAAAAAATGGTTTTTCTATGTAATGCTTTGAATGATGGTTGGTCAATTAAAAAATTAACTAATAATAAATATGAATTTATAAAAAATAAAGATAAATTAATTAAAAAAGAAATAGATATAGAAGAATTTATAAAAAATAATTTAAATATAGAAAATTTAAAAAAATAATACTAAAAATAGCTAATTTATTTTTATTTTAATTATATTTAAAAATCGTTAAATATAATTTTATTATGATATATATATGTATATAATATCGAAAAAAATAAATGATTGTATCAAAAGCTGGTTATAAAACGAATTAATTAAAGAATTAATTAAAGAATTTTTCGTATTTTTCCAAAATTTTTTTCTCAGTATAGATTATAAAAAATGACTGGCGGTCTTATGCAACTCGTAGCCTACGGCGCTCAAGATGTTTATCTTACTGGAAACCCTCAAATCACCTTCTTCAAAGTAGTATACAGAAGACATACTAACTTCTCTATGGAAGCCATCGAACAAACTTTCAATGGTACTGCCGATTTCGGTAAAAAAGTCACCTGCACTGTCTCCAGAAACGGTGATTTAATCCACAGAATTTACTTACAAGTCACTCTTCCTAGAGTTGAAGCAACTGTTTCTTCTGCCTTCTTCAGATGGGTCAATTTCATCGGCCACTTCCTTATCAAATCTGTTGAAATCCAAATCGGTGGTCAAAGAATCGACAAACAATATGGTGACTGGCTTACTATCTGGAATGAACTTACCATTCCTACTGGTCTTAAAGCTGGTTACGATAATATGGTTGGTAACACTGTTGCCCTTACCGGTACTGGATTACAAAGAACCGAATCTACCTGCTTATATGTACCATTCCAATTCTGGTTCTGCAGAAACCCTGGTCTTTCACTTCCTCTTATTGCTTTACAATACCACGAAGTTAAAATCGAACTTGAATTCAGACCTAAAGCCGAATGTTATGTATCCACTGGTGGCTCATTAAACAGCTGTGGTGTATCTGTATCTGGAAGCTTAGATGCCTTCTGTGTTCCTTCCTTAGAATATGCTTCCTTATTCATTGATTATATCTACTTAGATACCGATGAAAGAAGAAGATTCGCCCAAACATCCCACGAATACTTAATTGAACAATTACAATTCACTGGTGATGAATCCACTGTTAATACCAATGTTAAAGTTAAATTGAATCTTAACCACCCTGTTAAAGAACTTATCTGGGTCTGCCAAAGAGATGATGTTGTCAAACTTGGTTACAACCAATGGAATAACTACACTGATGATTTCGATGCTGACTCTGGTTACTACGCTCTTAACAGCCAAGGCTTACCTGATGCTTCTCAACTTGTATTCACCAATGTTGAAGATTCCACCAATGTCTTCCCTTTCGTAGGTGGTAATGCTCTTGATCAAGAATACATTAACTACTTACAACAAGCTGGTCTTAACACTGGTGCTGGAGGTATTGCCACAAACAATGTCTCTACTGCTCAAGTAAGACCTGTTTCTTTACCTGCTGGTCCTGGTCCTAACGCTAATAACTTAGCTCCTACCGATTTTGGTGCTATTACCACTGCTGGTGATTACTCCGATCACTCCGGTTTCGGACCTATCAACGCCGGAAGAAACCCTGTTGTTAGAGCTAAATTACAACTTAACGGTCACGATAGATTCCAAGAAAGACTTGGTTCTTACTTCAACTTAGTCCAACCTTACCAACATCACTCTAACATCCCTCCTACTGGTATCAATGTTTATTCTTTCGCCTTGAAACCTGAAGAACATCAACCATCTGGCACATGTAACATGTCCAGAATTGATAATGCTACTTTACAATTACAATTGACCCCTAAAGCAGCCTTAGGTTCCAAAATCAGAGTTTATGCTACAAATTATAACGTCTTAAGAATAATGTCAGGAATGGGCGGCCTTGCTTACAGCAATTAAGAAAATTTTATCATACTTTTTTGGTGGAATTTTTTATATTTTATACAAACATAAACATCTATTGTAGAATATATACTATCTGAATTTAGTCATGGTGGCATATACTCGATTTATATAAAATATTTTTTTATATAAGTTTTTAAAAAATATTTAAAATTGAAATTTTATTAATAAATTAAATATTTAATAAATATGAATGATGTTATAAAAGAATTAAAATATAAAAATAGTTTTGATAATATAAAAAATAAAATTAATATTTTTTTTAATAAGAGTGATAGTCTAAAACAAAAAATATTAAAAGAAAAAGAACTTAGTCAAAAACAACATAAATTCTTCCATAATAATGAGTATTATATAGATAAAATTTATTTTTCAAAAGAAAAAAATTGCTTAGATTTATTAGATTTAGAAATAATTTTTTGTGATGATAATAAAGAATTACATGAATTATGGAATTATTTTAAAATAATGACAAGTTCAGCAATTACAAGTGATCAATGTTTTGGTTCAATAAAATATATGGTAAAAGATAAAATAACTAATAAATATTTAGGTATAGTTGAATTATCAAATGATATTTATAGTTGTGGTCCAAGAGATAAATTTATTGGATGGGAACCAAAAATTAAGAAAAAAAAAGTAAATATTATAAATAATTTAGAAAAAAGTCTTATAAGTTTTATAATGAATATTAGTTGTTGTATTGGACTTCAACCTATGGCTTATAATTTAAATATAGGTAAATTATTAGTCGCATCAGTTTTTAGTAATGAAGTTCAAGATTATTTTTATAAATTACGTGGATATAAATGTGCTTGTGTTACTACATTTGGACTTTATGGAAAATCTGTACAATATGATAAAATGAAAGAAATAAAATTTATTGGAAAAACAAAAGGAACTGGTACTTGTGTTATTCCCGATGACTTATATCAAGATATGATATTATTTATGAAGGAATATCATTTAGATATTTATAAAAAAACATCACAAATGAGTAGTCCTAAATTACGTAATATTCAATATTGTTTAAATATATTAAATATTGAACAATCAAATATACTATTTCATGGACAACAAAGAGGAATTTACATAGGTTTTACTAGTAATGAAAGTAAAAAATTTTTAAATGGAGAAGTTAATAATTTTAATTATAATGAAAAAATAAGACCATTTAAAGTTATTGTGGAATGGTGGAAGAACAGATGGAGTCAAAAACGTATTGAAAATTTATTTAAAAATAATAAATATAAAATAAAATATGAATTAAAAAATTTTACAGTTAAAGAAAAAAAAAATCAATATAATAGACAATATCAATTTGAAAAAATGAAAGATATTGATTTTTTAAAAAATAAAAGAGAAAATGCTAAACAATATTATTATGATAATAAAAATAAATTATTAACAATTGCAAAAGAAGAATTATTAAATAATAAAAATCATAATTATTATTTAGATGATTATTATTTAGGTGGATTTTTTGATGCCGATGGTTCAATATATATATCAAATAATAGTTTAGTTGTTCATTTTTCTCAATGTGTTTTAAATGTATTATTATCTATTCAAGAAAAGTTTGGAGGAAATATATATAAACGAGAAAAAAAAAATAAAAATAGTAGAACCCAATATAGTTTAAAAATAAATGGAGAAAAAACAAAAAAAATATTAGAAGTTTTAAATAATACAACAATATTGAAAGCTATTAAAATAAAAAAAGCTTTATTATATTTGAATTATATTAACAAACCATTAACAAAAGAAAAAGAAGATATAATCCATTATTTAAAATTTAATAGAAAAGAAGATAATAGTAATTTTTTCAATAGAATGAATATAAAATATATTTCTGGATTATTTGATGGTGACGGTTCAGTTTATTTAAATAATTCAAAATTAAAAATAAATAATTTAAATGTTAGAATAACGATTGTTCAAAAATATACTCCATATTTTTTAGAATATTTAAAAATATATTTATCAAAAGAATTAAATACACATATTGGTTTAAGCAGTGATCGTATTTATTTTGAAAGTACTTTTGGATTATTAAGTTTTTATAAATTAATTAATCATTTATTAATTGTAAAAAAATTTCAATTTTCAAAAATGATAGATTTAATTAATTTATATAAAGAAGATAAAATAAATAATATGGAAAAAATAAAATTAATAGCATTAGAAATTCAGCAAAATAAACACGAAGATATTGAATATGATTTAGATATACAAAAATTAAATATAATTGAGGATATAAAAAATAATATAGTAATTAAACAAAATAGTTTAGAAATAACTGAAGAAAATCATTTAAAAACAATAATAATACAAAAACATAAAAAAAAAGGTATATTTAATAATAATTATGGAAAACAATTAAATAATCAACATATTTGTAAAATTAGTACTGAAATATCAAAAATAAAAAGAACAAAAAACCAAAATTTATCAAATGAAAAAATAGAAGAAATATATAATTTAAAAGGTAAAAAACTACAAAAAGATGTAGCAAGTTTGTATAATATGAATAGAGAAATGATTCGTCGTATTTGGAATGATGAACTATTACCTACAAATCATCCTAATTTTTATAATAATGTTTTAAATAAAAAAAATAAAATTTATAAAGATCCAAAAATAGCTACATCAATAGGAAAACGTAGTCTTGAAACACATGAATATATAGATATTTTACTTTGGAAAATAAAAAAAAATAATAATGAATTATTAGATAATAAAAAAATAACAAGTACAAAACTAGCAAATAAACTCAGTAATCAATTTAATAAAAATATAACAAATGATATTATTAAAAATATATGGAGTGGGCGAACAAAATTATTTAATTTCGATTTTGAAAATCAAAATAAAATAAGCTATGAAGAATATAAAATATTAATTAATAAATAAAGATTTTGTTGTTGATTTAGACAATGTTTGGAAATGGTTAGGATTTAATCAAAAATATAATGCTCTACGTGTATTAGAAAAAAATTTTATTCTTGATAAAGATTACATTAATTTTGCTTTTGTAGTAACAAAAGCAAAAAATGAATCAAAAAAATACCATTTTTTAATATTAAATTTATAATAAAACACATAATATTGTATTATTATTTACTTCTTCATCAATAATTTCTTGTATAATATTCCAATCTCCTTTGGCTAGCCCTGCACCAATTTTAGGTATTCCAATCCTTTTATTTTCAAAATTTGAATCAATTAATCTAAAAACATTTCTTAAAGCATCATAATCTATTGGTCTATTTCCATAAAAATGATATTGAGTATATGCATTAATTATAAATTGAGTATCATTTATTTGTATTAAAGAATAAGTTCCTAATTTATTTTTATCTCCTTTTACAGTTTGTAAATCAGCTTCATAAGCAGCATAATATTTTTCTTTAATTTGTTTTGCTATTCCAGCACCCATTGTATGGAAACAATTACATCCATGTACTAGAATATCAATATTATTATTTTCAAATAAAGTTAATAAATTGCCTTTTGTTACTATCATTTCATATTTTACAAAATATGAAAATATTATCAATTTTGAATTAATTTTAAAAATATTTTAATTTAATTATTTCATAATAATACTTTTTTATCATATATATTATTAGAAATATGAATACATTTATTCGTTATAATAATAATACAAATTGTGTTAGATTATGTCCTCCAAAAAATTATAAAGGTCCTCCTGGACCTAAAGGACCTAAAGGTGATACCGGTTCCCAAGGACCTAAAGGTGATACTGGTGCTGTTGGTCCAAATGTTTTTAAAAATTATACTATTTCTTCCATTATAACTAATTCTACATATAATATAGATTATTCTAATGATTATGATGTATATCAAGTTGATACATCAAGTAATAATATTACAGTAATATTACCTGAAATTAATAATTTAACAAATAATAAAAGAATGTATATAATTTCTGACGTTGGTGGTAATTTATTAAATAATCATTTAATAATTCAAACATCTGGTTCAGATACAGTTGCTAATGAGACTTCAGTAACATTAACTATAAATTATTCATCCATTACTTTAATATCTAATACAAATAATGTTTGGATAATTTCTTAAATATAATAATTTAAAAATATATATTATATTAAAATATAGATGACATATATTCCTAATATATTAACTAAAAATGATTCAAATAATACATTTCAAAATCAAACTACTACACAAACAGGTACTGCTACTTTAACCACAGGATATGAATCTATAAATATAACTATTGATAAGTATGACGAAGATTCTAATCCAGGAGGTTTAGAAATTCAATTTTCTATAGATAATACAATTAGTAATTTTAAAACGTATTATAGTGATACTTATTATAAAAATACTGTATTTAATAAATCATATAAAATATTAAATAAATATTATAGAATTATTTATACACCTTCTGGTAGTTCATCATTTAATTTAAGTACCATTTTAACTACTAATAGTAATTCTAACATAAATACAATTAATAATTATTATTCAAATAATCATGATTCTATTTATGATGCTTTTGCCAAAATTCGTGTATCAAATCCAAATACATTATTAGATATTAAATTTCCTTCCCAGTCCGATGCAGATGGTGATAATGATTTTTTAGATAATAAATGTTTATTATGTACAAAAACTACAGGAAATGCACCAACAATTACACGTGGCGATTCAAAAAAAATAATTTCAATTACTGGAACTGGTACATTTATTAGTCAATCCAGAAAATATTGTGTGTATCAACCAGGAAAATCTCAATTAGTTTTATTAAGTGGTATATTAAAAGATTCAGCAGCAGGAAGTGCTGTATATGAAAATTATATAGGATATTTTGATGATAATAATGGATTATTTTTTAAATATGACACAACTAATAATATTTCTGTGAATTTAAGATCTTCATCAAGTACAAATAGTATTAGTCAATCTTCTTGGAATATAGATAAATTAGATGGTAATGGTACAAGTGGATATAATTTAGATTTTGAAAAATCACAATTGTTTGTAATTGATTTTGAATGGTTAAGTGTAGGAAGAATAAGATTTGGTTTTTATATATTTGGAAAAATATATTATTGTCATCAAATACATAATGTAAATGAGTTAGATGGTCCATATATGAAAACAGCAAATCTTCCTATTCGTTATCAAATTAATGTAACTAGTGGTACAGCAAAATTAACTCAAATTTGTAGTAGTGTTATTTCTGAAGGTGGTTATAATCCTATAGGAAAATCATTTTCAATTTCAAATGGTATATCTAATACATCTGGTATTAGTGTCGGAACTTCTCTTACAGGAATCATAGCACTCCGCGGTTCAGATGTAAGTAATAAATATAATCATGAAAATATTTTACCAACTGAACTTTCTATATTAGATGATTCAAAAAGAATAATGCTTATTCAAATTCGTTTATATCATCCCGATGCATTACCAACTGTTGGTTCATGGACTCAAGTAAATGATAATAGTGTTGTACAATATGCAACAACTGATATAAGTAATTTAACTGCGTCACATATTGTATTAAAACAATTTTATGTATCTGAACAATCAAATTTTACTTTGAATTTAGATTCAATCTTTAATAATTTTTTACAAATTACATCCGACATTGATAATACTAGTGATATTTTAGTTATTACTGGACAAACTGTAAGTGGCTCAGGAAAAGTATATGCATCATTAGGATGGCAAGAAATATATTAATTATATAATAAATAAAGATTACTACATATAATAATCAATGACCCCGAAATATTATACATATTAATTTCTTCTTGATTAATTAAATAAGATGAAATATATGTAAATAATATACCCAAGTAAGTTAATATAGCATATAATTTTGAATCAATTCTATTTATTGAATAAAATCTTAAATAATACCCAATTACTATTGTAAATAAATTAAAAAACAACGCAAATAAATTAACATTATTTTCATTATTTAAATCTTTTAATTGAAAATTTTCTTTGTCTTTTTGTTCTATTTTATTATTTTTATTTTTTTGATAAATATAAATTATTAGTAATAATAAAAATCCAAAAAAATAAGAAATAAACATATGATTCCAATTGTTTTTTGTATCTAATTTTAAAACACTAAAATATATACAAGCTTCTGTTACAGCAGCTCCAATCATATAAAATATTCCTTTTAAATATATATATTTATTCACATTATTACTTTTTTTATCTCGAATATCATCTAGACAAAATAATAATAAACCAATTAAAATAAAAAAATATATCCAATAATTTTTATTTCCAGAATAATATAATATAATTAATGGATATATAAATAATATACTATTTGCAACACCACCTTTTAATATTTCAAAACCTTTATACGAAAAATATACATGAATAATTGTATAAAAACTTAATAAAAGACCATCTTTATGAAATAAATATTTTGAAATAAATGATTTATCAATCAAAAATAAACTAATCAATATAATTACAGTAAAACGATTTAACATTTTTTTTAAAAAAGAAATATTGATTAATTTTATAAATACAGGATAAGTTGATAAAATTATTTCAGATATAATTTTCGATAAAATAGCATTCAATATCATTATTATTATTTAATATATTTTAATAATAATAAGTTAATTTTATAATTTAATTATATAATAATTCATTACAAATAATGAAACTTATCCCTAAAAAATATCTTCGTAGAAATATTATAGATTTAAAAAATAAAATTCCAAGTGAATTTGGTAGATTTATTATGGCATTGAGTAATTTGGAATTATCTGAAGATTGGCCAAGAATATGTGGAATTCATGGTAATACTTTTAATTTAAAAGATAAAGAAGTAAAATGTCCAACTGATCCAGTTATTGTTGAAAAAATAGGAAATACACCAGATGAACCATTTTATTGTGCTCACAGTGAAACAAAATTTGCTGCTTTTCATACACCATATGTTTATCAATTTGAATTGTTATTAAATAAATATAATTCTTCGAAAGATAAAAATTATATTGCTTTACCATTTTTATATTTAGAAAATAATGGAGTAGATTATTCTTTTATGAACGAAGATAATATTACTATTTTATTTGATGATGAATATATCACTATTACTAATCCATTAGCAGCACAAAATGTGTATTATTTTGATGAAAAAGGTGAAAAAAAAATAGTAAGAAGAAATGGATTTTTAACTCCTAGAAATAAATCTGAAATACAAAAAATTAATATAACAAATAAAGAATTTAATAATGTTATGTATGCTAAAAAATATTCTACATTTAGTTCCAATACTCTTTATAATAATATTCTAAAAGAATTAATTGAATTCAATCCACTTGAAATACCTCATAATAATGTTCATGACATTATTGGAGGTTCGGGTGGAAATATGAGTGAAGTATCTATATCAGCATATGACCCACTTTTTTGGTTGCATCATTGTAATGTTGATCGATTTTTTTATAATTGGTTGTATAATAATACAAATGGTTTCCAAGAAAAATTAAGTCCTCCTAAAATACCTGAAAAAACATTAAATGATACATTATCTCCTTTTATTAAAAATAATGTTTATAATAATCAAGTAAAAAATTATTCATTTGGATGGGAAAATAATACTCTTACATTCTTAAAAGTAAAAGATATGTTAGAATTTGATAAATATCCTTATTCTTATAATAAACTAGAAATCTTACCTTATAATCCTTCTACTATCAATATCGAATTACATGGAATACCAATTCCAAAAGAATCTATGCATATTGAAGTTTTTCTTTATCCTAAAAATATTATTTTAACCAATGAAAATAGAATGGATTATATAGCAGGTTCAACTTCATGGCATGGTATCAATAGACATAAAAAATCTTGTAAAAGATGTAATGTTTCTCGAACAAATTTGAAAATTGATATTGAAGATTATATTTTAGAAAATAATATTCAATTAAATGAAATAAAAGAATATCATTGGTTTATTGAAGGTAAAGGAAGATTACAAACTAATTTACATGATAATAATGAATATAAAATTTATACTCAAGAAGAAATTGTAAAAGATGGACATATTTCATTCATTATAACAATAAATAATTTAAAAATATAAATATATTTTATAAATATAAATATAAATATAAATATATATGAATGATATTAAATTGTATTCTACAATAATTAAAATATGTAATGATAATAATTTTAAATTATTAAAATTTTTTATTATAGATAATCTAAAAAAGAAAATGAATAAAAAACGCTTTTTGTTAACTCTGTTATTAAGTAATAAAATAAATAATAAATCTTCTCCATTATATATTTTCTTTAGTAAATATATTATTAATAATCATAATAAAATATTAAAATATTATTCTACATTATAAAAATTATCTATTTAATCGATAAATTTTCCATAAAAGTAATAATTTTTCAAATTTTTCTTTTGGAAAGTTGAAATCTTTTTTATTATTTTTATTAAAATAACAATATAATATCCAAAATATATACATTTCTTGATTATTTTTATATAAAATTTTAAAAGTATCTTTGAAATCTTCTATATCACTTGTATCAATATAGTTCATCGTTTGTTTGTTTTGTAAAAATATTTTTTCAATCTCTTCTATAATTATTGAATTTTCAAATTCATTTTCCTTTAATTGGTTTAACACGTATTTTACAATACTATCATATGAAGATTCATTATGAAAATAAATATAAAATATTTCTTCTATAAGATTTAATATTTCTAAAGGAGGATCTTGTTGCTCTTTAAGAGCATTATTTAAAGATATAAAGTCTAAATCTATATCTACTGAAAGAGGTGATATACATTCAATTGTCATATTACTTTGTTAATTTTACTAAATATCCAAAATTGTATCGATTTTTATATAAAAATGTATTAATCTTTTTATCTTTCAAAATTACATAATTCACAATAATGAAATGTTACACCATATGGTCCTATTTCTTTTTCTGAAATCCATTTATGCCCATTATTTTTTAATTCACAATCTTTATATATTTGATTTTGTATTTCATCTATTTTTTCTTGAATAGATTCTATTTTTTTTTGATAACTATATTTTAATTTATATAACTCTTCTATATTTTTTTGTTTTTCTTCCATATTAATTAATTTATTTATTCATTATTAAATTACCTAATTTATTCTTATAAATTATTTATGCTATATATGACTGGATAAGACATAACGGTATATTATCAGATATAATATGTTTTATTATGATTTTAAAATAATAACTTTTATTTAATGTTATACTTTTTATATGTACTTTTTGTATATTTGTTTTCAAATCATTTTCTTGAATAGATCTTTCTTCTAAACTTATGTATTCACTATTACTTATTTCTTCAATTTTAGCTGCTTCTTGAAAATCATAATATTTTTCTGTAATTGTAATAAAATTTACGTTATCATTACATTTTAATAATTTATGAACAGTAACTTGATGTTTTATATTATCCTGATTAGGATCTATATCATAAATTATATTATTATTTTTATCAATACAAATTTTATGAGTTGATACTACTAAACCATTATGATCAGCTCTTTGATCATATGTACAAATAGCGTCATCCCATTTATAGCCAGTAATTTGTCTAATTAAAATAGGTGGTGATAAATCATTATCCATATTCATTATTAGTTTATATCTATTAAACCTTAGGAAAATAAACTTTCAATTTTTAAAAATTGAAAGTTATTTTTTTTTAAATAAAATAAAAATTGTTCTTTAAATGAAAAAAGATAATAAAAATTAGAATCAAGAACAACAATTTCAAACATCAAATCATTTTTTATTTATTGATGATCAGATAAAAATAATAAAAATATTTATATGATTTTTAATACATATGTATTAACTTCTCTATTAGATTATTTTCAAAATACTCATGTCAATAATATAATATTTATTAAAGAAAATCATATTCTTCCTGATAATATTATACAGGAAGTATAAAATTATGAACATTTAATTGAATATGGTGAATATGATAAAGTTTAATTTTTATAATTTTTAATATACTTCACAATATAAATTGCATGTATCCTGTTTATTTAAAATATATAAAATTTGAAGTCCAAGTTTATATCGAAAAAAATATATAGATTGTTGCTCTACATATTTATCCATTTCTATACTTATATTTTTAAATATATCATCATATCCATTAATTATTCTTTCATTATTTTTGATTTCATTAAATTTTTGTAATACATTTTCAGGTAATAAGTTTTTCAATTCTTCTAAATTTTCGATTAATTCTTTCTTATGTTCTTGTGTAATTTCATATAAAATATAATTATCTTCACTAAATAGGTTTTCATCATCTTCTTCTATACATTCTTCTTCTAATGCTACTTTAACATGTTCTTCATGAGAAGCATAACAATCATCACAATAATTTTTACCATTTTCTTCTTTTACACAGTTACAAACAAGATATTTAAATTTTTCAATGTATTCTATAGATATTAAATTTTCAATATCATTACTATTTTGAATACCGAAAGCAAATTTTCCTTCAATATCTCCAAAATATTCGCGACCCATGATGTATATTTATCAATGGTAAAAAAAAAATCAATTTTTAATAAAATAATATATAAAATAGTATCAATATTTGTAGTATATAGAATGATTCTAAAAAATAAATCTAACTATATGAAAAATTTATTTGAAATAAATTTTGAAAATATTAGTAAATACTTAATGTATGATGATTATATTACTTTTTATCATATGTATGCTCCAAAAAATATAATTTCATTAAAAAGAAAATGTTTTTATTGTAATAAAATCCCTATATGTCCAGTATTTATTTCCTATAATTACAATTTAAGAAATATTATTTGTAAATCATCTGCCATAAATCCAGTATGTTATTCATGTATTATAAATAATTGGATAGGTAAATTTAATCAATTGAGCTATAGAAATAAATTAATGAACGGTTTTATATGTCCGCATAGATGCTGTAAATATTCTTATTCAAATCGAAGACAAATAATTATTCATAGAAGAGATGAAAATTTATTGAATAATTTTTCAGTTTCATGGAAAGATATTATACCATATTATAAATGTAATTTTTGTGACCAAGTTTTTAAAAATAAGACACATAAACAAATATATCAACATTACCGGAAAAGTATATGTCGGATTATTATAAAAAAAATAAAATATGGATGGAATGAAATTTATTCTGATTCTGATTTAGATTCTGATTCTGATTCTGAATGTTATATTTATGAATGATTTATAAATTACAAAAAATTTTTGTTTATTGATTAAAATACACTGTTGGTGTAGGCTGTATTGGATATTTCCATTCTTCATTAATATAGACTCTATTTTCACTATAAACTGGTACTGGTACAGGTACATGTACCGGTATAGGAACAGCTACACAAGGAAAAGAAGGTTGAGGCGGCATCCCATATTGAGGATTCATGTAAGATGAATAATATTGATAATTTTCATCAATATATTGATAGTTTTCATGTACTACAACAGAATCTCCTGAATACGAATTTGTTTCCGAATCAGTAACATCTGATGTAGTACTATTTTTTTCTAACTTTTCTGCTTCTTTCTTAGCTTCTTCTACTTCTTTTAAAGCATTTTCTACTTGAGATTTTAATTTCTCATTCTCAAGTTTCATTTTTTCTGCTTCTTGTTCAGCTTTCATTTTTTCATCTTTCATAATTTTTAATTTAGCCTCGCGCTTGGCTTCTAGTTCTGCTTGACGCTTAGCTTCTATTTCTGCTTGACGCTTAGTTTCTAGTTCTGCTTGACGCTTAGCTTTCAATTCAGCTTGACGCTTAGCTTTCAATTCAGCTTGACGCTGAGCTTCTAGTTCAGCTTGACGATGAGCTTCTATTTCTGCTTGACGATGAGCTTCTATTTCTGCTTGACGCTTGGCTTTCAATTCAGCTTGACGTTTGGCTTTCAATTCAGCTTGACGCTGAGCTTCTATTTCTGCTTGACGCTGAGCTTCTAACTTAGCTTGTTTTTGAGCTTGTAACTTAGCTTTTTTTTTTAATTTTTTATCAGATTTTAATTTTTTTTTCTCATTTTCTAAACGTTTTTCTTCTTCTTCTTGTTCAATCATTTCAAATAATAATTTTTCATTATTTTCAATTAAACGAGTATCCTCAATAGTCATTAATTTCAACTCAGAATTTCTTCGTGTTTCTTCAATTTCTTTAATTTCATCATCATTCAATTTAAGACGAAGAACCGGTTTATTTTCTGGTTGATAAAACGATTCTTTTAAACTTTGAATTTTTTTTTGATGCATCATTTTTCTAAAATCAATAATATTTTTCTTGGTTTTTTTAATTTCTGAAGTATCCATTGTGTTCATACTATTAAACATACAATTTAATATATTATATCTTTCTGAACCATGTTTTTGATCATCACAATAATCATACCAAGCAGCAAGTTCAATTGAATTGTACCCAGTAATATTATGATGTTCAGGATCAGATCCAGCAATAATTAATGCCTCAATCAATTTAAACATTTTATTAGGTTTATCATCTTGACTCATAAATATTGCCCATTGAAGAGGATTTTGTAAGTCTAAGTCAGTTTCATTAACACAACTTGGATTTTCCTTTAAATATTCTATCGCTCCCTCTTCATCACAAGCAATAATAAATTCAAAAATATTACCCTTATTCATTTTTTTGTATTGATCAAAAAATTGAGGGCTAGTTTTAGTAGCACAAAAACTACCTTTAAATTCTACTAGTTCAACAGCATAATGTTTAGATAATTTTTCATTCATACTAATTTCTTGAATTTTTGAAGATAATATTTGATAAATTTTAAAATAATCATCCGCACTAGGCATATTCTTAATTTGTGATGTTGCATAAGCATCATACAAACAATAACTGCTAGTTGGATTTTTATGAAAATATTCTAATTTTTGGATAGGATGATTTATCATTTTATCCAAAACTTTCATTAATCCTTTATCATGAATTTTATCACGAATATCATTTAAAATACTAGTTTTTTTATTTTCTTCTTCTCCAATCAAAATTTTAGCACATAAATAATTAATTGGACTTAATCCTAATTTATCAACATAATTGATATCAGCACCAAGACTTAAAAAATATAATGCTATTTTCTCTTGACGAAAGAAAATAGAAAAATTCAAAAAAGATGTAAAAAATATTTGATCTTCCATATTTACATTTATATTAAATCGATAAAATAAAGATCTTATATGATTTAAACGAAAAATTTCTGTTTCATTAATATTTGTTTGATTGTGAGGAGCTATTAAATATATAATAGCTTTCAATATATCATGTTTGTGATTTTTACCTAAAAACATTTGATCAATAATTGATTTCTGTGAAAATAAATTCAATTGAGAAAAACTACTTTTAAATAGACTATTCTGTAAGTAAAAATTACTATTATCAGTCATTACTAATGAAGTTGGTAATTTCAATAAATTATTCATATTTCTCTTTTATCTTTAAGAATGCTTATCAGAATATTGAAAAAGAATCAATTTTTATTTTTGATTATTTAATATTTTATTCACTTTATTTTTATTTTTATTGTATATATCAATGTTATATTTTTCTATAAATGATGAATTTATTTTTGATAGTAACTTATATATATAATTATCTTTAATTATATCAATTGGTTTATATTGGGTATTATAATTCAATATAAATATTTTTTACATATACGATAATATAATTTAATAATTATAGAATATTTAAACATTTTCAATAACTTTTAATGTTTTTAATCGATGTAATACATTATTTAATATTGATTTAGGTATTTTATCTGATAAATTATCAATTATTTCATTGTATAATGGTTCTCTATTGTGTATATCATTAAAAGTCTTAATAAATGTTTGTATATCTTTCTCAAAATTTTCTATTTCTTGTTTATTTTTTCTAGCCATTTCAATTTTTATATTTTCATCTTCATTTTCTACTTTTTTATATATAACTTCACTAGTGGATACTAATTCATCACATATTTCTGGCTTACTTACTTTTTCAAAAGATTCATATTTCTTATTTTTAACTTCTTTAATTACTGATGATTTAGCACTATAGAATGTATTTTGGAATAATTCTATAACTTTTTGATCAATATCAGGACTTGTTTCCATTAATCTATCAAATTCTTCTTTACACATTTTTAACATTTGATTTACATTCATTCTGTCTTCTCTTGATTTTGCTAATTCAACTTTAATATTTCTATAAAATTTATCCCATGATATAGCACTAACTCTATGTGCTTCGTTTAATTCACTAATTTTCAAAAATTGTGCAATTGTAGTTAATATACCAGCAAGTATATTAATACTTCCTATAGAAACTTGTACTATTGTACGATGTTCAGGTGGAAATCTATCTTGAGCAAAGTTAGCTGTTCCAGTAATTGTTGACATAATAATAACAGGAATTGTGAACCATGCGTTATAAATAGAATAACGAGAATTAGATTTAGAATGTAGCCATCTATAACACATAGCTTTATCTGCCCATTCAACTAATATTTTTTCATGTTCATCTTTCCATAAATCTTCTTTAAAATCTGTATTATTAATATCAAAATTTTCAGTTAAATTTTGTTCGTCTATTTTAGCTTCGTTCATATATTTTTAACAATTATTTATTTTATAAAAAAATATTTATATTATACATAATTATGGAGACCCATTTTATTGATAAATTTGAAAATATCAAAACTATAAAATATACTATTGATAATAGTATTGTTAATATTAAAAATATATCGATTAAATTAAATGAATATTATCATGAATTAATTAAAGAAAATAATTCAAATATATTTATATTCGGAATTGATTCGTTATTTTTTCAAAATAAATTAATTGAGAATGAATTAGATAATTCTATTAAATTATTTGATTTTATTCTTAATAGAATGTATTCAGAACATTATAAATTATATAGAATGATTTATAACTTTATTAATGAAACTTTTAAAGATCATGATAAATTAATGAATATAGAGAATGATCATAATTTTCCTAAGTATAATGATTTAGATATATACAAAAAATATGATTTTTCTTTAATTATTAATATACATAAAGAGATTAGCAATATGTTTTCTTTATTACAAGAATTATTAAATGATAAAATTAAAACTTTAAAAGAACATAAGAAAAAAAATAATATTGGTTTAAATATTGATAATTTTGTAAATACCTTTCATTTTGAAGTTAATCAAATTGATAATCAAGTAAAATTATTTAAAAATTATTTAAGTTTTTTTAATGATAATCATTTGAAGAATTTAAATAGATTTTATTCTAAGGTTGATTTATTGTATAAACAAATTAATGATGATTTGAATTTTAGTTTAAATGATATGAATGATGATAAATCAAATAATAATTTTAATGACACTATAAATAATAATATAGATATTGAACAATTTAATAATAATGATTCTTTAAGTATCAATGAAATTTTTGAAGTAAATGAAATGTTTAAAAATGATATAAAAATTGATTAATAATTCATATTTTAAAAAAAAACTATGGAAAATTGTCCTGAAGAAATAATTAATAATATTATTGATTATAGGTTATCCTATTTATATTCAATTCAATTTAAAGAATTATTAGAAGAAATTCCATTACGATCTGCATTTATGAAAATAAAATATATTCAAACAATATACAAATCTGATTTAAGTCAAGATTATTTAGATTTACTTTTGGAATTAACAACTAAGGATGAAAGATTATTATTTATGAAAATTTTAAATTCATGTAAATGTTGTAAAAATCATCAAAAACGGAAACCTTCCGTAGAGCAGTATTTAAGTGGTTTTGTACCATCATATAGTACAAAAAAACAAAAAATTAAAAATTGTAAATGTTTATGTAGATCTTTTAGTAGAGATATTTGTCGTGCTGAAAACGATGAAATAGATCAATCATTGTAATTATAACAGTAAATATTATTTTATGTACCCAAATTACTAAAAAATCGATACTACCTATAAAAAAAAAAATAAAAAAAGATTATTGTATTACTGTATTATTGTATTATGACAATGAATTCTTCAGAATTAGCGATTTTTAAAAACTTACCTGAAGAAATTATTGAAGAAATAATATATTTTCGTATGAGCCGCGTTCATAGAAAATTTATGATAAACCCTACAGAAATTTTGTATAAATGTTTATTTCTAAAATTTCGTAAATTTTATCAAATTAACCCAGTTAATCAGACAGAATATATAAATCGTGAGTTCAATTATCTTGAACAAATTCATATGATGGAATTATTGAATACATGTGAATGCTGTGAAGAACATAAAAAAAATAGACCTACTTTAAGTCAATTTTTAGAGGGTTATTTCCCTCCTTTTGATAAAATTGGAGCTGACTCAAAAAAGGAATGTAAATGTACTTGTCGCCAATTTTCTAGAGATCTATGTCGTGCTCATAACGATGAAATTATTTTGTAAATATTTATTTTATAATGATAAATTATTAAGTTATTTTTTTAGAAAATTATATTTAATTATTAATAAATATTATTAATG